AAAGGTTATAAATGGTGTGTATCTGACCAAATCGGCATTACAAATAATACTGAATCTTGCTAAACATGGAACTGGGGGGACTGTGTTTTTCAAATCCACCAAACTTGTTGTAATAAAAATACTCTGATTGTTTGGGGACCATGCGCGCCAGTCTTCATGAAATGACATCATCATGGTTCGATTGACCTGGGTGTATTCTTTCAGTCTACTACTTCCATTGGTGCAAGCATAACTTACTAGTGCTTTTTTAGTATACCCTGACGGGAGAACCACTGCAGTATTGTTCGTCATCATGTGGGTTCTAAAAAACAAATCACTAGTTCCCGTTCCAAGGCCACTGACCATATTTGCAGAAACCGTCCAGGCACCAGTGACAACATTAAAGGATCTTGAGTCACCAAACCCAATATGAATATCTGTTTGAGAGGTTGGTTTGGGAACACTGTAACCTATCGATGCCATCCAAAATTGCTGGTTGGGTGGGAATACCGTTGGTGCAAGGTTGCCCACAAAGGTCATGGAGTTAGAATCTGAAGTCAAAGATGTATTGATGGACCAATCACCATTCATGACGATATGATATCTGTCCCCTTGAGTTAAAACCGCCTGTGTATCGAAGACATAGTGACCAGGATAGATGGCAGTTGACATCTCACTAAGGTTAAATGACCGACTAGTTGCAAGAACAACCCCACTAGCGTTACCAGAACCATCATCCGGTTCAATGGTCATCCATACGTTACCACTGAATGATGTTGCACCAACAGTTGATGCTTGAATCATATCTACCGCTCTAAGTGGACCAGTGACCCCAGGAACAAAACTTTGTGAGATTTTGGTGTTGTATCTTTCTAGTGGTGTGGTGATGAATGTATCACTGCGGCGCAAATACTGAACACGCGATGCAGTTGATTGATATAACCATTCTTCCCCTACCATAGTTGGCCATGCTTGGTCAATTTCACGATTTACAGACCTATGAAGGAGTAAGGATTTGCTGTCGGTGTCTGGGTTGTAGATAGCATATACCTCATACCAGGAGTTGGCTGCAAGGGAGCTGTTTGTGTCACGCCCCCCAGCACCAGTGCTCATGAGATTGGCAGTTAGGTTTTCCCACCCAGTAACAAACTCCCCAGTTTCCATTTCTATTGCGTCTGCCACCTTTAAATGAACGGTGGTTTGTTTTCGATAAGGATGTTCATGACTACCAATGAGCATTCCAAATGTGCTCTGATTTAATCTTGGTGAGTCTTTCCAAACTACTTTTTGTGGGGTAGAGTAATCGATGCTCAATACCTGACCATCCGACCCAACAGGTAGGCGGACTGCAGTATTTGTGCTTACGCCGACTAATAAGTCCCCCTTCTCTAAAAATAAATTTGCGGTGGTGTCAAATCCACTACCACCCGCAATAGATGAAATAGCATTGTCAACATACTCTTTATTCACCACACTTGAGTTTGATATTGGGGTGTTTGGGGTTACCCCATATACAATGGTTAGGTTTCCAATGTTTGAAATATCCAAAATGATATTGTTCCCAGTAACCGTATTTGCGGTGAGCACGTTGATGGAGGCATTCGAAACTATAGCGGTGTTGATCATGCCAGTTTTCACATTAAGGGAGTCGAATTCATAGACGATATCATATTGTTCATTAGATGTATTATATTTTAATGTTCCCCCCCAATCGACGGTGTTAGCAACCACATCTACCTTAAAGCTTGTGTCTGACGGCACAGCGGGTACTGGTAAATTTGGTTGGGGGAGTTGTGGTGTAGGTATCCAAACAAACGACATAATGCTCCTTAAAACTCAAAACTCACGATATAAGCTTTGCAATTATTTGCCTGTGTACGAATCATCATTGATTGATTGTCAATAACAATAGGTGGAAAATATTCAACCCTCTCTCCAGGACTAACCCCTGCAGATCCACCATAAGTATTTGAAGACACATATCCAGAACCGGTTGCAACCTGAGCGGGTAGATTAATTGCTTGTAGAGTTCCGATTGATAATGGGAGCGGTGGCGTTCCGGGTCTACGGTATATGTTATATATACCAATTCCTCTTCTTGGTGGTATGGTGGTGGTCAAATCGGCAACTTCTGTGAATGCAGTTTCGGTTACATGAGAAACCCATTCTGCAGTCATTCCAGTTAATATTGTTCGATCCCTCTGGATGAAGTGTTTCAGTTTTCCCACCTGATCTACATATGCATACCCACAGAGACAAAATTCATCGTAACCGGACGGAAGAATAACTGCTGTAGATGGGATATTCTGAATAAATGCCTTAAACCAGAAAGATTGAACTCCACCAAAGTCTAGAGATAGCACCCAGGATGAGAAGTTAATTCTATATTCTGATGCATAACCGAGTGTATAGGTGTTGCTAGAGTGACCCCAAACAGATATATAGTTAGAATCACTTTGAGAATAATCTGCCTCAATGGTTAGATGATAGGACGTATTTGCAGCAATCGTTATGGGGTCATTAAATACAAATCTCACTTTCGTTTTATCTGTTGGTACCTCTGATGCCAGCAAGAAGTTTGAGTTACTAAGTGGTGTTCCGCTAGGAAATGAGGATGAGTTTGCTTGTACGGTCGCCCACATCAACCCACTTGGTGTGCCCGTTCGACTAACTTCCAACTCAATAGATGTCAACAAACCAGTGTTTGGACTTTCAAACGATTGCGCATAGATGCCTCTAGGGTCTGATACGGTTCGAATGGGTCTGGATGCATTAGTGTTTGGTAAAAACTGTGCATCTTTCACAATGTTTGTTGACTGGTGAAATATGAGATTTTTGTTGCCAGTGATGCTATCATGAATCGCATAAATTTCATACCACTGTGAGTTGCGCTTCACACCAGTATCCAACCCACCAGCACCAGAGCTATCGATATTACAAGAAAGGTTAGACCACCCATATGTCCTGGACCCAGAGTCCATTATGATTTCTGTTGCTCGCTCAAGCTGAACTATGGTGTTTTGTAATTTTTTATTCGGATGATTTCTGAGTGTTAACCCAGAAAATGATTGTGTTGCGGTTGTGAGAACTATAGATCTCCATCGCAATCCTGTTGATGTAGTTGAGTCTGCAATCAAGATCTGACCAGTGGTTCCTATGGGGTGTCTGGTTGCGGTATTCGGTCCAACTCCAACTAATAGATCTCCTGCGGCATCGATTATGTTTTGGAGTTCACTCCCCCCACTTGGAACATTTGCCACACTGATATCGACATATTGTTTTGTTGCAATCTCTAAATTTGTTAATGGGTCATTGGTACCATAGGAAACTTCTGCATAGATGGTGTTTGCTATGACGTTTTGGAATGTTGCATTAGAAATAAACGCATTGTCTATGTTGGCAGACCCACTAACCACTAAGGTATTGATGTGTGCGGTGTTGATTGTTAATGTGTGGACGTTGAGTGAATCCACTTGATAGATGATGTCATACTGTGAAGATGGGGTGTTATAGAGAAGACTTCCTCCAGCATTCACTAGATTCGCCACAACATCTACCTTATATGATATGGTAGATGGTCCAGGTACTTCTATTATTTGCGTTTGTGGGAGTTGGGGTTCATTGACCCATACAAAAGGCATTTAAAACTCCACTGTGGAAACGTAAAAGGACATTGAGGTTGAGTGTATGTAGATGTTTGCACACTGCTCTTCTACGAAAATGGGTCCAATAGCTGTTAGGAAGGTCCCACCCCCACCACCATTTGCTCGAACTGTTCCGTCTGATTCCATAAAGGAAAAGTTACCACCCATGCTCGCTTCAAATGATGTTGGGGGTCCGATTATGAATGGGCTCGCCTGGGTTCCGCCAGTATTCTCCTGAGCATTGAACATCACTGTGCATGGAATTGGGGGTACCCCGTAGATTATATCTATTGCATGAGAAATTTGTGATGTATTAACGGGAATCATACCAAATGGGAAATATGATGCTGAACTTGTCACTAAATCAAAAAACCTCCATTGGATGTGAAAGGGAGCAGTTATTTTTCGATCCCTCTGTGAGTATTCTTTCAGTGAACCGAATATATCGGTAGCTGCATAGCTCACCAAGCACTTTTGTGTATAACCAGTTGGCATTGTTACTGGGGTATTATTTCCTTCAATAAACACCCGAATATATAAACTATTCGCCCCTGATGGTGTGGTTTGGGTTCCCAGTGCCCAATCACCAGTGCTTGCACGATACACCACGCAATTACCACCCTGCGGAAACCCTGTGCTAAGGATGCTACCTGGCAACATCATATAATTATCATTTGCGAAGCTACCCTGCGCATAATCATTATTAATGACCAATACATATCTACCATTTGACACCAAGTTTACACCATCCCTAAAAATAAAACGAGTTCTTACTCCTGAAGTACTTACATTTGCAATTTCAATTGCATGCCGAATGTCACTAGTACACAGAGTGATTGTGTTGGGGAAACCATTCGCTTCCTGTTCATGGAGAGTCAACCAACAAAACCCATCGGGAACACCACGGCGACGTATTAATATGTCGGCACTTCTAATTTTACCATCTACAGGTGAAGTGAACTGCTGACCGATCAGTGGTGTTACGTTGCCACTTGGACCGAGATAATATTCGGTGTTGAGAAATTGATAAACTTGTCCAAATTGTCCGGGTACCGATGTATTTGAACTGACATGGGGTCTGCTATCCAAAGACTTATGGAACATTAGTGCCCTATCATCGGTTACTGGGTTTCTGATTGCATATAGCTCATACCACGTATTGGATTCTGGGGACCCAACATCAAGCCCACCAGCACCGGTTGTATTGATGTCCGCACTCATGATAGACCAGTTGTTTGTGATCGATCCGTCATCCATGACAATTTCTGCTGCTCGGTAGAGTGTGACAACAGAATTACATAGTGGATAATTTCTACTTGTACCTAGATGGAGATTTCTAAATGATGATCCTTGAGGGAAAATAGAGGACTTCCATTGGACCATTGTGTTTACTGAAGGAGTTACGGTTAATAAGTCTGTTGTGTTGGACCCTATTGCAACCCTATTTGCGGTGTTATCCGCAACACCAGCAAGAAGGTCCCCAGCTTGAAGAATGAGAAGCTGTAAATTTCCACCAATCGGGGATGAATTTGCAATGAGTTGATCAACATATTCTTTTGTTGCAAGATGTAAGTTGGCAGTGGGATATGTGTTTGAGAGTAGATATTGAACGTTTAAATTTGCAATATGAGCAGTATCTATTGCTGATGTGTTGATTGACGCATTGTTGAGCGACGCATTGTTCGCAAATACGTTGTTGCCATTTAATTGTGTGATATTAAATTGGTCAACATTCAGAGAGTTGTATTGGCAAACTATGACATATTTGGTGTTTGGGGTAACATATTTGATGGTGCATGGTGGGGGTGGATGAACCTGGACAGAATTCGCCACCAACCCAACCTGAGTTGACACAGTGTTAGGACCATAGAATAGCGGCTCCACCTGGGGAGGGGTTTGTGGTTCATTGACCCATACAAATGGCATAATAAACTATTTAGATTCACCTAGAATGTAAAGTAGCGAACGTAGAACTTGTAGTTTGTGCTTGAACGAATTGTACAGGCTTGTGGGTGCTGAAAGACAAATGGTGTCACTGAGTATATACCGATACCAGGCACATATCCAAGACCTTCTACTGCAGAATTTGGAACGTCTATAGCATTCAACGAACCCAATCCGAAAAACTGACCAGTTTGGCTCATGTAAATTCCAGCTTCAACGGGAACTGGGGGTAGAGCTGTTCTGAAATCACCAACTTCCACTGCTGTTCCTAGTGTGGTGAATCCCAACCATTGTGCACTATATGGGCAAGCAACGGTTCTGTCTTTTTGGAAGAACTCTCTAATTCCACTATTTTGATCGGTTGCAAAATACCCCAATAAACATTTCTGATCGTATCCAGTTGGCATGGTTACAGGAATGTTGTTGGCTTCAATGTAAGCTTTATAAATGAAGGTTCCAACACCAGGGGTAAGGTTGACCCATGCAGAACCGTTGTACCCTTTTGGAACACCTGGGTTGACACCACCAGCACCATTTGCCGCTTGTGTTGAGAAGCTTACGTTCATGAATGCGGTTGCACTAGCAGTATAATCTGAGTTAAAGACCCAGAAATACGAGGTTCCGGCGACCACTGCGGCGGCATTATCGAATGCGAAACGAATAGGATAATGGGTTGTCAATACTGCACGTGTGGTATCATATTTTCTGCTTGTTGCCAATGGAGTTCCGCTTGGGTCTCCTGCGGTGTTTGCCTCCAAGGTCAACCACATATTTCCCGATGGAGTGGAAGTCTTAAACGCTCTAATTTCTACACTGGTTAAGTTACCAGACACATTGGGGGTGAAACTCATAGCGACTCTTACGTTAGGATTGACTGTTGTATTTGCGCCAATACTACCGTAGGTACCAGTTGCCCACTGTACTCCATTTGCTGTGTTTTGATCTGGGTTGCGATCTACTGCTCTATGGATAATGAAATTTTTGGTTCCGGTTGATCGTTGTCTGATGCTATACACTTCATACCATGTGTTCGCATTTGCTGTTCCACCATCTAATCCGCCCGCACCTGTCGAATGGAGGTTGATTGTGGCAGGGAGAGTCCATCCAGTTACAACTTCACCATCATCCATGACCACTTCGTTTAGGGTGTATACGATTATTTGTGATGCATTCACATTACGATCTACCTGAGAAGAGGACATGGTAAGACCGCTAAACTTACTTTTAATTCTCTCAGCATAACGAATGCTAGTTGCTTGATTGGTATCTACGATCAGAACTTGCCCGTTTGACCCAGAAGTCTGTGCGCTGAAGGTATTTGCTCCAGTTCCAACGAGTATATCACCCTTAGCGGTAAAGGATGCCAAGCTAACTAAGTTTCCACCCGCACCATTGTCAACGTACTGCTTGGTTGCAATACCAAGATCAACGGTTGGGTCTGCTGCCATCGTACCTGTGGTGAGATTAGCAACGGAAGCATTAATCTGTGTGACAGTTAAATTAGTAATGGTTGCATTTGTAGCACTCAATGTTCCTATTGATGCAACAGTTGCGTTAGCTGACGATGTATTGACGGTTGGGAATGTTGCTGTAGTGATATTTGCAGAAGAAACGTTTAGAGTTCCAACGGTCAATGATGTAACATTGCCGACCGAAATATTTGCGGTACCAACAGTTTGCCTGGTGATGTTTCCGCTGCTGAGGTTTAATAGACCAACGTTAGCATTAGTGGTTGTCGTTAGAGTTGCGATAACTGTAATAGCTTGAAATGTGCCAGTGACGAGAGCATCGGTGATATTTGCAAATGATGTGTTTAATGTCGAAACGGTTAACTCAGTAACATCTAAGGTATCCAATGACAGAGAACCGATGTTGGCGGTTTCTGCATCAAATGCAACAGCGTTGATTCTTTCTGCTTGAAGAAGAGTGACATTAGCATTGGTGGTGGTGACTAGGGTAGAGATGATGTTTCCGATGGTTGCTCCGCCCACGTTTGCCACAGTGACATTTGCTGTAGAGATATTTGCGGTTCCTACAGTTAACCCTGTGATATTTGCTGTGGAAGAGTTGAGAACTGAAACGTTCCCTGTGGACACTAGTGCTGTCCCGGTAACATTGACACCAACACCAGCATTGGTGAACGTCCAAGTAGATCCAGTTTGAGACTGTGGACCATCTGTGAGGTTATTGGACACAGCAACAAGGGCTGAAACGGTAGTAATTAACTGACCAAATGTATTGGATGAGGAAATTTGATTGATAGACATTAATTACCCTTTATCGACGCTAAATCACTAATGATTTTGCGTAGTTGTACCATTTCTGTTTCTAGGTGTGATAGTCTGGCTCTGGTGTCCTCGACTTCCCTTTTCTGGCTGAGTAGTTTCTTTCTGGTTTCTTTATATTTCTTTAGACCATGTTGATCCACATTTAACACTGCATTGGTCCTCATGTCCCTGACGAGTTCGGGGGAATTTTCAACCTTTACTGTATTTAGAATTTGTCCGATACCCATAATGTCATCCTATGAAAGTGATGGTAGAGCAATAACACGGAAATCTCTGATTCTAGGAACGCGAGTAGTATCCGTTGTTGTCATGACAATCTTGATTGCAAAAGTCTTGAATGATGTAAACGATCCATACTGAACGCGATCATCAGCGATGTTATCAGATCCAGGAGCAAATACAAATTCCCCGAAATCGTTCTGGTTTAGAGATACGTTGTTTGACCCTTTGATTGCAGTCATAAGCTTGTAGCTCTTGCTGTCAAAGGTATCTGGGTCATCTGCAGAAAGAATCTTGTAATAGACGTAAATGTTTGCAACGGATGGTTTGTACGCTGCAAAATGAACTCTAAAGTCCCCCGCGTCCATTCCGTCTGCTAGGGTAACCTGTCTAGTTATATATCGAGCATTTGCAGGACCACCAGAAGGCTGATCTTCGCCAGAGATACTAATGGTTGCAGTGAGTGATGTATTTCCTGAAATGACTACATTAGGCGTTCCAGTGTATCCGCTACCAGCAAGGTCTACAACAAGATTTGCTAGTACGCTGTTGTTTGAATCTATTTGGTTGTTTGAAATGTAAGCGTTTGCTCCTGATCCACCCCCGCCAGAGATAGAGACTGATAGGTTAGCTGCAGTGGTCCAGTTTTGACTGCTGCTCGTTACAACCAATGACGCATTGGATAGTGGTAGATTGTTGCATAGGTTTTCAATTGCCAATACTGATAACCTATCGATATCAACGACTGGTGAAATATCAGAGTTAGTAGAGGTTAAGAATATTCTCAATTTGAATGATGCCACTGAACTGGTTGCGACACGTCTACCCAAAGTATCATCAAAATAGACGTTTTCTTGTAGTTCAATGGTTTTGTTCTGCTCTTTTACTCCAGAAGCTAATGTTGTTGCTGCTGCGGCTGCAATTACCGTATTAGGTAGCAAGAGGTTTCCTGCAGTAACATAGAATGTGTCAATGGGCACATTGCTACTGATCCCGTTTGAAGCGGACAATTGGAATTCAATATTAGAAAACACAGAGCTGTCAAAACTTGCCCTCATGAACCTGAAGGTCAAATCTTCTTCTTGGATTGGGTTCCAAGTTGTTGAGTTCTGTGATTTAAAGAAGACTCCCAAATATGGCTGTGAAGAAATGAGTCTGTCTGTTCCTAGGATATTGTTACCCATATGGGAGATGTAGACTTCATACTTAACTGAGTTTGCCATGAGAACGATGCAGTATTCAGCACCCTGTTGGAGATACACAGGTCCAGTGAATCGAGCTTCTGTGTAGAGTGTTGCGTCATCCAATGGGTTCAATCCTGCGGCATAGACTGCTGCAAGAGCGTCCTCGGAGACAACATTACAATCCTCTGCGTTAAGGATGATATCAGATCCAGGGATAACTTCTGATGAATGTGGGAATCCGTTTACCACTGGTCTCAATTGAACTTGTAGAGGAATGTTGGGGTCAACACTCTTGATCAACAAACGAACCGATGTTAGCATGATTCCTGATGGGAAAAGTCCCTGATCAACCAAGAAGGTTTGTGCTAGTGGGTCCCAATATCCAATTCTGCGGCGACCAATAACCGAATCTGTAACTGTAGTTGTGGTTACGGTTCTTGCGTCATTGATCTCAGTTCTCTGGATGGTTGGAACTCTGGTTGAGATTGTCGTATTCTCTTGTGTCTGCAGCATACCCTGAGCGACGTACTTAACTGTTCCGTTTGTACCAGACCCTTCAATTATTCCATTGATAGAATCGACAAGAGTGAATGGTCTTTCACCCGTTCTGAAGCTCAATGCGTTGCTTGAAGGAATAACGAATATTCCAGAAATTTCACCGCGATAGTCGGTCCTCAATGCACCAATTGAGTATGAGGTTTGAGTGTTTGGTGTGACGGACAGAGCTGGGCTGAACGACACATTCCTTGTGACGTAATCATATGCAGTGATTGTGGATTCTTGTCCCAATCCCTGGCCGGATGTGAAGTAAATCTTCTGACCAACCAAAGTGGTATTCGAGATACCAACGTTGGAGTTCGCAATGTCATGCTGCAGAAGAATACTTGTTGTATTTGGGTTCTCGACAAATCCAGAATTATGGTAGTAACCTGATATTCTGGCATTTGCTCCACTGGTCTCTCCAATCAAGAATGTAGAGTTGGTGCTATGGACGATGTATGAATTTGCAACGTTTCCATCATCACCACCTTCTAGACTGACGATGCTAACATTGGTGTGACCGTCCTCATTTCGGCTGGTTACGACCAATGCAAATGCGCTATTCTCTCCGCGAGCAGGATCATATACGCGCACCACTTCGCTGTCCTGATAATCGTCTTTGTAGGTGATAGTTGGGTTATTGACCTTAACAACGTTTGGTCTGTTGCAGTATTGTGTAACTGGGGTCTCGTCAAAGAATGCATACATTGTTGTGTTTGGTGCAAATACTTTACCAATAAACAAGACACCGCGAGACCTTATTGTTGGAACGATTGAGACATCAACGACCCTGTTGCCGATTGATTGTGTGATGGTCTGTGGTACGAATGATGTCTGCACACCAGTTCGAACCTGCTGTTGTGTCAACTCTGTAGTTGTTCGACCAACCACATTACCATAGACGTTGACAAGGTGTCCGGTGTGACCTAGGTACCCTCTCCATTTTGGGTTAATAACCTGTGTGGATTGTGCGGTTACCCCTGCCCAGCTTGTCTGCCATGAATTCCAGACAGTACCAAAGACACTGTTTGGGTCATTCTCTGCATTTTGTTCAACAGCGCGGGTAATAGCATCCCATGCGTCATTATCACCTTCCAGGTTAACATGGACATCAGGTAGCTGGTTAGTGTCAATCCATGTGTCAGAAGATGGGTCAAGCTTGATGTTTCCGATGAATGCAACAGTGTTGAATGGGTTGACATTCACAGACTGTGATGCAATATACTGGTCCAAGAAGACGGTTTCGGTGTATGGGAGAGTGAGGAACGCGCCAGTTCTTGCGTAGTCTGAAGAGTTGGTGCTATTTACCTCAAGTGCTAGTGCTTGAAGGTTAAATGGTGGTCTGAGTTCTCTCTCTTGAGGATCGATTGAGCACTTATAATCTGAATTGACAACATCACCAACACTATGTCCAGTGAATGCATCGACGATGATTCCGTTCTTGAAGCGGTTGGTGCCAGTTTCATCGGTGATTTCTAGATTTTTTGCAGCCTGTTCGAGCAAGCTTAGTGATGTGTAGTATTCGAGCTTTGAAATTCTTTGTTCAAGTGTTCCAATGTCCCTCATGGTGTAGCGTCTGTTGTCTGTATACCTCTGACGGATGCTGGTCAAGAACGCTGTAAACTGAGGAAGAACAATTGTGTAGAGTGTCATTGCATTGTCTTTGTCTGCAGGAGCAACAGGAGACAATGAAGGAACGCCGCGAAGAACTTCAAATGTACGGTCTCTGGTCAAGACTAACTTGTCAATTCTAGGTAGGAAGTATGAGAAGTCAGTTTCAAACGATGCACCAGACACACCAAGAATGTTTTCGTCGTAGATTCCAAGAAAATCACCATCCTGGCGGCGAGGTCTGAAATCGATACAATCTCTTAAATTATACTCTCTTCCGGTTGTTGCGGAAGTGTACGATGGGATGTTAGCGTAGCTGATGTTAGCTGACTGGTAGGAGTCAACGGTTAGGTACCCCAACCCTGAGTGTGCCAAATAGTCAACATAGACAACAACGTTTCCTGTTGGACCCGCTTGTCCTGGTTTTAGGCGAATAGAAGCATGATCATAGAGATTGTCCCTCTGACCATTATCCAGTAGATATTTTGTGGTCATGTCTGACGCGATAGCAACGTTACCATCGGTAATTGGGTTTAGTCCAACGTCATAGACCTTTCTCAAACGGAGAACATCGGATGTGAAAATCGACTGCGATCTTGCAGGGTCTTTAAGATTCAACCATGCCGCAGAGTTTGCGTAGAATGTGATTTGTGCACCATTTGCGCCGCTGTCCTGTGAAAACCACTGCACCAATCCGTTATTAGCATCAGGTATCTGAATTCCACCTGAGTTTAATCCCTGCTCAACGTTAGCAACTCTTTGAACTTTACCTCTGAGTAGGTTCCCCAATGAATGTGAGTAGGGGAGTTTCACCTTCACATAGACATCTGCTGATGCAGCACTGAACATGTTGGGAACGGTGATGGTCCATGTTGATGTGTTGCTTGTGGTAGTAACAATTACTGAATTTCCATCAGGGTTACCGGATGCAAAGTTGATAACCTGATTGTTAGACATTGGTGATCCGGTGTTGTTTCGAACAACAACAAGAATGTTGTCGATTGCATCAGATCCAGAAAGGCTTCCGTTTACTGCGGAAGTGATACCTGCTGCACTGGTGATTGCCGCAACGTTTTGGGTGAACTGAACACCAGTGTAGATCTTTCTTCCGGTGTACTCTGTATTTGTGAGGGGCAATCCACCAACAACATCCTGAGCTGCAATGAACGCATAAGGAAGTTCTAGGATAGCACTGTTAAAGTTTGTATCAGAGAGGAATGCACCACGGTACTGATCCTCGAATACTGAATATTTGCTGGTATCAGACACATCCATCTTTGTTGAGAAGACATGTTGGTTTGTGACAGTGTTTGCATAGACAATTGATTCGAGGTCTTTAAATTCAAAATCTAAGCGGAATTGTGTTTCTACTGATGGAGTTCCGAATGCGAATGTTTCAACCCCATGTAGTGTTACGGTGTTGTTAGGTCCGTCATATGAACCGATAGTATGTGTTTCCTCTAGTGAAGTTCCCTCATGGTTGACCACGGTGAACTTAACACCAGCGTATGCATTTGATACAGGAGAGAAGTTTGCACCCAATTGCATGGTGGTAGATGTCCCGGTTCCACCACAGTTTACAACTTCCGAAGCGCCAACGTTAGCTTCTAGTGTGTAGGCTCTCCATACTGCGGTTGAGATTGAACTTGCATTTGCACCGCTCTGATAGTCTAGAGCGCGAATGCGAATAGTGCCCATCGATGTGGCAATCGCGGCTGCAGCATTGGTGGTATCGATTGATGCAGAAGGAACACAATGAAGAACCCCAGCTTGTAGGGTCTTAAATGGGATAGGTCCAGCTAAATTAGTAACCTCCACCCAATTCTGGTAATCAATGGTGGTGTTATAGTTTGTGACATTGGCGACATCGCGGGCTCTCTCCGTCTTGATGTACTGAGGAGCAATGGTTTCAAATTCATACCCCTGGATGTATGCTTTTCCTGGTTCAACCACAATATTGAACGCATTGGCATAAGTCTCATGTGGTTCGAATGCAATTTTGAATGGACGGACGGTGAAAGAACCAGATTGGTCATTTGTTCTGCGAGCAAGGGTGTCTTCTAGTTGCGAGTAAATTGGATAAACAATCTTCTTGGTCAAGTCACCATCGACAACACGAAGGAGTTCAATGAATTTTGTATCATCTTCTGAGTCAAGTGAACGCTTGGAAAGGACCAAGGATATCTTGTAGCGATCTGCGCCTGGTGCCTGGTAATTGGTAGCGTCCATTGCAGGATCGAGAAGGGATGAATCTGCAATAGCAGTGACGATTGATTCCTCTACCTGTAGACCAATACGATAGGTGGGGGTGGTGCTGTATGCATCAAGGATGATGGTCTGAGGAAGGACCTTTACAAAATACCCACTGGTGAAGAACACTCCACTGTCAATGCTGCAAATAGATGCATCACCAATGATGGTATTGCTGGTGACGCCTGTTAATCCTGATAAGCTGGTGATGATGCTAACATGAGACGCATTGTCTTCTGTTGCAATAGGTTCTGTTGCTGCGATATTGAATGTTTGACCAGAAGTGTACTTAATAACAAGGGTTACTGGTGTGGTAAGGGTTGCGTCCTGTGCTGCAATAACGTATGCGCGGACCCCCTCTCCTGCTCCATCAACAATAAATTTCCCAATATAATCATTGATATCGACTGCGTTTCCGTTGATGTCGGTGGATTCAACACACACATATTTTGTTTTAGAAGTTTCCAACATGGTCTGACCGCCGGTTACAAGCGAACCATCGCGGTAGATGCTGTCTCCAAACTTCTTAACTTGGTCCTGTAGAATAGACTGTTGGGTGGTCAATTCTCTAGCTTGAACGGGAAAGCTAGGGCGATAAAGAACTTTGTGGAAATTCTTATCTTCACTGAAATCATCAAAATATGGACCCTGAGAGATATCAATAGCCATGAAATATCCTTAAGTTGGGTTATGGAATTATTTATACAAGTTTTTTAAAAGGTTAATACAATTTTGATCCACTCAGCTTGTCCAGGGGTTCGAATTACTGCTGCCCTATTCTCTGTATAGACGATATCCCCTGTTTCAGGTTCCAAGTATGGGTCTGTATATCCGACAACGGTTCTTGAAGTTCCTGAGTTTGCACCAATGAGCAATCCACCTGGAATTGGTGTACCCTGTCTGTCCACACATTCTACAGCATTAGTCATAACGTCCAACACAGTCCCAGAGAACGTAGAGTTTGATGCCGCATTACCTTGGTATACCAACTCATCCTGTAGGTATGAGGGTCCAGAAGTAAGAACTATTTGCGTAGTCATCGAAATTGCTATATTGGCATTCACATGCGCAACTGGTGTGGTTTCTCCATATTTATGAGGTCTTAGAAGAAGCCCAACCTGTCTGAAATCGTTATTTGCGCTGATGGTATCGCCTTCAGTGGAATCAGATTCCCCGATCTTGACAGATATCATGACCGCATTTGCGCCCAATTCTCTTGCAGGATTGAAACCATGACCCCCGTATGGGGAAAGCACCATCCTTACATTCGCATCACTACCAGATCCAAAAATAGTGGTTCGAGAATTCTGACGGAGATACCCACTTCCCCTATTTGTAAGGGTGACGGACTCGACATTTCCATTAGCATTCACATTAACGGTTGCATTACCCAACGATCCTGATCCAGTAATTTCTATGGTGGTGTTGGTATTGGAATACCCAAATCCACCAGACTCCAAGATCAAGCGCGAAATTGCACCAGCGACTAAGTTATTTGCAAATCCGAAATATGACTCAGACTGAAATGTGGGTGCTGGTATCCATGAAGTGGTTAAAAATTTACTAGTCCCTGGTACTTTATACATATACTTCCACAAATACCCATCACCAGTATCCACAAATCCATTTGCAGTGGTGTAGTTGTTTGCTGGTTCTATTGTGGAGAGTGCACCATTCGCATTGTCGATACACTTGTAGACGTTACCTGACGATGTGTAGATGTACATCGAATTCTGGGAAGAAAAGAGGACATTGCTTCTATCATCATACTGTGTGTAGATGATATTTGACGCCCAATCCTGTCTAGGAATAACGGGGAAGATGTCGTTCCCGGTTATCTTTTTACCACCAATAAAGTTGTTGAATGTGTCGAATAGAGTTGACTCGGTATCATAGATTGCAACAGCATTATCGCCATTTGCCCAAGCTGCTGGGCGCCCGAGCATGATGTAACCAACAGTCGCATCATTGGCGCTGGTGACGAACCCCTCATAAAAGAGGTATGCTTTTTCGTATCCGAGACGGTAAGATATTGATGAAAAATTTGACATATTTCTTCCTATTACTCAACTATCTATTTATGATGCTTCCTGATATGTATTTGCGATGTTTACACTACTGACACCAGAAACCCGTATCTCTGTGTCGATGGTGTATTCTGCTCTAAGTGCTAAACCTGCAGGATGTACCAAATCCTTTAATATTTCCTTATACTTGACCAATTCAGTCTGGGATTGAATGATGTATGAGAAATTACTGTAATACCCACCACTCTCAAGACGCTGATCTGAGCTTAGGAATCCCTCGGTTGTCTGGAATCGTCCTGGTGCCAAGAATAGATTGCTCACCATCACTGCTACTGCAGTAGCTTTCCCATTACCCAAATCACTCAAGTCTATGGTTGGTGTTGACTGGTACCCATATCCTGGATTAGTAATCTTTACGGAACGAATTTTTCCAACTGGTTCTTGGGTCTGCGATGAAAGTTCAAATTCAGCACCACCAGACAAGACCAACTCTGCTCGTAAATTTGCTCCAGCCGCGAATGGGTTAGTTGAAGTCACCCCCATTGTGGGAAGAGAGTTCTGTCTGTAGTTCATACCACCAACAAAATACCTACCGTAGACCCCAAGTTTTCTGTTTGTTGATGTTCTGGTAAATGCGGTATTGACGATCAAATGTTCTGCGTTGGTAATAGTAGTTATATAACTTGATTCGCTGTTAATTTCAATGTGGTCTCCGACAAATAGCTCCGTATCAAATGATGTGCCAGTTCCAACCACTTCCGTATTAGCAACGGTTGGGTTAACATTAACAGTTCCACTGACGCGGGATGGTCTGAAGCTGACAGTCTTGATGCCGGAATTAGCAGAATGCAATTCAGTTACTTCTGCTGCTGCCCCCACACCAAACCCCACACCAGGAATATTTTCGAATGTAACTTCATCCCCAATACTATAATTGACACCACCATTGGCGACATTCATTTTTCCTAAAATACCAAACCAGGATAGAGAGACGTTCGCTGTTGCAACATTTCCATTTGCAGTGTTTCCGGTTAGGTATATAATTGGTGCATCAACAGTAAGTGTTGGTGGTGTGGTGAACACCGATGTGCTGCTGAGAATGGTAAGTTCCCTTATAGGACCAACCCTCTCGATTGGGTGTCTACCAAGAATGAAATCGGTGAATGCTGTACTCATAACTGTATTGACGTTTTCCGACAATCCTGGTGTGAAGTAGTAATCAGGATCAGACATAACAGTGTTTGCCCACAGTGAAAGTACATCCTGATTGATTGGGTAGGAATTGGGATGTGTATTTCCCGATGTATCAACTGCAATTACTGCAGCATTTAACCCAGTATTTGGGGTTGATGTAATTCTTGTTAGCTGCCCAGCTTGGTACCCAACACCACCACTGACAATTCGTATGTTGGAAATGAGTGCATCAAACACAGAATCAATTATTGCGGTTGCGGGTGTCAGAGGAAATCCCCCAGTAATTGTGACAACATCGCCGACGTTATAGGACTGTCCACCATCGGTGACGCTGATGTATGAGAGGTATGAAATTAATTGACCATAAATGTCAATGTACAACCCCTCATCAACATCATATGTCCATCTACCTTTTATAATTTCTGATTGGGAAAACGAACCAAGAGGAGTGCTAATGACCAAATCAAGTTGTGTAATACCATCCGAAACGACTTCTTGAAGAGTTTCTGATATGGCGGATGCACCAGAGGACTGACCGATGAACCTAACTACAATGGTGCCAGTTTGAAATAAATCTATTAGATCTGCTCCATCATACTCAACCTTAACCACTGCGTTTGCCGTTGGTGCAGTGTCGAATATGATATATGGATCGTTTGGTGAATGTCTGTATCCAGAAGACTGCAGCGCCCCATCTACATAAACGGTTGCATCAACTCCCCTGGAATGATCAAGTGCTTTAAATCTAACTGCGGACCCATCTGCGGTTTCCAGAGTCCACATGGTGGTGTCCATTCTCAAAGAAGCAGAGTTGGACCATCCGCTTGTAGAAGCTCGCAACACACTTGTTTGTGGGTAATAGACGGTAATATCTTGACCATATAATAGACGGAAGAGAAGCTTAACTGAGGCATCAGTTCCTTTTGTTCGGTACAGCTCCTTTGCATGCTGTATCATGAACTCAGGTCTGGTCAATTGTTCTTTGGGGAACAGGGGAAGAAATTGCTTAGTGAAATATTCGATGAAGGATGTGAGACTTGCATCGAGGTCAATTGCACTTGGTAGACTTTTGCTGAGGTTCATGACCTGTCCGGTTGAATCCATCCAGGCATAGTACGCAGAGACGAAATCGACAAACGTATCGTAGTTATTCCTAACGAATTCAGGAAGTTGTTGGCGGACAAGAAGTGAAACTGTGTTTGCCATTATTTGACCAATACGTCAATAGATATTGAACTAGAATCATCTTCATCTAGAATCAATAGCTGGTTTCGTTGTGTTTCGATGATTCCCGAATCTGGTTGTACATCAATCCTAATATCTGCGCTATCGAGTACGGTTTCAACAACGGTGAGGTTGTTTATGACCAATTCACCTGTCTGGTAATTAATGGTGCCAATTTCTGGATTAATATCTACTTTTTCTGAGTTATTGTTGTAGTAGAAGAGTCTCAAGGTTCCAAATTTAGACTGAACGACTGCTGACGCTGAACCTTCTGATCCATCCCCATCAATTGTAACAACTGCGGAAGTGTATCCCGTACCCCTTTTAACAACACTAATAGTTTCAATTCTTCCATTGACAATTGTTGCATTAGCGGTTGCACCTGAACCATCACCTGTAATTGTAACGTTTGGTGCAACAGTATAATTGAATCCTGGGTTAGTAATTGTTATGGAATCTACACCTGTTGATGAATTAAAAACTTCTTCTATATATGCAGTCCTGAGAACATTTGAGTTGTCACGCGCCATGAATGCGCTGGACTTTAACGCATGTTGAATAGGAGCATGACGCAGAGCTGTACCGAAGTTTACATTGTATGTAGTGGATCTTCCAAGAGTAGGGGTAAACCGTTTCTCCAAACGAACCACGGTTTCAGATCCGATGATTGCTGGAAGGGTGTCATCTACCTCTCGACCAAATTTAGAAATTACAAAGTCTGCTCCGAATTGGTTAAACGTAGTATCTGCATAGGAAATGATGGAATCTCTCACTGCTGATGCAACCTGTGTTGAGCTTAAGAGGGTTTCCTTCCCATCAACATCTACACGTATTTCAAATTTCAAATATACGTAATCAGGATCTACGAGAACTGGTGTCACGGTGAGAATTGCGATAGGTGAAAGAATCTGGGAAACGATTCTTGACTTTTCGGCATTGTTTAGAACCACTCCATCCTTTGGTGCAATGGACACAAAAACTTTTCCGTACACTGGTGGGATATTATCTTCACCACCCCACACAAAAACACTTTGAATATTTGGGTATCTGGTCTTAAGGAGAACTTCATAATCCTTTTGGGTAACTGCTCGACCCTGCGCGGTATATGATATAGGTGCATTGGTTCTGATAGATTCGTCATTTTCTCTCTCTGCACCACCAGAAGCGGCTGAAACAGAAGATACGATAACATTGGAGAACCCACCAATAGAACCGGTAGCGAATGAATTTGCTCTATTTGCATCACCACCAGAAGTGCTGAGGTAAGTTGCAATGACAATGTTTCCGTTTGAGAGTGCCTTAGAGATACGTCCATCACCAAACGTTATTCTATACTTGTTATCCGCTGCTGGGCTCAAATAGTAGACTGCGCTGTTTGATGTTAATTCTGTAATGTCGGTTGATAGGGTGTGCACTTCTGTTGCTGTGTTGAGCGCGGATGTTTGGACCGACACTGAAAGGGTGCTGGTATCCACATCATCATTAGGTAGATCAAATTGTGAAGATGGATTTGTGACAGCATCATGTGTAAAGGTTGCGATCTGTGGGGTACCTGCTTTAATCTCAAGTTCACTAAACTCAAACACTCCGTTTTCTTTGAAGACCGTTTGTGCTCCAGTATTGACAAATGTGTAGTTCACCCCGTCAATAGCCTCTGACTGGAATTGGGTAAATCTCTCCAATGTCAGTACAGATTGTGTATTTCCCCCTGGTGGAGTGACGGTGATGTTTACGGTTGCGGTTGCAGCTCTACGGGAAACAGGTAGATAATTTAATGCTTTCGCATGAGAGAGCAGAGAATTTCGGATCTGTGCACTGTCAATGAACAATTCATTTGCCATCATATTGTAATAGAATGAATTGTAGTAGGTGTTATATGCTAACAGATTGATCAATATGGATAATGCAGACCCCTCAAAATTATAGTCCAAGAACGTCTGTTGTGATTGGAGGTATGCTTTGAGGTTTGTCTTGATTGTCTCAAAATCTAATTCTGAGATGATTAGTTTCTCTGCCATATTACCTTACCTTCTCTAATACAAAGTTAACGGTGAATGGGTTTGGAAATGTATTAATAAACACCCTGAGAGTGACATCGTATCGATTTTCATCTTCGTTTGGGGTGACGATGAGGGATTGGACCCTTGCTCTTGGTTCAAAGTTATCAATAGTTTCCTTTATGAAACGGGAAATATCACTTGCTGTGAAGTCAGAGACGTTTTCGAATAACAATTTTCTTATGTTTGATCCAATTTCGGGATGAAATGGAACCTCATAGTGGTTCGTCTGCAGCAAATTCATTATCGAGCGAACTACAGAATCCTCATTTCTCTTTAGAACAAGGTCCTTCCTGATCGGATGAATTGCGAAATCGAGCGTAAAATCTTGATAGATAGTGGTATTTGCCATAGTGATATATTTAGGTGTTATGTTCGTCTATTGGCTAAAACGTTCAAAAACCCACCTGGGTTGGTGTTGCTGATGGTTTCGAAAACGAAGTGTGCACATGGGTTACCATTCAGTGCTTCCAGAGCTAACCCCAATGCTGCGGATTGTAGTTGATTCACTGCGTTATGAAGGAATTGTGAATCTTTGTCCATGATACCCCTGATAGCGTTAGATATTTGGGACATCAGATCGAGTATATCGGCAAGAGTCGCAACCCCACGCTCCAACCTACCGAGCATATTAGCTACGGTGTTGGTGTATCCCTTAAATGTGTCCTGTGAGAACAATCCAGTAGCACCCCCAATAACCGCAAGACACTCCGATGCACCACCAACGATAGAAAGCATGTTTTGCATCTGCAGACCAATAGACAGTATTTGTGATAGTCCCGGCGCCTCGATTCCCTGACTCTTCAAGATTCCAGAAAGTCTGCCAGTATGCATGAGGAAATTCCCCATAGATGTTCTCACATCTTCAAATGGATCTCCCGCTAAAAAGTCTGTTGCCTCAGACTGTGAAAAGTTCGGATTGGTTATTGAACCATTGGATACATTCGTTACATAAGTTTCAATCCGACCGACTGCATCCCCTAGGAAATTTGTATCACTCACCATTGGGTTGGTGAACAATCCACCTGGATTGCTGGTCATCTTATCAACCAACGAAACGGTAGTGTCCGACATACCTTCTGTCACTGGTGGCAACTTTGGTATTTCAAGAGAAGAGGGAATATGTGAGAAATCTAAATCAAATGCCATGTTTCACCTATGCTGCAAAAACTGTTACCGACCCAGTTAAAACTATTGAACCACAATCTATTGCATCAGTTACTCGAACAAGAGGTAGACCATCACAGAATACGGTAAATGACCCACCAACACTAACACCAGAATGCACATTTAAAATGTTTGTGTGTGGCGCCCACTGGTCAGTAACTCTGACTGCAGGAATCCCATCAACAAAAACTGTTGGTGATGCTGTGATTGCTGGACGAGGGGGAAAGTATGTGGGTCCAGCCGGGTGACCACTGCACATGTCTATTCCCAATCTTGCAACACCTAAAGGAATTCCTGCCATTTACTCCTCCGTAAATGATCCTGCGGTAACGACAACTACAGGCTGAGCTGGTGGAATAACCGTTGTGGGTGGACCATTGAGGTTCATGGGAATGCCGTTAAGGTTCATAGGTCCTGTTGCAAAATGTGATTGCATAGCACCCTGACTCTTTACTGCAGTGGTTGCATTGAGTATAATTTCATCCCCAGCTTCAATGTTTACACTACCACCAGCTTTAAGATTCAGATCTCCACCAGTAGTAATGTTCAAGTCCCCCTTGATATACACATTCTTGTCAGATAAAATGATTTCATATGCACTACCATGTATTCTTGTTACCTTCGTTCCGTCTGGGTGAACTTCTTCAAACGTTCCTGATCTGTGGTAGATGTGAACTCGTTCCGCTCCTGGGGTATCATCAAATTCCAATATATGCCCCGATTCGGTTTCCATGACCCTGTTGTATGGGTAGGTTGCGTTATATGGTGTTGATGGTTCACTCCATGTGCCCCCACCAGACTTTGGAACACCACTTGTTACACTGGTTTTCTTAAGCTGTATTGGGGTATTGGTGATTTTCTCGTTGCGAGCCAATCGAGACAATGTTGACTCGTTTAGTCTCTTGGGGTTTCGTTTCCCGCTGCCACTCTGTATGCTTGCACCACCGCTACTTACAGTTACGGATTCTGGACTTTTTGGTGCCTGAGATAGCTGGGCACCACTGCGAGGATCGGAAAATCCTTCCGACGAACCAATACGCTCTTTAGGGATACCTGGTATAGTCCCCATGATAACAGGGACTTGACCGTCTTGACCATCAAAGTAAAACCCAACAACATAATCCCCTTCTTTGAGCTGTGGGGATGCAGTATCGTTGAGCGCCAACATTGGTTGTGCCCAGGGTAATTCGTTTGTTGGTAAATCGGATTTGTTTGGTGTATGAGCGCCAACAATACGTACCCTGCAGCGTCCTGCTTTTTTGGGGTCCTGTCGATCTTCAACAACCCCAACCCACCACACAAACTGTGCTCCGATATTTGGAAATGATTGATTCATTACAACTCTCTCACTCTATTGATTACTTGGTTTGTACCTAGTGCATTGGGCATAGGAATTTTAACCGAATCCTTACTCAACTCAAGGGTACAGGTATACTTAGTTCTGTCAATTTTATGGTTGATAGCAGTGATGATGTAATTACCACTGAATATATCATCCATAGGCTTCTCTTGATCGGTGGCGACTGCTCCAGAGGGAAGATTGAGTGTTACTACCTGTCCTGCTCGCAAGTAGATATTTCCAGGAACTTCAACCTTAATTTGAAAATTATGTAACCCAGACAAATACGCATTTCGCTGTAGCATCCAGGTATCAGGTTTTAGGTAACTAGACGATACGCGGAAAAAAGAATCAAACTTTTCAGTAACCGGTTTCTTCGTTCTGTCTGGGCTAAGTTGAATGTAGTTGTATGGGTTAACATGTTTCGTCTGTGCGAACAATGCTGCAGAGTTTACAGAACTCACAGAGATTTTTTGTGAGAGCAGGTCAACCATCGTTAGCTTACCAGAGTATGCACCAGAACCGAGGGACCGAATCATATCTGGGCTACGAAGTAATTCATAATTATAACCACTCTCATATCTGAGCTGTGTGTCAGACTTATCATTTTTCTCCCCATAAAAATTCATGGGACCAAAATTGATAGACTGTAGAGGCTCCTGCTGCGAAAGCAATTCAATAGAAGAAAAGTGGTAGCTTTCGGAGTCCTCGAAAAACACAAATGAACAACCAGGAGCCTGAGCAGTTCTCGCCATTCTACACAACCAATTGATTGCATAGAACGGAGTCCAATATGGAATAACTACATCAAAATTCCCCTGCGTGTCTGTAATTGCAGTAGAAGGAAACTTTTTAGGGTCAACCTTTAAAAATGAGGTACAAATGTCCTTAACGATGGCAGAAACGGTTTGTCCTTTGTAAGATTTTGAAATTTTTTGGGATTCACTGAGAATTGCTTCTTCGGAGCAAAAATGCAAGATGTAATCTTCAGATCCACTAGAGGAACGTCTTCTGTTGGTAATATCATAGACGCGAAACGTTTTATCGAGTTTCCAAGGGCTAGTTGGTTTTGTGATAGTGACGGACAAGAACTCCATTCCTATGATAGGAAGAAGGTTGATTAGATTTTGGGTGTCATTGACCAATATGGACCCACTCATAGTGTTTCCGAACAGATCCTCGAAAAGATTTAGCTCGTAAACAATTTCTCGAATATCGACTGGTAACCCAGAGGTTCCAACCAATACTAACCGGTCAAGGTTAAAATCTGTTGCTCTATTGATTCCGTCCACTGGTGTTGGCATAGTTAAATTGCTAAGATTCTCTCAAGCTCACCGACAACTTGAGGAACATAGTCCGCCTTTAGTAATTGAATGTTTCTCTTGCTTTCGTTGTGATCTATCTCATATGTATATGAGTCAACGGATGAGCGGGTTGTGGTGACGGTTACGGTCCTTCCACCAGAAAACGTATACACTTCAGGTACCAAATCGGTGAGAGAGTCATACTTTTCCTCATCAATGATGGTGGTCTCTGAACTAGTATAGCCAAGTGAATCAACCTTTGTAATGGTCATGGTATAGTGATGGATTTCCGCTTGTGCTGCAGCCAAAGAACCATACCTCTCATTGATAAATGCAACTAAATCGCTGTACTTCTTTGGCCAATCAAGTAGAGGATCTAGAATGTTGTTCACCAGGGTTACGATCCAATGGTAATTTGGTGACCCATAGTACGCATCTGCTACAATTTCTGGGGTGTCACCATCCAAGATATTGTACTCATGGAATAGTTCTTTATTCTTGATTATATTTTTTACCACTGCAGCCCGATGGAAAATGTCGGTTGCATACTCAACTTCACCAGGGGAAACCCTTGGATTCAATGAATAACCAAACAGTGGAAAATTGGTAAAATATTCTGCTGGCATTAGTAACCCTCTTCTTGTATGAGGTCTTTTGTGATGAACTCAAGTTCCTTAAACTGCAGAGTCAAGCGAGTCTGAACTGGTGTACCATCTGGATAAAATGCAGTTCCCACTGGTCCGTAGTCAACTGTTACGTTCTCTAGGACACAGGTGGATATCTTTCCCATTGAGTTTACTGAGAATTGAATATCAAAATCTGATGGGGGAACAAAGTAGCGACCGAATGTCCCACCGCTACTCAAGATTTCAGGTGCGGAGTGAAATTTAAATGCCTTGATAATCTCTTGAACCGTTCGTCCTTCTGCTGCTGTCCTAGGAGCAAAGACAAATTCAAAGTTAAATCGTCTCAATTCTGGGGTTTCGTAGATAACATCGATCTGTGGGTTGATAGCTAGACCTACTGCGGACAATCCAAGTCCAACATCCCCCAAGACGGTACCTAGAGCAAATTCACCAGCTAAACCCCTCTTTTCATTTGTGACGAGGTTAGCTAATGCACCTTCTACCCCACCCTTCATAACAGAGTCGATCAGTGATGCACCGCCACCCAATAACCCTGCTGCCTTACCCAATGGGTGACCGGATAAGCTTGCATCGCGGAAATGGTTTTGGTACGACCATGATAGGGTGTCCGGCATATAGAGTCTGATTGCAGTTTTGGTCCTGGATGTTTTTCTACCGAATCCAATGTTGCTACCCTTAAAATTCTTTTGTAGTCCGGGTCTACCCTGCTGATGAATTGCGACTGTAGATGAAATGGGTTGGTTGCGACCATTGACCGCTATGATGGTTTTTCCTTGACTATCTCTCCTAAACTTAGATAAGTCCTGGATATTAATAAAGAAAGTGATGTAATACGGATGTCTGGTACCTTCACCTAGAACCGATGGGTACGTTAGATAGTTGTATTTGTAGTCTTTTTGTGATTTTCTCTTGAGTGCACCTTGTTCCGGTGTGTCAGGAGTAATAGTTTCCTGAATAGATCCAATGAGTTTATTTGTTTGTCTTGCGGTTGAATCTACTGCACCACCAACAATTCCACCAATAGAACCAGTTTCTTCGTCAGCCATAAATACCTCCGATAGCTATATTTATGATACATTTTGGAGAGTTATGGCAAGAGAATACCATCAGGGAAAGTTCACTCCCAGACATCCAGAGAAGTATGCAGGGGATGTCAAGAATATCGTATACAGGTCCGGGTGGGAATTGCAGCTCATGACTCGTTTGGACATCACTCCATCTGTTGTTCTGTGGAATAGTGAAGGTCTATCAATCCCCTATATCTCACCTGTTGATGGAAAACGACACCGCTACTTCCCAGACTTACTGATAAAGGTTAAAGATAAAGATGGGTCCCATAAGATATACCTGATAGAAATAAAACCGTATGCACAGACCCAATTGAGGACACCCAAAAAACAAACTAGAAAGTTTTTGAATGAGGTAGTGACATTTGCGACGAATAAAGCAAAATGGCATGCTGCAGAGGAATTTTGTAAGGACCAGGGTTGGACATTTCGGGTTGTTACTGAGAAAGATCATTCATTTATCTAATAAATAGAACTATGGCAACAATTATCGATAAGGTTCAAAAACAACTTGATGAGAAGAACTTCGCTGCTGGTGGGCGAAACGCAAAGAATTGGCTATTGACCAAGATCAAGACCCTGAATGCAAGGGGTAATGACCGACTCAAAATCATCAGCGAAGGTAAGCAGAAAAATAAAGCAATCGTTGGTAGGTTCTACTTCTTTTTCTATGATGCCAAGCTGAAAGATGAATTGCCCTACTGGGATAAGTTTCCATTGGTCATCCCGATACAGCAATATAGCGATGGGTTTTTGGGTCTCAATTTACATTACATCACTCCAAGAGACCGTTTGATTTTGTTGACCCAGCTTAAGAGGTTTCAGACTGGTGCGCTAGGGGACGAAAAGACAAGACTAAAACTCTCGTACCCCATACTCAAAGCAACACACAATGCGTATCGCGCAACCCCATGCATCAAGCGTTATCTTGTTGGGCACATACGCTCAAGGGTTGTGGAAATAGCACCCGAAGAGTGGCAAATAGCTGCAGCACTTCCGCTGCAACAGTTTAAGAGCAACACCCAAAGCGTTTCTTCACAGAAGGTCTGGAAAGAATCAGAGGAAAAATTCTAACATGGCTGGGTTATATCACGAATTCCTTGCACACATCAGAAGTACCGGGGTTTCTAAGACATCACATTTTCAAGCGATGATCCCTGTCATCCTCACGGCTCCCGGTTCTGCTGCCCAGACAGGTCAAACTTTGTCGCTTAGGTGCGAATCAACAGAATTACCAGGAAGACAACTTGTCACGCAAGACAATAGAATCTATGGTCCGATCTATAAGACACCATATCAATCGTCATACCAGGAGATAACATTAAATTTCCTCGAAACCCAAGACATGTTTATTCGTAAGTATTTTGAATTGTGGTTGGATCTGATCTACACATCAGCATCCAATCGTCTTGCGTATCCAAATTCATATCGTGCGGATATTTTGATTACACAGTTTGACATATCACCACAGCAAGCTCCGATAACAGAAGATCAACCACTAAGCAACCAAGCACCAACAAGACCATTACTGAGCACACTTGCACCGTTGTTAACGTGGAATTTGATTTCATGTTTCCCAACGGCAGTGAATCAAATGCCGGTAAGCTGGACAGAAGATGGGTTTCATCGCGTACCGGTGACTATGGCATACGAATACTACATTCTCACAGAACCAACTCAACCAAAGAAACAAATAAAATCAGAGGGGTCCACAACAAAGAGAAAAACAGGTTCCGCAAAATAACAATGAAAGGTGAATATTATGGCTTTACCCAAATTAACTATACCTCTGTATGAGGTTGTGTGTCCATCAGGACAAAAAGTGTCGTTTCGTCCGTTTTTGGTGAAAGAAGAAAAACTCTTGTTGATTGCGCTAGAGTCAAAGGACACCAATACGATTTTCAAGACTGTGTTGCAGATTCTAGAAAACTGTGTGGGGGAAGTGTCTGGTATCAAGGTTGAGAAGTTGCCGTTATTCGATATTGAATTTTTATTTTTGAATCTACGAGCAAGGAGCATCGGGGAAATTCAGAAGCTCCGTTATGAGTGCAAAGCAATGGTTGCCAATGTGGAAACTGGCATCGAAACCTCTTGTGGTGCGATATCAGATTACCACATCGATCTTCTACAGATAAAACCAGAGTTCGGTGCTGGGCATAATAAATACATTGAATTGACTGATACGGTTGGAATCACATTGAAGTACCCAACCTTTAAGTCTTTCCAAAAGGTTGCCAGAAAGAACCTTCCACCTGATGAAGCGTTCGCGTTTTTGTTGGAATGCATTGAATCAATCAATGATGCCGACACCGTAACACTTGCATCGGATGTGCCAGCAAAGGAACTAGAAAGCTTTATCGACATGCTCACACATGAGCAGATCATTCGGATGGATAAGTTTTTTGATACGATGCCAAAGATCAAAACAACTGTCAAGTTCGACTGCCCAAAATGTGGTACAAAGGAAGACATAGAAATATCTGGACTTGACAATTTTTTCGTCTAAGCCTACAGCATGATACACTCCAGAACTATTATGTGACAACCTTTGCCCTAGTTCAGGATCATAAGTTTACCGTAACCGAATTGGAATCCCTAATGCCTTGGGAACGACTCGTATACATAGCCCTTGTCCAGCAAAAAGTTGAGAAGGAAAACGCAAGGATACAACAGATCAATGCGCTGAGGAAGAAGTAAATGGAAATCCAACCAAAAATAGAGTTAGGCAAGAAAACGAAAAAAGATATTTTAGATGCTCTAAGCAAGATCAAATCTGAAATATCTGAAGCAAAGAAAAGACAGAAAACTGCAGCGGATGTTGCAGCCGATATTCTTGCGTCTGGTGGTGGTCCATTTGCTGCAGCAAAGGAAGCTCTCTCGTTTAAATTAGACAAAACAAAGAGAAAACTTACAGACCGACTTGATCCACTCAATATTATCAATAGAGCAACAGGGTCAAAACTTGCTACAGCGATTGCCGGCAGAGCAATGGGTAGATCTGAAATGTCCATCCGCAAAGCGGCAGGATTGCAGCAACGGGAAACACAGGTTCCTGAAGTGGAAGAATCGGTGAAGGAAAAGAAGGAAGAAAGCAAGCTTCCTGCTATAGCGGAGAGGGTTGAGGAAGACAGGAAGGAAGAAAGCAAGGTAACGCGCATTGAAAATGGAAAAATGATTACCTCGCTAGAATTCATCTCAAGGACTCTTGCTGTTGTCGCCAGAAAGGTTTCTGATATCTCAGATAAGCTTGGTGCGACCAAGAAATTCAAGGTTGAAGAGGGAACGAGAATTAGGGAAATGGTATCGGGAAGGTTTGCCACAAAAGAAATGGTGGAAACTGAAAAGATGCAGACCGACTTCCTCAAAAACATCTGGAATGAATTGCAAAAAGAAAACATCCTAACTAGTAAATTTAGGGATGAGCAGAGAGATCGAGCACATACTGAAAAGTATAAAGCAGGATTTGAGAAGAGAAAAGCTGCCATTGTAAAGGATACAAAACCAGAAGAAGAGAGTGGATTTGGAAAATTGCTTTCCAATCTATCTTCATTTCTCATACCTGCATTCTTGCCCATGGCGGCAGCGATTGCTGCAGTGGTGGCTGCATTTGGACTCCTCACAGTATCGGCAAAAATGGTATACGACAAGTGGGATGATTTTAAACTTTCATTCTCACTCCTGAAAGATTCTCTTGTTGATTTTGGAGATACTATTGTCGCAACAGTCACCAAAATCAAGGAATGGTTGGGTGAAGTGTTTACGGCGGGTGGTGATTTGATCATCGATGCCGGTAGGTCTGTGGTCAAGGGGGTCAAGGGTCTTTTGGGGTTCAAACAAACACCAGAAGAAGAGAAAGCAGAACTCGAAAAGGAAGCTGCTGCTGGTAGTGGGTATGCACAACGTAAGCTTGCTAAGAACGTTGCAGCTCCAGAAAAAGTAGAAATCGTTGCAAATAGAGTTACAGAAAAAACTGCAACAGATCTTAGTACAGTTCCCCAGACTGCAGTAACAACAGAAACGATTGATGATGGTTCATTGAGACAAAAGGCATTGGATTCCCTTATGGGGGTTCAAGCTCCAACGGGTACCCCAGAGGATAGGGCAGCGGTTGGGAAGGTTACCAGAGCAGTAACAGAGACATATGGACAGCTCTACAAAGATGATAAGGGAAATCCCCTCAGACCATCCCAAGATCCAGAACGGGAAAGTCGCTTACCTGGGGTTGTAGACTCGACATTGAAGTCTCTTTCTAAGAGCTTAACACAAACGCAAATGGTACCAGAACTACCCAAGGTGTCAGAAGTTGCTCCACCAGCACCACGAACGGGGGAAATGTTAACCAATGCGGCAGATATGAAAGCTGATGCAGCTATGCAACCAGTTTCCCAGCAAATAACCCCTGTTATCAACAACATACGAAATAGTAGTGTCAATAACAACACACTTCACCAAGCACTACCCAATGCGCGAAGTTCCGAGTCAACATTCATGAGGGTCAGTACACGAGACTTCGCTACCTCATAACACCCCCACAGTCTTCCACATTCGTCTTATACGGGGACTTTAGATGATTCCCACCCCAAGATACACAAATGCCCGGTCATCCCCTAGAGGAGCCGGGCATTCGCATAAACCCTACAATTAGCTATTAGCTAATGTCTTGAAGAGGTTCAAATCAGGATCATCGTCATCTGAGACTGTAGCAGGATGTGACACCGATTCCTTTGGTGCATCATCTGGGTATTCTGGCAACGAGTCTGCTACCGCTTCCGCTGTTGCTGCTTGAGGGGAAGTTCCTAGAACCTTTGCGCGGCGGGCTGCGAGTTGGTCATAGGTCTTGAATGATTTCTTATCCAAGAACTCTTGCAATGACACTTCCTGCTTCCACAACGCTTCCATCTTTTCATCAGAATCCGCAACCGGACCCTGTGCAGTGAATTCACTCTTGTCATAGTTACGGTAATCATCGACCTTACGAATCTTCAACTTGAAGTTCGCACCTTCCCACAAATCAAATGGGCTAAATGCTTGTTCATCTGGAAACTCTGGATGCATCTTCTCATACACCTTATCGAAAATCTTTTTCCCGAATTTAAACAACTTCACCTTACCATCGTTTTCTGGTTTTGCTGGATCTGACACCACAAGAATGTTTGCGATATAGTGAAGCTTTCTCTTCCTGATACGAACAATCGCTTGGTTCGCTTCGATGCCAGAATTCCAGAGAACGTTGTTTCCTTCGCACACTGGACACTTCTCTTCAATTGTGGTTGGGCAGTTATTGATAAACCATCCCCCAGGACCTTGAAAACCATGTGAGAACATGCGAACCCAAGGTAACCCATTTTCACCATCCTGTGGGGGAGCGGGAAGAAAGCGGATGATAGCATGACCATTACCAGCCTTATCGACTGTTGGTTCCCAGAACCTATCGTCCTGCTGATTGCTATGGGAAAGTTTTTGGATTTGTTCGGTGAGCCTTTCTACTGAACCGCGAGAACGCTTGAGGGAACTAAAATTATACGACATATGACCTCCAATATTATTAGTATGAATTTATCCACGAACACATGATATGAACGTATTTATATCAGCACAGATACTCTTTAACACGGTGGGATAGGGATTTTTTATCCACACTCATGAATGGCAGGTATCGCTGCATTCGCATTTTCCATTTGGGGAAAATGATGGTGTCATGGATTTGTTTTGACCACAATTCCAGACATCCAGTCAACGCATCTATCGCTATCAAAGTTTCAACATTAATCTCATACCGCATCACATGTCGAAAGAGCGGTGGATACCCATCCTCTTCTTCAATCTGTAAAGATCGTTTGAGATCGTCTAGGGTCTTGATACCAACCTTCTCTAGATCTTCAATAGTGACATATTCTAGAGCTTCCTTTTTCTTTCTTCGCTGCAAATACGCTTCATGCATGGCATCACCATTCAACTCCCCAACCCATGTTTTAGGGTGACTTAAGAATACCGCTGCGATGAAGAATTCTAACTCGTCCGCTGTTGAAAACTTCCGAGAAAGCTTCTGAAAAGAATACTTGTCTCTTCTTTTTTCGAACGTCTCTAACTTACACTTATACGTCTTTTTGTATCTAAAGTAATCATACGCCTCATTGGTAAAATGAAGTTTGATACCCTGATACATTAAGAATGCATCATATCCTGTCATATTAAACCGGTAACCTTGCCGCCCTCTTTCCGTTTCCTTTTAGAAGGTTGAGTTCCTGTACTTCAATCTTAATCTCTTCCCTGAGAGGTTTAGACAAGAGAGAGGCCGCAACCGTATGTTCCATTCCGGTTTCATCGCAGTAATCTACGAGGGTTTCCCAAAGAGATACCTCATTGGATTTGGAACGGGCTTGGATCATGTCACTGAACTGCGCAATCTCACCCCGCGTCGGCACTATTGCACCTTAGCCGTAACCTTGAGGTACAACTTCTCAAACTGTTCCTGTTCCATCTTTTCCTGATCGAAGCTCTGCTTGTAGTGCACCTTGACCAACTTGGAGATAACCTTTGACGAAAGACCCAACTCCTTAGCTAGGGTTTTCTTTGCATCCCTGACATACTCCCTCTCACCTTCTGCGCGAGACAATGAGTTTGAAGTCTCCTTCAGGGTGTGCATCAACTTCCCTCGCTGTTCTGCTGTCAAACTATCAACGTCCACTGGTTGCTTTGCTGATTTTGCCATAATACCCCCTATGTTAGTTTTGGTTGATCCGCATAAAACAAATGCTTCCCGATCTGCCCGACGAACACTTTCTGGTGCATCCATTCTGGTGTCACGTAGTCTGCATGATAGTATAACGCTTTATGTAGTGACATATCAAGCAGTTCTTTTTGCCAATAGTTAATTAGTGCTCTTTCAGCTATTTCCTTCGACTCCTTCCAAACCTTCCACACAGGTCTGTGTAGTTCTTCCGCACATTTATACGAAAACTGGCAAATTCGTTTGTCCTTTACAATATGAGACTGTTTTATCACTCCGCATACTGTACTGGGATAGCGTTTATTGTATACTCGGTTCACAATGACCATCGCAACTGCTTCTTTACCCAGTTCTGTTTGGTTCGCTGCTTCGTAGTAAATAGCTTCTGCTAAGCACTCCACATCTTTTTTAGTGGTGGCTACTTTGAGTGGTGCTACAAAATGCCGAGTTACATATTTCTGTGTAGAGTATGATTCAAGGGTTTCATTTGATTCCACAAGAGGAATCGGACCAATTAGAGCCAAGGATACGGAACATACAAGAACTCCACTGAGTTTCATAATCCATTTTAAAACCATTACCACCACCTTATGGGTTTTCTTGATAGTAAGTATCGATGCACTTCTGCAGTGTCGGCAGATACGACTCCTTGTCTTTTACGTATACCACTGGTTTTGGTTCATCTTCCACTGCCATCAGGATAACCAATTTGTTGATTGGCATCCCAGTTCTCTCTTCGAACATCTCTGCATATGCTGCTGCTTGTACGAAGTAATTTAAGATCCATGCTTCTGGTTTTGCTTTAGCTGCTGTCTTAAAATCGAGTATCGCAATGATATCATCCCAGGTTGCTATGGCATCTGCTCTACCTGCAATCCTCAATCGGTCAGAATACAACCCCTGCTCTACAGCATACACAAATTTAACATGTTTGTCAAGTTCGCGCTGGATCTGTAGGAATAGCTCTTTGGTAGTAGGCATCATTCCTGCTCTCTCCAGCATAGAAAGACCAGAAACCATGTACTTTTCGCAGATTAAGTGGACCCCTGTACCTCGAACTGCGCCGCGTTTTGTCTTTTTATCTGCAGCTTCGTTACCAACCCTCTTTCGCCATGCAGCAATTGCGTCTCTTGTGAGGATTTTTGATATGGTAGAAGCCGAGGGGTATTTTTTACCTTCTGGGGTGGTGTAGACTCTCCCCTCTTCGCTTGTGTCAGAGGGGAGATCATAGGTTAAACTTGGTAGGCTAATCTTCTCAAATTTGGATTTCGTTTCCAGCATCTTTATATTTACCTTCACTAATAATAAAGTCTTTCACAAGTGCATTTCTCACAATATCACCATTACCAAATTCTATCTTCGCAAAACACTCCATGTCATCTAGGACATTAAGGAAATGATGTAACCCCTGTCGGTCCCTGGATCGTTCTAGGTCGCTTTGTCGATAATCACCACTGAAGATCAATCTTGAATTATCACCAGTGCGAGTAATGACGGTTCTCAATTCGTCATATGTGAGGTTTTGCATTTCATCGACAACGATAATCGAGTTCTTGAATGTCAGACCCCTCAGATACGAGGTTGTTGCAAACACAATCTTTTTTCTAGATTTCAATTCTTCGTATGCTGTACCTTTTTCAAAAAGATCCGCACATATTTCTCGATAAGGATCTTCGTAGACTGAAATCTTTTCTTTAAGGGTTCCGGGTAAGAAACCAATTTCCCTAGTTGGAACAACGGAACGAATGATAATCACTTGCTCATGTTTGGAGTCTTGTGCAAGAACCGCACAAAGCGCCATATGGATGGAAATGTATGTTTTCCCTGTTCCTGCCACCCCATGAAGAATTAAATTGTACCCCTTGTGAAATTCCTTATACGCTCGGTTTTGGTTAATGGTTATTGGTTTCACGTTTTTGCATGATAAAGGAGCAATCACAGCTACAACTGCTTTGCGTCCCATGCTTGGCCTTTGGTTAAGGTTAGACTTCTCTGCTCGTTCTGAATCTAGACTCCCTTGATTTTCCGAAATAGTGTTTTTCTATTGGCTTGATGATGTGGTTGATAAAATCACTTGGTGGTTGCTTAACCCCAAGGGCAACCGGATCACCCACATTCATTTGACGGAATGTCACTTCATAGTCTGGGTTATCCTTTAGAAAGACCTCAAGCGCGGCAATAGTCATAAACCGCTCACTCACTTCTCCGGTGGGTCGATGTAGAATATCATACGTTGGCATATTATTTCACCTTCACTGCACCTGGTGCATCGATAACCTGCTCATACTCTGGGTTATCTGCTAAAAATTTCTGTAAATCGCTATATGGCATAAGCGGAAGGGCTTGAGGAACACCTTCAGATTTCTTTCGCACTGTAAAGAATGGCATAATTACTCCTTTTATTTAGTGATTGTCTACAATAAGATCCATCATATGTGAATGTATGGAATTGAATTTGTTGCTTTGTAATCTTCTGTACAGGTTGATACGTTGTAGAAGGTGGTATCTCCATGAGAGACAATTCCATACCCCTCATGAATGTGACCAAAGATATGGGCACTTGGTGCATGCTTTTCAATTGCTCGTAGCAAATCCTTATCACCCACATGAGGATCTTCATTCACATGTGGGCAAGACACCATATCGAGGATTCCATATGGTGGTCCATGTGTAATCAGAACGTCCATTCTAGGACCATCGTGCACCATATCCCAAAGTCTTTTACCCCTCTCCCCGCCTCTTGGGTAGTCAAAAGACCAATCCGATGGATCGTAAATCGCCGAGGTATATGGTGAGCCGAAAAATGTTACCCCATCGATTTCATGGTACTCATGGTCCAAATAGATTGCAGGAAAGAAGGTATCTTTGACCCATTGCCTAGATAATGATTCACATGCTCTATCATGATTTCCTGCGATCACAATTTTATGTTTATGTGGAAGAGATTTGAACCAATCCGCAAACTCGATAACATGTTTGGTTTTTGCTCGCATGGAGAAGTCTCCGGCATGGATCAACACATCCCCATCCGGTATGGTGAGATTCCTATGGAAGCCATGTGTATCTGACAACGCAATGAGTTTCATAATATCCTCTACTAAAGAGCAGACGGTCTTGCCAGCAACAGGGGTGTTGGAGTTACTAACTAACTTATGTAACACCATCCCAACAGAGCCTACCCCAGCAAGACTCCGCTACCAGCCACCCTCGATTAAAGGTCTCGGTTGGCTGAATTTAGCTTGATGCAATCATCAAATCTTCTGGTTTCAATTCAACCGGTGGGGGTTGAAGAAGACCCCTGCTGATAGCGTAAGCTACCATTTCGTCATGGTTCGCTAACGCAAGACTCACAATGTTTCGACCGTTCTTGTTCTTGGTGACCACTGCACCCATCTTCTTCAAATCCCAGAAATAGGAAGGAAGTTTATATAACGGCATCTGTGGACCTAGCACATCCCCTATTTCCTTGATGGTTACGTTACCACCATTTGCAGCGATCAATACGATTAGAATCTTCTCTGCTTGTCTAGGATTCTTCCCTCGTCCTCTTCCCATAACAAATTCCTTCCTGGTTAAAAAGTATGCGCATTATACAATACTGGTGTGGGGAAGTCAACTCTACTTTTTAGACTTCTTCGCTCCCCGTTTAGCCATCTTCTTTTTAAATACTCGAATTTTTTGCGGCTCTTCTTCTGGTTCAAGAATGCCTACCCGAAAATTGAGTGCAACCCCCTCATCATACTTCTTCACTACACCACCCTTATTCACAAATTCATCAACAAGAGACTTGAGTTCAGCGGAAGACATTCCAGGTGGTTCCAACAATTCTTTGTCACTCATTATCAATTTCCTCCCTTTCGTCCGCAGATTGTTGTTCTTTCATTTGTTGATATTTTCTATTCCCCTCGCACCACGGGCAGCTACCATGATTTCGACAACTGCTATCAAAGGACTTCGCCTTTCGATAGGGTTTTCTTTTTTCTTTCCCCGATTTAATCGCTTTGTCCAGGCTCATATCTTAAGTTCCAATAATAACCAGCCCCATTCTCATTGGACTCTAGGGTACAATGACATTCAGTGCACCCCACCTGACATGATTGTCTTCCTGTACCAACTCGCACAACCTCTGCTTCCCCACCACAGAAAGGACAGGGTTTAAGCTGCAGCGTCATCTTTCTTACCCCGATCCCTGTACTCCTTTTGAATCGCTGTTTTCTTTTCGGGAGTCAGTTTGGTGTACTCCGTATGGGTCATATTCTTCTTGAATTCGAGCCAGCTACGGAACTGTGCCTTGGTTCCTGTCTTCGTATTCTCCATGATCCCTCAGTGCTCCGGTATTGGTTAATTATGTATTAATACTCGTCTACCATTCCAATTTCACCCGACACGATCCCATCAAGATCACTGTCCAAATCCTCATCGAGAAGTTCATCAAGTTCGTCTAGAGCGTCTTCATCGATCAAGATTTCTTCTTCATCACTACCAAAAATTTGTTCTCGTTCTCGCTGTGTCATGATTCCTCCGGTTAATATGGTTACTATTTCATAGAAATTTTTGCGTCGGTAATCATTTCATATGCTCTAGTCCATAATTGTTTATCCCCCTTTGTTAAAACTTCAAGCAACTCCTGCTTCTCTGGAATGTAAGTTTTTGCAAACTTTGGGTCATACTTCACAATCGTACTAGTATTTGAAATCAAATCTGCAAGCTTGATCGTTTGCGCTTCCGCTGGTGCTTGTGCTAGATGATCCCGATCTTTCCGCTTGCGAGTCTTACGGTTCCCATCGCTTGGTTTACTCACATTGGTCAACCACATCACAAGATCCGTCACACCATCACCAAATTCTTCTCTAAGAACGTCTTCGGTAACCTTGGTGTCTTCGACAACATCATGTAACCAAGCTGCTGATATCATATTCACATTCCAATATTGGGTTGTGGCTACGATATCCGCTACTTGTGCCGGGTGGATGATATATGGTTCGAAGGTGTACTTTCTCACCTGTCCAACTGCAGCATGAGCAGCCGTTGCAAACACCCTCGCTCTCTCTACCAGGTCATCCATCTCAGTTCCTCCATCTGTCATCTTCATGATCTAACCATACCACCTTACTACCAGATTGTCAAGATATCCCTTCCGGCCACACAGAACTAGGAAGTGGGGGGAAGTCTTTCATATACTTGAGCTGATTTAGCTCTGCAAATTTATGCGCTTTAAAGACATCCAACTGAACCCTAAGTCCAGTATGACAGAAATCCTCATTAATTAGACTGTAATTGTAGAATTGTTGTTCTAGAAAGTCTCTTGGGATTTGACCATAGTTCGGAACAGAGTGGGTCATTTCCATTTGGAGGATAGCGATAATTTTTCTACCGTAACAATCTACCATGATTCCCTCATGATCTAATCATAACATTCAGATGGAGACATGTCAAGTGATGTAAGTTATTGATTTATTTGATAACCTTAACATGATATATCTGAACCTTACCGGTTTCATCATCTTTCTCGGTTTTGGTTATTAGTGATATGTCAGCAAGGTAACAGAAACGCTGGAATTCGGTTGAAAACGTGGGGTCATCCGCGAGTATCACAAGCTCATCATCTTTGTGTAGTGCATTGAGCGCAAGCCGAGTCTTGACGATCGGCATTGGGCACTTCAATCCTCTGCAGTCTACAAGTGTATTTTTCATAGGTTGGGCTGGAGCCGATTTCTCGGCTCCGTAACTCACACCACACATGGTGGTTGAGCTATCCTTGCAAAAGGGTCTTTCCGTCCTGACGGTGCTTAATCTGCTCCTGTGTCGCTTGAGCTTTTGCCCTCTCAAGAGCAATCAGATCGATACTCAACTGAGAAATCTGTCTTTCAATATCCCTGATTCTTGCTTCGATAGAATTAACATCCATCATTTGGCTCATCCTCCCACATGTCGAACCCACTTGATTCAACTTTGTGAGTGCTTCTTGTATGTTTGTTCTTTTTGCTTCCTCCGCCACCCTTACGAACTTCTTCCTCTCGACCGGTGCGGAACTTTGTCTTGCGAGTCACTTCTAACTCACGACTACCATACATGGTGGTCTCCTTAAAATTTAGTGAATATTTTGTCTGCCAACTTAACCTTCACACCCTCTTCCGCTGTCAGCCAGGCATCGGATGGACGTAAAAGTTTTTTCTCCACTACACGCTTACTAATATGGCAGTAGTTAGTAAGCAAACTGTTGATACGATTCCTACAGAACTCCAACTCCTTCATTCCCGCTTGAAGTTCATGCTCCTTCCCTTCCATGTCAGAATAGAACTGGTGCATCATGATACCAGCATGTCTTGCAAGATATCGATGCCCCCTCTGACCACAAGCGAGGATCAATGCTGCCGCAGACATAACGTTACCAATTCCAACCGTCGCAACCGGATACTTTGATGCATGCATTACGTCGATCAACGCGAATGCATTGTACAGATCACCACCACTGGAGTTGATGTACAATGTGAGCTGCTTTTTGACTTTCTTTCCTTTAATTTCTTCTTCTGGTTTCACATTTTCTGCAATGATCCACTGAACAGCTTTACCGACTGTATCATAATTAATCTCACCTTGCAACAAGTGAGAGTGGTTATTAATTAGTGCTGCTTGGATTGGATCATGGTCTTCTGTTCCGTCGCTGATTACAAAAATTGGTTGGTTGCCGTGTTGAATGTCAGTATCTTCGGTTGTTGGTTCTGCTGATTTGTTTTGTGCCCTTGCCATGGATACTCTCCTTGGTAACGTTGCTGAGTTATTTTGTTCCCTTCCAGAAACATCTGTTTTGTCGCTGCGCTAGTTTCGCCGCCTAATCTATAATTAAGTGTGAACTTTTCGGTACAACTGAAATTAGGGGATGCACTCTTCACAGCGGCAAAGAATTGTCGGTCTGCTCCCCATTGCCCATACCAATTATGACCCACTTTCACAGCAAGGTCCCTAGGAATTACGAAACAACCAGTATCGATGTGATACCGACCACTATTTACAAACGCTTCCCATTTACCAAGACTTTCACAGTTATCTTGGCAGACAAAAGTTCCATCGGGGTCATACACATTACGAAGGGTATAGCCCCACTGACTCTTATTTAGAATCTTGCGGAACTCATCGATATAGTTGGGTTCTGCCCAATTATCCTCATCCATGTAACACAAATAATCTTCATTGACGAGGAATGACGCTGCAGCATAGACCCTATGACCATACCATCCCTTACCAACATTATTCTCCAAAGAGATTATTTTTATTTTTTGAGTAACCCCAACATTGAGGAGAATTTTATTAATGTTAGCAAAGTTATCCCGCCCATCCATCACTATATAGTGTGTGCAATCTTGATCTTGTAAAGACCGCACACAGGTTGCAAGATAGTCTGTACCAATGGTTGGGGTTATCACAGCAAAGGAACTCATTATTTTGTCTCCTCTTCCCCCTCTACCTTCTGAATATTCGTCTTTGTTGCATTTGGTGTGACTTCCTTTTTCTCCACCACTTCAAACGGCATACCCGGAAATGCTTCCTTGACCAGTTTAGCAGTGAGATATTTTACACCAAGATTCTTTTGAAGTAAACCTACAAGCAACTTCGCTTCATCTGCATGAAGTGAAATCAGCAATGCATAAAGAATTCTTGCTTCTTTTTTAGGATCTAACTTTCCTGTTCTCTTGGGGTGTCCTTGAATAAAGATGTACAACCGTCTCATCTCATTGTTCAATGAGGTAATAGATAACCCTGCAGGATCAACTGACGGTTTGTAGGTTGGAATTGCATGAAGGTCAAACTTAATTCGGGGATTAAACGCATAGTTCAGGAATTCCTTGAACCATACATTGTTATTCCCATACTTTCGAAGTACCTCAATTCGATGCTCTCGATTGGTCTTCTTGTCGAATTCCTCAAAGATCTCACTAAACAGCACATCCGTATACTTTGCCATGATTCCTCCGTTAAAAATCTGCCGCTGAGGCAGTCAATTCTTTTAGACCTGAAACAACCAAATAATTAAAAAACTCTGATCGAGTTGCTGGGCGAGTGCTCTCATAATGATTTATAATACTTGTAGTGATGTGTTCTGGAATCTGACGTAGATCAATGAGGAGTTCATTTCTTTTGTAGTTCTTAAGCATTTCTGCTGTGGTGCAGAATTCCTCTGGTTTCTGTTGCAGCCATTTAATGACACTGGTTTCTCGTATGGGTTTCTGTCTTCCCCCGCTTACAAATACATCATCTGCAGATAGGATATTTGGTATACCATCCCCAGAATCACCGCGAATGATATGTTGCTTTAGGGTGAGGTTTGGGGTAAGGTCAACAATTGGGTTCTTGATGAATGGGGACCGTTGCTCCACTGCAGCATGTGACATCTGTAGTTGCACAAAATCTTTGTCACCAGAAAGGATGAGAACGGGAGACCCCATTGTTTGACGAAGTGTCAGAGACCCGATGATATCATCTGCTTCTGCGCCAGGGACATCGATAACCTTATAAGGTAGATATGTGCGGAATTCATCTTTCAACGTATCAATGCATGTGAAAATAGACTTCCAATCAAACTGGGAGGCATCCCTGGACTTCTTTCGATTTGCTTTATAATGTGGGAATTGGTCTTTCCTCCAATACCTATCAGAGTCGAATGCAACAACTACTTCACCAAATGTATGTTTATTTTTCTTAACGTTGGAGCGAATTGTGTTCAGAATCATATGTCTGACAAGACTCAATTCTGCCTTGGGCGTCTTTGACATCACAAGGAACTCGATTGTGCAGGCATATGCAATTTGACTAAAATCTATAAGAATCATATTGTTGCTTTCATGATAAGAGTTTGTGAGTTAATGCGACCAGTAACTTTAGCTTCCTTTGTACTTAGCTCGCCCAGAAGACCATTGAGCGCACCTTTGCTGAGTTGTATAACCTTGGGAAGAACTACTTCAGGTTTTCTCAGCTTTTTTGCTTTAGACTTATCCTTGGAATAGTTTTCTATTGAGCATCGGTTCATCATCAAACCACTATCCGTCTTTGCCACATACTGGGTCAACATTCTCGTTGGGACATGATACGTCCATAACACCGAGGCGCCAATAATATCAACTGGATCTATTGATTTCATACCAGAGTCATTGTCACGAATAAGGTATTTGACATGTTTAACTTGTGCGTCTGGGGAAAGAATCTTCTTTTTTCTTGGTTTCTTAATAACAGGGACGCTCTCTACCCCCTCCACCACAACAGAAGGTTTTGCAACTGGTTTGGGTCTTGGTGCAACGGGTGCTGGTTTAAATACTTTCATCTCTTGTATTTTGGTATGGAACCACTGCATTGAGCGTTCATCCATCCCAGCGCCGCGAGCCAACATCCTCGAAACAAACCCAAAGGTTGCAACCTGTGCAGATATCTGTGCATCGGTTACATCTATTTCATGTTCCCTACAGTATTGACGAAGATACTTATGCGAGTGTTCTTTCTCCCTATTCTGGGAGTACCAATTCAAGGCAAGAACAATCTCAATTTTTTCCAATGGTACTGAGGGTTGAAACCTGGGCTCATCTTTTTCAACTAATCTGTCACTTACCCGTTCCATGCGAAAACCTCATATCATAAATGACATTTTCAATCTTTGCTCTCAAGACTTCTACATCACTCTGTCCGTAATAAGCTAGATTATTTACAGCATTATTCAATTCTATTAGGGCGATCTCTTCTGTGTCAAAATGGTTTGTTGCATAGGAGAATATATGATTTCCAAGGACCGGATCACCATCAATACATGAAAAGGTCCACCCCCTACCATGTTTCTGAACCATCTGTTCTGCTAGGTGTCTGGGACCCTTCATCGTCACATGACATTCATAATCCGACATGTTTTTGCCATCCGGTTTTAGATAGTGAATCAACATTCACAGTTCGAATTGTTGTGCTGGTGTCGCTATCGAATGTAACCCGATTGGGGACCATATCATCTATGAGAAGACTAACCCTTGCAACTTGGTTTGTGTGACACCAATCATGAAACGCTCCCTCTTTCCCCCTCATCAGTATAAAATCAGATAGGTCATCGAAATGACACAATTGAACTTTTTGGGAAGCTCCAAACATTCTCCTAACGGGAATAACCTCAGCAATAGAGACCCCCAGTCTATTTTCAAGATCTTCCTGCAAGAAGGTTTTAAATTCCGCTTCTTCTTCTGGTGTATGTACAGCAAAACTAAATATCCTGACAAGTTCTAACTTACCAAGATCCTTCATGATCTTCAGCAAAAGCTGAATTGCCCCACATTTTCTAAGGAAAATTGGATTTTTACCCCATGCATCAATGACTGTTTCTTCTAGGTCAATGAAAACATCCATCATACACCTACATGTAAAAATCCATATATGAGTAATTTTTGTCTTCTTTTTCGGACCAAATTGCCGCCATTAAATCCCCCCATGCCCTATATGAGAGGATCATTTGCTTCCCATCCGAGAACACAGGAACACCTGAACTGTTTTGGTGCTCTTCTCCTGTGGTATGTAAGTTTTTCTCTAAAACCTCTCTCCTCACTGCTTCTAGGTATGGGTGTGTGGTTTCTAAGAAATGTTTAAGATAATCATTCCACCGATGATTCTCATGTCCTTTAGCATTAAACCAACCACCCATCCAACCAAAACTATCATCTTTCTCGTCAGCAACATCATCCTCATCAATCCAATCGACAACCCTAATGTCGCTACTCATAATAATCCTCTGCTTTAACTACATTAAAAGTTTCATACTCGAACCGTTTTAAGTCTCTGTAGAGCATAAACGATTTGGGGTTTCCTGAGAGTGCCCTCTTATACAACCCTAGCTGAGTCTTATTCATTGTCTTCTTATCGTACCAACCATTCTGCTGTCTTTCCCTGAAGAGTTTTCGCAGTACATTGACATAATCTAACTCTAACCTAATATCACTGATGGTAAAACAACGAAGTCTGTCCTTTTCTTTGGCAACCAAGATGTGCATAGTCTACCCCTTCATGCAAAGAACCTGTCGGAGTTCTGCAACCACCTTTACAAGATCCGTCTGATCTGACATAACCTGATCAATTGACTTATACGCTGCTGGAATCTCATCAATGACCCCCGCATCTTTACGGCAGACAATCCCCTCAGTCTGTTTCGCAACATCCTCAACCGTATACTTTTCCTTCGCTGCTCCCCTTGACAGGACCCTACCTGCACCATGTGAGCATGAACAGAATGAGTCTTTGTTGCCCAATCCCTCTACGATGTAGGAGCGAGTTCCCATAGATCCTGGGATAATTCCAAAATCACCCACGCGAGCACGAACTGCCCCTTTGCGAGTGACAATCACATTCTCACCAAAATGGTTCTCTCGCTCTGCATAGTTGTGGTGACAATTCACTGTCAAAAGTGGTGTAATATCGGGCGCATGGTCCTTATCAGAACCATACAACGCTTCGGACAATGAAGACATTGCCAAAGACATCATAAGCTCACGATTCCTCATAGCATAGGACTGAGCCCACTGCAAATCTTGCCAATACTCGTTGAACAATTTATGACCTTCTGGAAGGTATGCAAGGTCTGGATTTTCTAGCTTGATCATGAATGCTTTCATTAAGTCTTTTGCTCGATCAATGTAATAATTTCCAATGACGTTACCAATTCCACGCGAACCTGAGTGGAGCATGATCCACACTTGATCCTGGGTATCGAGGCACACTTCAACGAAATGATTCCCCCCACCCAACGTTCCGAGTTGAGCCAACATTTTGCTCTCACGATCCTTTTGTATTTCCTCTGGTAAACTCTTGAACCCAATCATTCCATGCCAATAGAGGGTGGATAATATGGGGGTTTTGTGTTGGTCCTGTCCAACCGGAATTTTCTTAGAGAGGATCGAAAATAAATTATCTAAGTTATCATCTAAATCATTGGAATTCAACGGCAACTTTGCTGCCATCATCCCGCAACCAATATCAACCCCAACTGCTGCAGGGGAAAGTGCTCCCTTTGTTGCCACAACAGATCCTACCGTAGCACCCTTACCAAAGTGAACATCGGGCATGGCAGCAACATGCTTGAAAACAAATGGAAGTCCCGCAGTCTGACGTAGTTGTGTCTCAGACTTGGTGTCTACGTTATGAGTCCAGATCTTGACCGGAACTGTTTGCTTTTCACCTGTTAACACTTTTGCGATTGGCATCTTAATCCCCTTGGTTATTGATTCCCCTCAGTGTAGCAAACTCCATTTCCCTTGTCAAGTGTTGGTCATTTAGCCACGCGAGGTATTTTTTAAGGTCCTTGTTCCGTTGAGTCCAATATTCATCATAGCAAAATTCGTTAAATAGCATCGGTTCAGACAAGATCACTTGTCCATCCCCATCACACATCATGCAAGGCATATCCGGTAGACCAACATAATCAGGGTCAACACCAGACCCCATACACACTTCACATGTGCCACATGTGGGTTCGGTGGCACTATATCGACCAGATTGTTCGAACAATTCTTTCAGATCTGTTCGATGGAGTCTAACCCAATCCTTTTCTTGGAGAAGGTCAACTTTAAAAGACGTAGACATTTCGTACCTTTTCATAGTGTTCCATGATCCACTTGACCTGGCGTTCCGATAGGGATTTGTGGGCGAACCCAGTTACCGTGTTGAGTAGTACCACATCATTATGGGTTACCTTTAGATCCTGTTTGTGGTTACTCCATGTTAGTACTAAATCCTTGTCCGAATGCACATCATCAGTTTGCATAATCCCCCTCCAAAGGTTATCGACCACCAACCAAGCTCTCTAGCTCTCTCTGCGCCCATTTCATGTACTCTGCACCTTCATGCGTATGAAAGAAATAATCAACATTTCCCTGTCTCAGTGTCTCAATCATATAAAGGGACTTTTTGTAGTTTTCTCTCTTCTTTTGTATATCTGCCTGTTCCTTTTGGAATAAGGATATAGCTTTTAGTTTTTCTGTCTCTTCTTCACAAACCTCATCCTCAAGTGAACTGATCATATTTTGAAGTGATTGTATCTCAGACTTCAGCCCATCATTCTCAGATTTTACTGAAACCAAACTCTCTTCTGCTTGTCTCCGAAGCTCTTGAGAAGACCGTAGATCAAGTTTCAGATTATGAATATGATCCCTCAGATCTTCAATCTGTTCGAGCAGGTTATCTGTTGCTTTACTCATAATCCCTAACCGCTATCCCAACTGGGAAAATCGGAATACCTTCATCCGAAAGGGTTTGGTAACGAACGGTCAATTGCTTCCCCATATATGATTTTCTGTTGTTCCACTGCTCTTCTCTCTCTACCATCGTAGCTTTACAGCGGACATCAAATGTTCCATCACCATATACCCCACCGGTTTTTGATGAGGTTTGGCAACGAAAGATTGCTTTATGTTCGTCTTTACCCCTTCCATCCTTACATCCAACGATTTCAAATTCTTCATCGACAAAATCTTTATATTTCTGCAACTGGTTGTCTCGATACTGAAACCGATAAGCGTCATTCGAATCTGAGCGCACAATGGACCCCTCATACCCCTGCTCAACAAATATACCATGCATCGCTTTCATTTCTGTCTCGTTCAGAACCACTACAGTTTTAACAAACGAGAGATAGGGGACGTTAAGACTGTTTGGGAGTTTCCCATGCCACAGGATATACCGCTTCTTAAACCCACCCTCTGAAGACGCTCGATCATAACAATGAAAGTGGACATGTTTCTTTAGTGTGTCAATGTCTGGGGTCTTTTCGTCCTTAATTGCAGAGATAAGCTGCTGGAAAGTCAAATCCCCATGATTATACATTTCACCATCAAGTATCTCACCATCCTTCATGAAAGAAAGAAACTGAGGGTTCATGTACAAGCTGAAGTTCTTATAGATTTTTCCTTTCCTGGACCAATAGAAAATATTATCTCCCTTACGCTCAACCAAGCAACGAACACCATTCAACTTTGGTTGGACGAATGCGGGCCACTGTATATACTTTTTCCGCTCGTTGAATTTTTGTGCCAACATCGGTAGAAGTTTGGAACCACCAACAGAACTTCCATCATTGTCCTGTTCGTCTGTACCTTCACCAGACTTAGGAACAACCTCTGAATAATTCTTGTCATACTGCTTCTTTAATTTTGACTCCGCTTCCAAGCATGCTTGCACGAAATGATCCGTCTCGTTGGAGCGACCGATGTTTTTCCCCTCGGTGACCGTCTGGTGTGAAATCTGCATCTTCCCATTCATTTGACCGTGCTTGGTGAAAATGACAGAAGAATCCACTTTCCTCTCAACCCAAATCGTCCATACCTTCACCACACCTTTTGAGGAAAGACCATAGAGGATTGGATAGGTGGAAATATCGGGCATATTATTCTCCATTTTTCTGATGTGTCAGCTCAATGATCTCAAATAGAAGATTATCGCATCTATCTTCATTTACTGTCTCTGGTAGTATGGACCGTTCTGATAGTTTTTCCAACGAATCCATTAGTTCTTCAAGCATCGGGGATACATCTTTAAAATGCAGCTCACCGGCTTTTATTTTTTTGAGAAAATCAACTTGCTTCAGTGGATAGGTGAAATCACCATCAGTCAAGATGTCCTTGATTTGGTACCCTGCTCGAAATGCATGTGAGATTGCCTTCCAGTCAATTCCCTGATTGGTTTCTGCTTGTCTTGCTCGCTCTCCAAACATATCAACAAAGTGTTCCACCATATCAACATAATTGGTGGTGGTTGCATTCAGTGTCATCTTCTTTCCGCAGACCTGGTAAAACTTTCCATCTTCTGATGGTCCACAGTGCTCTCCAACCGGAAGAAGGTTGATGATGTTACCAATCTTCTCTTTGGGGTGCAAATGCAATGCTTCGAGAACAAGCTTCGCGTCTGCTAAACGAGACCCCTTGATGCCATATTTTGCTGCCTGACTCTTTGCATACCCAACAAATGAAGAGAGTTTTCTAGTATAGAAAATGTGTCGTTGTTGGTGTATTAGATCCCATGCGAGGGTTGGTTGTATCCAATATTGCCGGGGTGCATGGAGCATGTCGAGGGCAACCGTCTCACCTTTTTTGGCAAGTTCAAAGAAGTATTGGATGGAATAGAATTCCCTATCTGTGTCAGAAGATGTGTTTTTTGCGTGGCTGTGAGACTTGGTGTTGCAAGAAATGCTCTTTGGTGTTTGACCCAGATACATTTCTCGTTTTGTCGGAAGGAAGACCCCCTTATAATCCTTATCGGATGAGGGGGTATCGGTACCATAAAGATGGGACCCAAAAACCATTTCCACTATGATATGCTTGTCATTCATGATGTACAGAGTATAGCAAGTTCACAGGGTATTGTCAATAGGACATAACGTATTGATATTTAACGAGAGTCACCAGTTATCATTTTGTCTAAGTTTTTGGTCGTTGAAACTTGATTGTATGCAATTTGGTTTGCGTTATACCAACCAATTCCAGATATGCGCTTCGATCTCATCACCAACCGAGCATTCCTCTCAATTTGAACTGGGGTGTATTTTACAGAAACATTGTTTTCGACATAATAATTTGCAACAAGTATGAACAGATCATTGTTGGGCATGTTCACCAAATGTTCAAGTGGAAAGGTTTCAGCGTAATTAAACAGACAGATACCATCAATAAAACCATTTCCATACCATCCTTGCGGGTCTATACCTTGACTATTTCCAAGATTATGTACACTGTTGGTAATAGTGTATATGGGTACACTGTTACTCACTGACTCTCTAATCCGTTGGACCACACTTGACACAATGTCCTTTGAAACTGTTTGCCCTGGTAGTTGTGCGACAACTGAGCGAATGTAATCCACTCCCAGCGCATCTGCACCACACAGATCCATACATTCCTTGATGTATGAAATTCTCCAATCAACAAACTTTGTATTCCAAATGTCGTAGTGCGGTGTTGCAACTCTAGATAATATAAATTCGGGTCTTATTGGATTTGCTTGGTTGACAATACCAACAAAATTTAAAACAGGAACAACAGAAAATCCACTATCCCGTAAAGTTTCAATAGCACTTCTCAATGGGTTGCCACCCAGTGGGGCAAGACGCGAATCAATCGGTGCACAGGTTGACGGCCAGGTTGCTCCTCTTCCATCATCGGCAACCAAAAACACAGTGTCGATGCCCATACTTTTCCAAACACCAGAGCGAGTGGCTAGTGTTTCTGTATTTGCCCAAGCGGGTATATGGGTTTCGAATACGAATTTTCTTACGCCTCTCCAATTACTCATACGCCTCCATCTGCTCATGTGGTCCCATTCGGTTAGTGTGTAACCTATATTTAGGACGATTTACCAAGAAGCATAGTCACTAAGATCGAGGGTGTCATGTGTCTTGACGTTCTCAAGGACAACAGAGACACCTATACCGTTAGATCTACTGATGTGATATATAAATTCCCCACCACCAGGGGTTTGTTTATTTTGTGACCTAATAAACTTTGAATGTTTCCACTCAAATGATGGTGGAATAAGATGTGAAAGATATTCTGGAATTGTCGGAAGAGCTTTTAATTTCTTCATGATGTGGTGGACCCTGTAGGTGCTGCCCCTACTGCCTCCGCAGTGTCAATGCGGCACTCTGCTGGTGAGCTAAGGGTCCGTCTATATTGTGCGTCTACTGGTTCAACATCCTCGTTCGCAACGATCTCTTTACTGTCTGCAAATCTTGGCATAATAACCTCACATTATATGGACTCCCTGACAGGACTCGAACCTGCATGTCTCTGGTTCGAAGCCAGAGTAGCTTCCATTGCTATCACAGGGAGTGTAACACTTTTAACCATTCGTTGTCAAATACACAATTGTCTGGTGCATGACGAAACATTGGAGCAATTTGCTCATTCTTATATCCAGCAAGACCGCAACCAATACGAGTTACCAAAAACTCCAGTTCATTATTCTGGGATGCAAAAACAATAAATTCTTTCACATACGTCTCTATGATATCTAAGGGAAGTACCTCTAAGTGGTGTCCCTTTGTGGGAATTGCATAGGAATTCCCTTGCAACCCCTTTCCCTGCCCATACTTTGCACCGTAATAGGTTCGAGCATGTAGGGCAGCTCCAGCACCATGACGCCCAGCAAGGTTTGACCCAAATACAAATATTTTATGCGTACTCATAACCATTATCACCATACTCATATGGGACTTTATATTTCCCGTACAAATACCCACATGAACATCTAAATGGGGTATTGAGTGGTCCCTGTGGTGGATTCGGAAATTCTCTTTTGCATTTGAGACAAATAATAACTGGTGATTCCATGATATTTCATTAACGAGGCTTAAAGAACATCAAAGAATCGGTAGCTTCCTCAAACATTTCTATACTTATTACACCCTGCAACTGCAATACATGAAAAGAATTCATAAGAAAAATCCACTTCTGCCATTCCAAATCTTCTCTAATTTCCTTGTCTGTGAAATCTTCCTTATGTCGGAAGTCTCTCTTAATCTCTGTTATCCTCATAGGAACTTCCTCACATGTATGGTGCCGCTAGCAGGACTCGAACCTGCATGGTCCCCTTTAGGAGAGGGGTGCATATCCTTTTTGCTATAGCGGCATGAATTTGGTGCCCCCGGCAGGATTTGAACCTGCGTGGGTTCCGCTTAGAAGGCGGATGCCTTTCCAGACTAGACTACGGGGGCATATGTTTCTGGCGGAAGACAGAGGACTCGAACCTCACCCCCGCATTGAGAGCCCTTCGTTTTCGAGACGAGGCGACGCGGCCCGCGCCGTTTATCTTCCATAATTGGTGGAGGTGCGGGGCATTGCATCCCCGGTCCAAAAGTACTCTTGAAGTAGGATCTCCATGCTAATCAATCATTCTACGATCAACTGTGGATTGATACACGGTTGAAAGTTTTGAGGATAAATCTCGTATTCAGTACACCCCCAACTCCTGAATACCAGTCTGAATTTACGCCTCCCCACTTACAGACTTACATGAGTTGGCGCGAAGTGCGATTAAGCAGCGACGAGTTCTAGTTCTGCAGCAATTAATTGCTTCCATGTTGTTAACGGAGCCACGGAACTCCGGCATGCCCTCTCATTCTCCAGTTACCCCTGTCGATACTGTTCACCCCCATGTTCTACTTAGGTTGTGGAATTTCTCTACCTGCTTCTAATTCAGCTTCCACCCAGGATTTTGCAACCTCGTTTAGATTATCGAATGCTTCTTGTGCAGTTTCACCTTGAGCAAAACATCCCTCGAATTCAGAAATGAATGAGAAATACCCACCTTCCTCTTCTGGCACTATCACTCGTCCATACGGTCTTTTTAGAATCTCGTCCACTATCTGATTCATAACGTTACCCCAAATATGGCGGAAGAGGGAAGACTTGAACTCCAATGCTAATGATAGCATCCCATCGCTTTCCAAGCGAGTCCGGCAGCCTCTCCGGTTCCTCTTCCATTAAACTTGTTCGGCATTCATATAAGTCTTGTCCATCAAAATATATGTGACACATGTATATGAAAGCTGGGGGCAATTAATCTCAGGATCACTAAAATTAATCACCCCCGTATGCCCGCTTCCTCACATGGAGGCCGGGTCTGAAATGGCGGAAGACAGAGGACTTGAACCCCATACCCTTTCGAGTACAATCCGCTTTCAAGGCGGTTGTGTTGACCCGCAACACTTTATCTTCCATATTATGGTGCTCCTACTGGGTATCGATCCCAGTCTTCTAGATTGAGAATCTAGCGACCTAGCCAGTAGTCTATAGGAGCTATGTGGTGGACCGCCGCGGTATTGCGCCGCGTTCCTCCGGTTAAGAGCCGGGAGCTTCACTATTAAAGCTTGCAGTCCGTATTTATTTTAATAATTTAATAGTCAACCTTAATGAAAACAAATATATTCTCGTTGAGCATTTGCTGACATTTGCCACCACATTCCTAGTCCACATTGGGTTGCGCTAGCTGCATCATTAATGAACTCAAATTTCGATGCTTCTATTTCGAAATTATTTGTGCAAATATCATCCGAACAACTTGTCTCAAAATCTACAACAGATTTAAACCCAAAGGATCGATACATTATAGGCAAGTGACCATTTGATACTATAAACCTATTCTTTCGTATAGTTTGTGCCCCAACGTTCAACTTATTTGGAAGATAGAGTGCCGCGTATTCTGCACCAGGGGTATCAAGTCCTCCACAATTTATAAATATATTTTCCTCAATTATATGATTGGAATTTGTAAAGTTACTAGCATTAAATGATATGCATGGACTGGTTGTATTGTTTAGAAAAATATTCCGCTTAACAATATTGCCCTGTGAAGGTCCAGCATATCCCTGAAACTCAAGAACTTGTGAAATATTCTTCTTGGTAAGAAAAATCCCACCAATTCTTTGATTGGTGAATAAATTACCCTCAAGAAGATTTCCATTTCCATTAAACTGTGCGCGTACAGTCATATTGACTATTTTATTATTCCGAAACACATTACCTGTTGCTGCATTTAATCTAGAACCATCAATACCAAATGGACGACAATATTCAACAAACCACCGACATGTAAATACTGTGTTTGATACAACATTATTTCTAATCGTTGTTGTTCCGCGAAGTGCCTCCACACTAAATCCAGTGTGTTGCCAATCAATAATAATTAGATCATGAAACGAGTTATCATGCGACCCTTCAGAGAGAAGAATTCCATCACCAGTTACTCCATTGAATTCGTGTGCGTAGCCGGCGATTGATTCGGGTAGTCTTGGATCGATATTACAATTAAAAATTTCAATATTCCTTGATTCTGTACCTGTCCCTCTGCCGGTTGAATCTGTGATATACACCCCACGATGGGACCATCGCCCAATTTCACAGTCATTTGTTGTTTTTAATCCAAAAATCCGTATATCTGTCGCGCCTAAAATATAAACAGAACCAAGTCCACCACCACCAACATTTGGATTTATAATATCAAAAAACTTATTATTTGCCCTCATAAAACAAAGGGCAGAAAACGAACAGGGTACATTGGTAGATGAGAGAGTTTTAACCACCATCAATTTTATTGATGGATTTGATGTCGATGGTAAATATAATCGTTTATTGGGGGCATCAAACCACCATCCGCGAACCGGACCATTTGGTGTTGAGGATTGACCCAAGAGAGACTTTACCTCAGACTGCATATGTTCAATGTCATTTAACCACACTCTTTTTGGTGGGTTAATATACGATGGTAGAGAAAGGTACCAAACACCTTCACTTTCTTTTACCCAGTTGGCAGCCTGCAGCGCCTCGGTTAAAATTGTTTGATTAAGAATTCTACCTGGATTTCTGGGACAATCGAAACGAATTGTAATATGTCTGTCCGGCGTACCGGATGCAGAGGGTCCGACTAGAAATCCAGTAGTATGTAACCCACACACATAGACTGTATCCCCGGCATCAATTCCTGTTACTGGAGTCCAATTCAACCCACTGTCGGTTGAATTGAATGCACCACTCCCCCCCAATGATTCTGCGCATTCATATGAGAGTCCATTACCGTTAATGGAACACTCTACTTTTGGTCTCACATACCACGTATTGTTGGCTTCAGACCCAACCAATGCTGGTGCTGGCGGATTAAGTGGGGTCCAAGATGCCCCCATAACTGTATATTGAACAAGAAACAATGATGAGGTTATTATTAAAAATAATATTGACAATAATTTCATAATTGATACCGTGGTGTCCCCGGTTGGATTTAAACCAACGATCTCCACCTTCGCAGGGTGGCGTGATATTCGGGCTTCACTACAGGGACGTTAATTGGTGCACCCCCAGTCCTTTAGGGACCATTATATCATCCAACAGATTTAGCTCTATCTGTCTATGATGTTTCTTCACCCGCGTCCAGGTGAGGGTGCTCTATTTGGTGCACGGTATAGGTACTGCCCCTATCTTGTCTCGCTTGTAAGGCGAGTGCATTCCTTCCCTGCCCACCGTGCGTTAGTCGATAATTCTATGGTCTTCGTATATGTCAATTGCTTGCTTTAACTGCTTTCTAATCTCTCTTGTATTACCTTTTTCAGCAAGCAACTCAATCTCAAGCTTATGTATGCGCTTCATCAACTTCATGCATCCAGGAATAGCTTCTTGTTCACAAGCAATAAGTTCCTGTCTATGCCGTTTTCCTAGCTTCATCCAATCACTAGACATAATACTCCACAATGGAGCCGCTTGTTGGACTTGCACCAACCATCTCCACTTTACCAAAGTGGCGTGTCAACTACCTCTACTTAAGCGGCGTAAACTTATTTATAAAATAGGACAACATGTAAGCGGCGTTCTGTTTACAATCATCATTTCTCTAGGAGTATCATTACTGATACCCTCAAGCTGCCTACCCGCGAGTTTTGTACGAGCAGTACACTCGCCTATTTGGCATTGCACCAGGTAGAGATTGCCCGTTTCACTTCCTCATCATCGAGGAGCGATGAACCCCCTCATTGATGATGATTACTCGTCTCTGTAGCTCTAATCATCAGGTTACCCTGTGTGGTCGTTAACCACTACCATGCTCTAGGTGCGCCGACTTTCCTCTAGCTGTGTGCTAGCGATGATTCTGTTGTCCTATAATCTCCTTTCATGTGGTACCTGGGGTGGGACTCGAACCCACAGGAATCTGTTTTTGAGACAGACATGTTTGCCAATTACATCACCCAGGCAATTTTTCTAATACCTTATTCCCCATAATTAAGTTTGCATCAAGAACCCTAAGCTCACTTGCGACATTAAATGCGACCACCCAATCTTCCTGAGTCACCGCTTCCTGCAATTCAGATTTTAACCGTTCTCGATTTTCTTCTAGGATGTTCACTGCAACTTCAAATGCTCTCCGTTCTGTCATATTATACCCCCACAGAAGACTGAATAGCAATGCCAAACATTTTGTGGTGCTGATCAATATAATAGTTGTTATACTTAGGGACCCCAGATTTACCCGAAGGTCCATCAGCATATTCCATCTCTACTGTTAGAAATGCCCCTTCGGATAACCTCTTAAATTGCATTTCGGCATTATACTTATAAGTTTGTCTCAATTCGTAGGGGATTCCTAGAGTGTCAAAGAGTATCCTATTTCTCATCCCGCGCTTTGGACAAACGATATGTAATTCACCAGGTAACCAATAATCACCCGCTGTGCAACTGTAAGGTCTCACATACCAATGAGTCTGGACCGCTATACAATTCTTGAACATGTGTGTAGAACCACAACCACATTGAAATCTTTTGTTCTTGTACATATGTCCTCATAATATATGGTGCCGTGGGTGGGAGTCGAACCCACAAGCGAATCGTTTTAAGCGACCCAGGTATGCCAAATTCCCTTCACCACGGCATGGAGCCCAAGTCCAGATTTGCGCTGGATCTTACAGTTTACGAAACTATCGTGCCACTATCAACACTTCATGGGCATATATGGTGGGTTGGCTAGGTACTGCCCCTAGTTCCTCCGGTTAAAAGCCGGGAGCTTCACTTACAAAGCTTACAACCCAAAATCGCTTGCATTGCTACCGTTACAACAAAAAGACTGTTACCCACTGTCTCTGATGCATGCAGGGATTCTTCCTCTCTAGAATCAGAAGAATCTATCGTGGATACCGTCTTCTACGGAGTTGAACCGTTCCGCAAGTCAAAAATATTTCTTACGATGGAGCGGGCTATGGGAATTGCACCCATACGTCCAGGTTGGAAGCCTAGCATGCTGCTGTTGAACATCAAGCCCGCATATGATCGGAATTTTAACACATCACCCTACGTCTGTCAATACTATATCGCCAGTTTTTGGAGCGGATGGTGGGAGTCGAACCCACGTGATCTTCCTTGGCAAGGAAGCACATAACCGTTCTGTCACATCCGCAATTAAACTTGATTAATGTGTCTCATGAACTTCTTCGTCTCAACCCACCAAGGCATATTCTCATCCCAGTCTACCACATCCCAACTACCAGTCCAAATTATCACACCATCTGCAATCTCATGAAGGACTTGAAGCTGCAATGCCCAAAATTCCGGTTCAACTAACCTTAACCCATTAGGGGGTGGAAGAGAATTGTGATACCTTGGCCATATAAAAGGATATATGGGTTTATCACCTGCATATCTCCTGGCTTCTTTAATATTTTCTACCGCGTATCGAACCCAACTATCCCAAGGGTCATTTCTTAGTACATACAAGGATGGTGCAAGAAAACTGACTTTATCCACTACAGACTGAACGAGTGCGTTTTCTGACTGCCACCTATTGTATCCACTCACTCTTCGTATTGCTCGATCATAATCCCGACGAGGCAAAAACCCATACATCCCCAAGTTCATGGTGGGTTTTATTTCCCGCATCCAATCAAAAACTTGGATATGATTCGCTCTCTGTTGCGCCCCAAACTCATCATCCGTATAAAACTGGTAACTCTCAATGTCGGTGATAATTGGGGTGTCATCATCATACTGAAGTGCATTGTTTGCAATATTCTTAACTGTTCCCTCATGGGGAAGAGCTAAATGATCCGGTTGACCATTGAAAAATGTATTCTCGAAATAGATTCGCGCTCGTTTGATGCCATATAACCCCAAAAGATCCGGTTTATTCAGATAGGGGGTTGTGTCGAAAATTCTAAACGGGTGCGTTTTAAGTTTTTTTCGGGTCTGTCGGACATCTTGCTCTAAGCTTCTGTCCCACCCCGTACCGTTCCACCGATATATTTTACCATCCCGTTGATCGATCCGATGAACCCCTGTGTGTCCTGGGGTTAGGTTTTCTATTTCTCTGTCGCCATATTGATATGCTGCAGTCCAATTTGTCAGTACCGTTGGATCATTATTCGCTTTCAACCAAAGAACTTTATCATTAGAGTGATAAAATAACTCCCCGTTCCACCTAGACATGTTACTTCTTACACTCTGAGCAAGGGTACCAGTATCCTATTGTACCATTGACGCAAAGATGAGCATTCATATGATCGAACTCCGCCTCCTTGCGCGATGGCGATTTCTTTTTAGTATTCCTGCTCACATGAACCTCCATAATATAATAAATGGTGCGAGGTCGGAGAATCGAACTCCGGTGTCAGGCTCTTCAGGCCCGCGCTTTGCCAACTAAGCTAACCCCGCATAATGGCTCCGGTCCCAGGGATCGAACCTGGCTCATTCCGCATTAACAGTGCGGCGCACTCACCCTGAGTGCTAGACCGGAATAATCTCTATTCAATTTTGGTAGGGACACCTGGGCTTGAACCAAGTCTTAAGGTTTCAGAGACCTTCGTGCTCCCAATTACACCATATCCCCACTACTATCGTGCATGTTTAGGTAATATTTCAGGGAAATACCTAGGGCACAAATAAACCATCAGTATCACAACAATAATACTAGAACCCCCCAAACCAAAGACCACGGACCAATCCCAATCCAACCCCCACCCTCTAATAGTGGTGAAAGTTATAGATTTTCCTATGATAACCCCCAGACCCAACCAAATAGCAAACCAAAGTAACCAATCAGAAACCATAGCAACAAACATTCCACAAACAATAAACAATGCTCCCATAGTTTTCCCAACAACCCCAAATTCATCAAGCAACTCATTAAGTTGATTGTCATTCATTACAAAGCTCCCCATTAAACCATTTAAAACGTAACTTAACTTCTTCTAGAGCAATGGGTTTATATTCGGTCTGCTCAACACAAACACACACATACCACGGATCATCTAGAACATTTGCATGTGTGTGACCATGAACATTTGCAACAAATCTTCCCTTACTCTCAGGATGCACTGGAATATGGGATAACAGCATCCTATCGAGAATGTGATATCCTCGAATATCACGAAAATGCTTCAGGTAATCGGTGATCTTGAAGATATCATGATTACCCTTAATTAAAACCTTGTCACCATTCAATCGTTGCAAAACCGCTAATGCTTTTCTAGCAATAACCACATCCCCCAGGTGATACACTTTATCATTCGGACGGACAACCTTGTTCCATTCCTGGATCATGTATTCATCCATTTCCTCTGGTGAATCCCACGGTCTCAGTTTGGTACCGTCATTTCTGAGGAACTTACAGACCCCAGCATGACTAAAATGTGTATCGGCTGTAAGAAATATGTTACTCATAATATGGCCGGGACACTCGGTAACGCTCCGAGTCCAACTGGTTCAAAGCCAGCTATGCTTCTTTTACACCATGTCCCAAAAACTGATCCAATCCTTCTTTATTTGCGAGTCTCTTTAACGTTTCTGCATGACACCGTTTTGGTGCACAATGACACTTGAGATTCTTACCAACCAACGGATCTAACCAATTGGGGTCTTCTTTTAATCTCTTCGTTGCATACTCTTCAAACTCATCACATACTCTGTTGCGTTCCTCAAGAGTATCTATGGTCATTATGAAGGGGTTACCCCAAGGAGTTGATCGATCCACCAAGACCGCTCGACTCATGACTCCTTCAACATCTCTGATATGGTAAATCTTCATAATATGGCGGAAGATACAGGATTTGAACCTGTGTGGGAGTTACCCCGCATTGTTTAGCAAACAAGCCCGTTTAGCCAGACTCCGGCAATCTTCCTCGTCTATGGAGTCGCCGATAGGACTCGAACCTACATACAACTGCTTTGCAGGCAGCGACCTAGCCTTTCAGTCACGGCGACATATATGGCGCGCCCGATGGGTAACGATCCCACTTCATTCCTGATTGACAATCAGGCGTCCATCCTACAGACTCCGAGCGCATTCTATTATTTTCTGGTGGACCATCAAGGAATCGAACCTTGTGGGAATTAACGACTGGTTTACAGCCAGCCCCGCCTCCATAACGGTCTAATGGTCCATAAATCTTGGGTGCCTAGGTCCCCGGTTATTTCCAGACTGGGGGGACTCCACGAATGTCTGGCCAGATGTTCCCATGTCAACACCCTGGGGAACCCGCGACTCTATTTCAGATTCTAACACACCATCGGGAACATGTCAACTACTAATTTGGTCCACCCGTTAGGAATCGAACCTAAACGAGGCTCCAATCTAGAGCGAGGGGTTTATAAGACCCCCTTGCCTCCAAGGCGCGGGTGGATATTTTATTTGGTGCCTGTGGTAGGATTTGAACCTACACTTGACGGCTTCTAAGACCGTTGACTCTGCCGTTGGTCTACACAGGCGATATTTAAAATTTCTTACTGACTTCATTTGAAAGGGGACTCAAGTTTCCCTTTGCATCCTTCGCTTTCAGTGCAAAGTAATATGTAGCACCTTTCAAGATCCCTGTCAACTTCAATTCTGTTACTAACCCAATTTCAATTGGTGTCTGATACTTTCCCGGCTCCAGACCCCAATACACCAGATACCCACTTGTTACCCCATCAACCGGTGGAGCCCATGTTAATGTTGCTTCCCCCATAATCACTACAGGTGGGGTTGCTGCTGCGATTTCAGCAAGCATTGCATCTTTACCACCAGGATTCGACCATGATTTACCTACAAACTTACCAGAGTGGCATTCATATACATTCGACTTATTGTTGTTATGACACCCATATGAATCCAATGCACCAGCATGTGGAAACGCTGAGGAGGCACTAAGGAATAAGAACAATGTGGCAACCACACTCACTATAATATTCATACATCCTCCGGTTATGGTGGCGGTAGAAGGAGTTGCACCTTCTCAGTACGACTTATGAAATCGTCTGGCTGCGCTTGTGCTTACCGCCTTTATATGGTAGCGGGTTAACGAGTTGCACGTTAAACTCAAGGTTATGAGCCTTGACGGGTCGCTGTCCCCTTCCACCCGCAAATTTTAAAACTGAGAGGCCGTGCTTCCGTTACACCACATTCCTACGTTACCGATCTTACTGGTGGCCATCCAGGAGTCTTAATTCATGATCGGTGTTCAGAACAATCGGATTTGAACCGTTCCTGCCCCGTTATGGTGCCTCTGGTAGGACTCGAACCTACACTAAACAGGCTCTCGACCTGCCGACTCTGCCAATTGGTCTACAGAGGCGAAATGGTCTGGGCGGCAGGATTTGAACCTGCGATTTCTCGCCTCCAAAGCGAGAGGAGTGGCCGGACTCTCCTACACCCAGATATATTTTGGCGCTCCTTGTGGGTATCGATCCCACTTCATATGCTTGAAAGGCATATATCCTAGCCAGTAGACGAAAGGAGCAAAAATTTTGGTGGACCTTGACGGTAACCCTCCGTCCCCGCCCGGGTGCAAACCGGGAATGCTCGTTCAACACCTAAGGCCCAATACCCACCATTTAACCTCCACGAAGCAGGAGGCACCATCTTTCTGGGGTCCATAAGGAGAGTCCCAGAAATTAAGCTGGTGGACTTACTTACCGTCTAAGGGTATCTAGTGAACCAATCTAGCCCTTTATCGGCTACGGAGCGATCCACAACCCCTAGACTACCTCTATCTATGTAACCCCCGCACCACGTCTTTGAAGCCGATCCAATCCAATTTAACGGCGCGAGCGACTTCCTCTAACAATGATACTGAGGGGTCCTGGGGTGATCGGTGGGTAATGCTCCCACTTTTCCTGGGCCACAACCAGGCGCATTTCTTTTATGCTACGACCACAACTGATCCACTATTTTTCAAGTGGAAATTGTTACCCCTTTACCCCACCGTGCGTAATGAGAACCACCGCAACAAAGGCAGTGGAAGAGATAACTCCATCGATCCGGGTCTCATGGAGCCGGAAATTGCGGGCATTTGATGGGTAGCGCCCTACTACCTTAGTGCAGTCTTCCTCTTGCGGAGTAGTTTCTGCCACATGGAGCCGCCAACTGGACTTGCACCAGCCTATTCCTGCTTACAAGACAGGCGATCAACTATCTGACCCATAGCGGCATATCTCTTTTAACACATAAACCAACAGTATCGTCATTGACGCATAGACCAGTGTATTGGGTGCAGGATTTCTGGGATGGTGTGCCCAAAGCCTACCTGCGCTTCTCACGGTGCACCTACTGAGTGTGCTTGGTGTTTACACTAACCCAATACCCCGTTTCCTATTTCAATTCGACATTCCAGTACAAGTAATCTGCCCATGTTTCTGGCATCTTGCGCAATCCCAACGTCACTGTTACCACTTGGGACCATACTGGTTGCTTAGGTTTCTTGAGCAACTTCATTCCTGCTTGCTCTGGTGTCCTACCCTCTTTCTTAGAGTTACATGGGACACATGCCGTTACAATGTTCTCCCAAGTCTTCGTTCCACCCTGAGCAACCGGTTTCACGTGGTCAAATGTCAACTCTTCTGATTCAAACTTTTGAGCACAGTACTGGCAATGAAAACCGTCCCTAGTGAAAATGTTCAAACGAGTAAATTTCACTGGTGCTTTTCTGCGAAAACGAACCGGAACCAACATCCTCAACACCGAAGGAATCTTCATGCTAAACGAAATAGAATGGATTTCCTCTTCGTGCTCTTCAATAACTTCTACTTTACCAGTCCAGAGCAAAGTGATTGCTCGCTGCCAATTGACAACTTGTAGAGGTTCATATGAGCTGTTCAAGAGCAATGTCATATGCATGATAACCACCCTCCAGTTTCCACTACTCTAACACACCACAATTCACTTGTCAACTAGTATTTGGCATGGGATGCAGGAGTCGAACCTGCGCCGGCTGTTTTGGAGACAGCAATGCTACCGTAACACTTATCCCATATATTTGGTACGCCTCCACAGAATTGCACTGTGATCTCCCGCTAATCAGGCGAGGGTACTGCTGTTGTACGAGAGGCGTATTAAATTTTGGTGGAGGCTGGCGGTTCTGCCCCGCCGACTTCTCGGTGCAAGCGAGATGGTTTCCTAATTAGCCTAAGCCCCCAAAAAACAAAAAGCCGAAGGGTGTCTCTCCCCTCGGCTCCATCTTTCCGTTTCCCCAGTAGCACTGGGGAGTTGTGCTACCGATCTTATTTTTTACCTGTTGCTTCATTAATACGGGCGAGTGGTTGCCATCCCATATAAAAGGGTGAATTATGAGTATTGATATCTTTTAAACCACCTATAGAACTCTGCATGACTTCCTTACATGATACTCGAAAATGATTATGATGTCAACAACTATTTAGCAAACTTAAACTTATTTATAATACTTTTACTTTTGTGGTACTAACCCATCGAATTGAAAGCCAAAAATCCTCACATACCTGTATATATATGAAGAATTGTACGATGTTTCCCCATACGCAAAACACCATTTCCTGAAACTATTGCACTGACCCACGCGCACATACCCATCATAATGTAATTTGGTCATTTGTCACCCCAATTGTCTTAGTGTGGGATACATGATAACACAGAATAGATGAGTATGTCAACACCCATTCCAAATACTGATTATTATGCTCGATACTGGACCACTACGCGATGCTGTTCCAAGGTTATTATATCAGTTGGTTCAACCACCTTACTGCAGGAGAAATAAACTACCCAATCACTATCAGTGTTGATTGCATGGTTGGTATTGACGTTTGCAGAAGTGCTGCCCCCATAAAAATTTTGCACTGCGAGGGAACTTATTTGTTGTTGTGTATTTCCACGGTTATAGATGATTCCAGATTGATGGAAGGATATATGATTTGTTGCTGTGATACTATTGATAATCTGACTAGCAGGGCCCAATGCTCGAATACTTATTATCTTGTTGTTGACTGTTCCCCCCATCGTCCAGGTTGCAAAACACTGGACCCAACCATTTGGACCCATAGATCCACCCGGCACAGTAACCGTTGCCATCGTTTGGAAACCTGTGGTATTTGACGCCACCACCGGAATGGCACTACTAAACACTGCAACAGGTTGGTTGTTTGATAATATTAGTGCCGCATTAGAATGGGCTCTTGCATATTGGTCTGTTGTGTTTGCCACTGCAACTGTGACTACATCTGTGCTTTGATTTGTGGTGATGCTGATACCATCCCCAGCTACCAATGTCAAAGTGTCTGCATTTGCGTCAGAAACAATATTATTTTGACCTGATACTGAAATAGTAGAAAAGCTATTGATAGAAGATGAAATGGTTATGGTGTTGTCCGACCCGGACACATCGATACCAGAACCAGGAGAAAGCACAACAACATCTGCATTGCTCTCTGCGAGCAAGCTTCCCTTATCCTGGATGCCAATAGACGAAAAAGCATTCTGTGCTCTAAGGTTTGCCAAATCAAAAGAAGAATTGGAATGGGCGCGGGCAAACCCATCCAGTGCTGTTGATGTAACAGTAATGGTGTTGTTCCCCGGATCTGTGGTGATGGAAGTTCCAGTTCCGGGCGTGATTACTAAAGTATCAGAATTGGATGCAGCAACAATGTTGTTTTGCCCAGACACTTCGATTGTCACAAATGCATCCTGCACTGTGGAATTTGCCTTCTCGAATGCGGCATTTGCTACAGTTCTTGCTTCATCATCTGAGTTTCCGTTTGAAATGGTAGTGTTCGCCCCACCAGGTGTTGCTCCATCGCTTAAACGAATAGATCCAGCACCCGGATCATAAAACAAATCACCAGGTTGACCAATGAAATTAGTGACTTGCGTTCCACCTAGTTTTTGTACAAGTACTTTATACGTAACGTTGTTCGCCATAATACCCCCAGACACCTTTCACTATAAATTATGCTCCGTATTGTGCTATTACCGAATACTGTTCTAATGTCACTCGTTCAGTTGCAACCGTTTTAGTCACTGCGAAATGGATTTCCCAATCATTGTCAGTATTAATTGTATGGCTAAAACCACCTTCTGAAGAAACCGCACCATAGTAAAACTGAGAAACGGGACCACTAATTTGTGAATTGACATTGCCCCTATTATGTATATCACCAACCATATACAGCGAAATCTGGTTTGTTGCTGAGAGGTTTGTAAGTCTTGTTCCAGTGGAACTAAGTGTGCGAATGCTAAGGTCCTTAGCCGAGGCACTTGCATCCATTGTCCACAATGAAACACATTGTACCCATCCATTGGGACCCAATAGACCACCAGGTACCGTAACAGTAACAAGCGATTGAGCCGTATTTACATTTGCAGCCAGGGTTGACACCGCAGAGTGTGCGACGATCATAGGACCGGTATTTAGTGCCGCAAATGCACCATTCGCATGATCTCTTGCAAATTGGTCAATTGTATTTGCTGCCGAAATAGTCAGAGTAGCGTTCGCTGGATCTGTGGTGATGGATATTCCGTTTCCTGTTGCCAAGGTCAAGGTATCGGCATTTGCATCTGCAACCACATTATTTTGGCCAGAGACCGCAATGGTCGAAAAGCTATTGATCGAAGATCTGATAATGATGGTATTGTCAGACCCGGACATATCAATACCAGCACCAGGTGAAAGGATCACACTATCTGCATTCGTGGCTGCAGTTACGTTTCCCTTATCTTCCACTGCAATGATGCTGAAAACATTTTGCCCCCTGGTATTTGCAAGATTGAATGCAGAATTGACATGAGTTCTTGCGTATGTGTCGTTTGCTGTTGTTGTGATTGTAAGAGTAGTATTTGTTGGATCTGTGGTGACTGATACCCCCACTCCAGCACGAATACGCAATATACTTGTGTTAGATGTCGAAACAATATTATTCTGCCCAGCAACATTTATGCTGACAAATGCATTTTGTGCAACACTGTTCGATTTCTCAAATGCCAATGCGGCAACAGTGCGAGCAATAATATCAGTGACCTCTGCGCTGACTGATGTGCTTCTTCCACCTGGTGTAGATCCATCGCTTAGACGCAGTTCTCCGCGTCCTGGATCATAAAATAATTCTCCAGGTAGCCCGATAAAGTCAGTGACTTGTCTACCACCGATCTTTTCAATATAAATTCTATAGGTAACATTATTTGCTGACATAATACCCCCTAATCACACCCTTCCTTATATTTATGAACACAATCCAAACGACATATGTAGAATGGAAGTATTAACACTAGTCTCTATGATTAACAACTACTCGATATTGCTCCAAGGTAACACCATCAGTAGCTACTGATTTCGTCACAACAAACAATATGGACAAATCGCTACTGGTGTCAATGGACGATGTTAATTGGTTAACAGAAGCGGTTGCACCATAATGCGCCGATATGCCAGCCGGGGCAGCAATCTGAGATGATACGTTTCCTCTATTATAAAATAGACCACCCTGGCGAAACCCAACCTGGGTGGAGAGTGTCAATGATGCAATTGCGAATCCTGCCGCAGCGTTAAGTCTGATGCTAACGGGCTTATTATTAGAACCATTAGCGGACCAAATTGCTGTACAGTGCACCCACCCATTTGCACCAATCGATCCACCAGGAATGATAACGGTGGCTAATGCTTGTGTTGAGGTTGTGACTTCTGCAACAATCGGAACGGCAGAATGTGCAATAACCACTTCATCTGTGTTTGCTGTTGTGAATGCTTCGTTCGCCCAATCACGCGAAGTTTGATCGATAGTATTTGCTGCAGTAAATGTGATGGTATCAGTGACAGAATTTGTTGTGATGCTCACCCCATTGCCAGCTACCAAGGTCAAGGTATCGGCATTTGCATCTGCAACCACATTATTTTGACCAGAGACCGCAATAGTCGAAAAGCTATTGATCGATGAAGAAATAGAAATAGTATTTCCATCGATGCTCATATCTATACCAGCACCAGGCGAAAGAATCACACTATCTGCATTGGTGGCTGATATGAGACTACCCTTATCCTGAATTGCAATAGTGGAAAAAGCATTTCCTGCTCTGACGTTTGCCAGCGCATATGCACCATTCGCATGATCTCTTGCAAATTGGTCAACTGAATTTGCTGCAGATATGTGCAAACTACTGTTGCTGGTGTTTGTGGTAAGCTGAATCCCAGACCCAGCTACAATGACCAGGGTGTCATTGTTTGATGTTGCAACTACGTTATTTTGACCAGCAACGTTCAATGTGACAAATGCGTTTTGTGCTGCACCATTTGCTTTGGTTCGAGCACCCGTTGCTCTTGCGCGGGCATAATCATCAGAACCATCGATGCTAGTGGTGACATTGACGCCGCCCATAGTAACACCGTCACCAAGACGCAATTCTCCGCTTCCTGGATCATAGAATATCTCACCGGGGGCCGCAATGAATTCATCATACGGCATTCCACCAAGCTTCTCTAAAAATACCCTGTAAATTACATTATTAGCCATAACCCCCTCATGAGTAAAACTGTACTGTACTATTTATACATTCAGGTATCGACCAAAGCACATTTTGTGGTGCTATATTGGCAGGTATCTCTACTTTTCTACTGACCAACCAAGACGCTCAAGACCAAAATCTACCACTGCTCTATTCGCTTCCTCTTTCCCAAACTGGGAATTAATTGCACTTAAGGTGAGATTGATGATGTTATGTGAAAATGGTTTCTTTCCAACAAACCTCACTTCTTTCTTTATTGTAGCTCTCCAATCCTCCAAAGTTTTAGGAATCATAACCCCTCCGATACGAGGAACGGACATCCGTACCAACTCTCGTCTTCCCATACCGAATCTCAACCCCACTGTCCCTTACCGTCCCACTGCTCACTAGAAGAGTGAATTCCTCTTTAAGCTTCCGTCTCTTTGCGAGGTAGTTCTTGATCAGTGTAATCGGATTCAGTGATTGTAGGGTCATGCTCTCCTCCATATCCTGTACTTATATGAATGGGATTATGGGGGAATTTCACCCCCATAACGGAGTATTTCTACTCCTGCTTCAATAATCCTGTTGTGCGCAAATCAACTGCGAGGTCCTTTGCTGCTTTCGCACTCAGGAGTTCCATCATAGACAGTGCTGCATTACCGTTGGAGCTACTAGAACCGCTCTGGATCATAGGAACAACCGCACCTTTGTAATTAGCAAATGCCGTAGACCATGCTTCTTGTGCTGCAACCCATGCTTCCAACTTCTTCTCAAGTGCTCCGTCTGCTTGCATGACCAAACGTCGCTTTGCTGCATCACCCTCACCGATAAGGGTTTGTTGACGTTTATACTGTTCAGCTTCTTGAGCTGCCAATTGTGCAACTTCAAGTTTCTGTCTCGCTTCCGTCACCGCTTGAATCTTCTGCACTTCCTTCTCGTATTGAGCTTTTGCAACGTCTGCTTTACCTGTTGCTTCTGCAGTCAACTTGCGCTGTTCAGCTTCGCGGGTTTGTGCCATCGCAGTTTGAACCTGCATGGTAATATCCTGCTGTCGCTTGAACTGTTCGGTTACCACAGTGTCATACTCAATGTCACTTGGAGCAAAGTTCACAATCCTGATTCCAAACTCAGACAATGCGGATTGTTCCTGTCGTTCTGGTTTCCCATCACTATTTAACACAATTTCTGCAACGACTACGGAGCGGAGTTCTTTTGACACTGGATCAACAACAGTAGTCACCCTCTGGGTGGTACGATAGACCCCATTTTCAATTTGATCTGTGATGTATCGAATCAACTCAGTCTTCTTGGATGCTACAGATTCTTCAGAAGACATGGTTGGACCTGTCATGTAAATAACCTTATCAATGGTTGGTTTTACAAGACTGTGCTCGATTGCTTCTTGACTACCATACTTGGTATGAAGATCCGTTAATGTAGATTTTTCAAGCGGCAACTCCAATTGAAACTGCCCCTTCATGACACCAGTTCCCTTATCGTTGAACTGAATCTTACTGTCCAGTACTGTATTGGAAAGCTTTCGGTAGACTGTGACTTTACCAAACCCCTGCCACTGGATTCCAGGAGACACAAACCAATTCAACTCTCCGCTTGTTGGATGTTGGACTACCACGATTTCATCGGCATCGACATTTTCAAACAGCATGCCAGAAAGAGCCATGAAAATAAACAACAGCAATGTTACTCCAACTCCTGCTACCTTTGCGTTCGTCGGTGACATCTTATTTCTTCCCTTTCTTTGAGAATGGATTTTTCCCCGCTAACAACGGGGCGATGATTTGCCAAGACACATAGGCAACTACAAACAATCCAACCGCATATTCCAATACCCGCAGGACAACCATAGTATCCTCCCTATCTAGTTAACTCATGATAACACTTTTCAATATGCTTGTCAACCACCCCATCAATTCTAGAACGAATTGAAGAAAGGGTATTCAGTCTCACCGAAAGACCATTACTCAGACCATTATGGAATACTAAATCAAGAAGACCCAACCGCATAGAATCTTCTTTTGTTAATTCGTCAACTAAAACCAACCCCCCATTACGATCCTCTACCGCAAGATACCCCTTTGCGGATTTCTTTGTTCCATTGTCAGTTTTGGGGTCTTTAAACACGTGAAGCTCTTTCCCATCAACATATCCCGCAGTCGCTTTAATTGCCATCCCGAATGTATCCCGCGTCACATGTTGATAGGTGTAGCTCCCGATCCCAAACACAATATTTGTAGAAGCAAATCCAAGCGACATGAGCTGTCTGCAAATTTCATCTGCTCTCTCAAGTGTGATGGAATCTCCATAGATCATTCCAATATGAGGGTCAAGTTGTCGATATCCCTTTGAGTTGACCGTTCCACCAAATACCTTCCAGAGCAATCGAGCAGTTCCTTCGTTCTCTGGTGTTCCCAATGGAGCATCAAGATCACCACAAATGATCTTCACTGGATCTCCTGAGTCTGGACGAATAACAACCTTTCCATCCCTGGACATGATTTTATCTTTCAGGGTTGGAAGTGTCTCTGTTAAAATCTTCCAATAATCCCATGTATCGGAGACGATAGACACAATACCCTTTGGATAGACCTTGCTGATCAATCGATCATAGGTTTCTAACTCAGTTTCCTTTCCACCAAAACACATCACCGAATGCTCCGTTGCAGCAACAGACCCACCAATCATAGTGTCCCCAATGACTGCATGATAATATGTTTCCAGCATATCAATTGCAGGGATGGTATCTGTTCCATAAAAAGAGAGTAGGTGTCCTGCACTTGACACCGAAGCACTCTCTAGACTCGTCTGACCACGCATTGAAAAGTCATGTCCTTGCCACAAGACGAATTCTGGAAGATCGGAACTAGCTGCAGCGTATTTTTCCAACAATTTCCTATACTCGAATGCAATGGTGGCTACTGTAATTGGATGCCAAAGAACCGTTGACATGAGAGTTTCGAGGAAATTGGTCAACCAAAAGAACTTGGGATTAGTGTTCTCAATTGTTAAAAACGGAACTCTTAATGGGACAAGTGTTCCCTCTGGGAGTGCTCGGATACTAATGGGGAGATATCCCAGATCATGCAATTCCTCAATGTGGTCCAGTGGCACCGAATCGGGACCCAATGAAGTATCAAGCCTTCGTTTATATTTGAGAAGTACTTCCTCTTTTGGTTTATTGAAAAAGTTTTCGTTGAACTCCTCGATCAAATATTTCTTGATAAAGTATTGGAGACCGAAGAATACAACATGATTCACACCAGGGATTCTAGAGCTTCGCGCCGTCATGTTCGAGTAGACGTACTGAGTATTTTCTGGGTACTGTCTACGATGATCGGTTTTGTAGAAATCGCTGTAGTGAATCGGGGTCATACTGCCCTCCCATCCATTTGTTTTTGATGTTGTTTTGATAACAATGGCACCATTCCCTCTCTCGTCCACACTTCATCAATAATACCATCAAACACTTCCAGACCCTTAGAAAATATACCATGCGTCACCATGAGAACAATTTTCTTTGGAGCATGATGAAGTCTAATTTCTTTTGCAATTTCGATGAATGTTCTTCCACCATCACAAATATCATCTACCATCACACAGGTTTTACCGTCTAATTCATGTGCGGGCGCATTAACCTTGACTCCGGTAATGTCTCCGGTTTGTGTATTTCGAAGCTTACTGCACTCCACAACCCCCTTAACTTTAAAGGATTCCTTAGAGAGACGATAGATTTTCTTAAGCGCCCCTGCATCAGGGGAAATGAGAATCACATTATCATCATGGGAAAACCATGAATTCAACATAGGATAGAAAATTGTCGATTGGTGAACGACATACACATTATCTAACAATGCAGGAAGAACATCGGAATGGGGGTCATGTGTTACGACTTCCTCTGCTCCCAACTGATTAATTAACCCACACATCACCTTGAGCGAAAAACAATCCCCATAATTGGCTACACGATCCTGGCGAGAAAATGGAAAATAGGGAATGATCAATTTATCTATTTTATACCCATGTTGTTTTAGAGCACTACTCAAAAGTAGTATCTCCATGATCTCCTCAGTGGATTCAAATAACCACTCAACATTCCCCTTATCAGGATATGTCACATCGTCCTCAAGAAGGAGTTGAACATGCATTTCGCCGGCAGGAAATTTGATTTTCTTATATTTCACAAATGACTTAATCATCTAATTCCTCCAGGTCTTTATCATCAAGTTCACACCATCGACAACCAGTACCTAGGGTTTCAGTCATACAGTGCATACAGTGACTACAAAGTGTTCCTCGGATCTCTCCTACTATCCGATGCCCCTTGAACCAACATACAACCAAGTTCCACTTCGTAACGATCCACTCTTGAACCTGCATTGGCACCCATGTTGGGATACCTCTATCAGTGGTCCATCCCAACCACCAATCATCCTCATCTAGCACTGCCCTGAGTCTAACACCCTTATCCATTATTGTCAACTAATCCCTTTGGACTTTCATCCCCCTCAATGGTCTTCTTAAAGAACGAATTTGCAGCAACATGATAGATAACGATACCCTCTGGCTTCATGAACCCAGGAGCAGCAACGCTCCCATTAAATGCCAAATGAGCAAGGGTTACGTTAATCTCGTTGGTTGTGAACATTCCATCGTACAATACTGGTACCACATGACAACAGGCAGGTTTATTATCTTCCTTCCAACGATCTGTATTGAATAGAGAAAACCTCTTTTCCTTCAACCCATACTTACGCTGAATACCTGCGCCCCACCACTCTCCGAAATGTCTTCCTATCCCAAGACCTGTAACCAACTCATCCTTATGTTGGAGTGCCCAAGCACCAAACCCAAAATTATCACATTTCAACACATCATTCTCGACAAGCCATCGAGAGCGACTGCCCGCAAACAATTTACCATCCTCTGTGATAAGGAGTTGAGCATTGGTCCCATCAATCTTTTCAGTAACCACACAACGACGAGAAAGCCGTGGAATTTTATTGAATGTTTGAAATTCTGTCTCAGCTATTTTGCGGAGAATCATTGTATCAATTTCATCCCTAATCGGATCGTCTGTGTTCATGATGTCACCTTCCATCCATCAGCGGATTGCTCTTCGATAAGTAAATTTTGTGGTATCATTGATTCTTCTACTCGATCCTCCAAAGACTTCTCACCGCGAAGTTTAGCTGCCATACTACGAGCCCATCTCTGAAATGTCTCAGTCTTCCCCATTCGCGCAAATGCTGCTTTTTTGTTTTCTAACTGGGTTCTGAATTCCCTAGATTCTCCGCGAGACCCGGATGGATGGTGAATGATACGCACACCAGACTCAACCTTATTTTGATTTTGCCCACCCTTCCCACCAGCACGAAATGTCTGGATCTCGCAATCTTTTATAGTCACGCTGAATAGGGGTGTCTTTTTGTTTTGTTGGATCTTATACATTCTGCTTCTCCAGAACAATGGCATCGGGTGGTGGGGAGATACAATCAAGCACACATTTTACTTCGCCGGTAGTACGAATTCTATTCATCAATGCAATGTATTCTTTTGCATAGTGTAAGCTTTTAAATGCTTCTCTCAGAAGATTTTCCGCATTTGCTATATGTCTCTGTGCTAGTTCGTTGCAGTATGTTTCCATCATAGGCTCCATAATAAAAAGTGGGGTGGGGGGATTTCCAGGCCCCCCAACGTTCGTTTGGTGTTCGGTTATTTGGCTACAGAACTCAACCCGTTCCGGTTACGGATCTCTGCGTTCTGGGGAGAGTGTCTACTCCCAAGCATTCGTCTACTGGTGTATAGGGAGCTACCGAATGCCTTGCGCTCTACCAGATTAGGATCTTCTGGTATCCTTCAGCCTTACCTCCACCATTCTACTTGTGCTTTCCCTGGTCCTTTCAGGTACTACGCCTTGACCCTGTAGAATGAGTCTATCAGCCACACCCCACAATTCAACATACTACCACAGTCACTTACCCTCGTCAACTCTTATTTTCGAGTAATTTAATTTTCTCTCGCAATTCTTGAACGTACTTCACTATGATAGAGGGGACAGAATATTCCCAACACCCGATCCTGTCAAGATCACCATATCCGTATGTAATTGTTTCATCATCAATGAATGTAGATGCACAAATCTGTCTACCAGACAAGAACATCACAATACCCTGCTTCATTTTCTTATAATACTCAATCTCGTCTTTCAGAGCCTTATTCTCTTCTTTTAACTTTTTGAGTGTTGAAAGGATAGTCTCTTCTTTTAGATCTTGCAGCTCTTGTGATGTTGTCATGATACTCCCCAGAGAGTTGCAAGGGACATCCCCAACCCAATACCGATCATGAAATAGAAAAAGTAATGTATGGTTCTCACTTCTTCTCCTTTCTATCACAGTTAACATAATATTTCATAGACAGGGTGAATATAACCCACCAGAACCCAATTACCAAAACTGTTGCAACCATCGTGCCAAGTTCCTCGAACAACCAACCATAGCCCATCGAAAACCCTGATGCCAAAGAGACGCATACAGCTATCAGAGCACTGAGAAACATCGAACCGGCATACAACGCTGCAATTAAGAAAAGAGAAGCAAAAAGCTGTTTTGCGTAGGGAAGCTCAGGATCATATTTCATCATAACCCCATCTCCTCAAGGGTTGCAATGGGTGCACCAAAAGTATCACTCACATCGATGGAAAATCCCTCCATAGCTGGAATACCACATCCAGGCAAAACGCGGTCCCATACTTCCCTTCGAGCTTCCCACTCCTCGTCAGTTACATGGTCTGGAGGATCAACGTTATTCCAATATCCATACTCTCGAATTCCTGGCAACTTTAACCATGCTTCAAACCACTTATCATGCTCTGTATATGCGATACCAATAAACCGACCCGAATCAGGAAAAATGGTTACTTTAAAATCTGTGTCTAATGCTGGTTGCCTGGTGGTCGAGGTTCGCGCTTTACTAGAAAGATCCCACCAAAGGCTATACGCTTTCCTCTTTGCCTCTGCATCCTGAACAGGAAACCCAGCAAAAGCTGCGGCGACAAACTTCTCCCTCAGCTCTATTGCTCCCTTCTTCCAATACCCATCACGAAACGTATGAACAAGATCCAAAAACGTTTCAAGATCACCAAATGAAGTCTGGAATCCATTGTAAATCTTCGTACTCATTATGGCCACTCCTTCAGTGCTAATGTTAGTTTCTTGGTTATTTTCATAGACTTCGAGCCAACTTCCAACACAATTGCAGTCATTTCAAAATTGACATCCGGTTCATGAAACGTGGACACCATAACCCCCAACTTCATTGCTTTTCTTGCAAGAGCTTTCAGCTCCTTTTCGTCCCACACAGAAAGGAAACAGAGGTAGTTGGAAGTCTTATACCACTTAAGATATAACTCAGGAAATTTTGCAGAGAACTCAACCAATGCATGCATGCCCTGGACTCCTTGGTACCCAGGGGAAAGATCCTTTCTTGTGATAACATATAGATGTTTCGGCTGCTTCATTTTAAACTTTTAAACTCCGAAATGTCTCTCATTTTTAAAATGCTATGGGTCCTAATCCCATGTTTCTGTAAGAGGGTCTGTGCTGCTATAAAATCTTCAGATCTATTCACAATAACCAACGCATTGCTCACCAGTAACCCCGCTTCCCGCACTGCAGTAGCAGCTTTAATTACCGACTCCCCCGTTGTGAACACATCATCGACAATCACCGCTCGATCCTGGGCACGTACCGCCCCCTCAATCGCCCCGATTATTCCCTTTGCACCATGTGTCCGTTGATTTTTTCTAACATAGAACAAACGGGTGTTGGTTTGATCGGAAATGGATTGTGCAACCGATATCGCCCCAGACTCTAACCCACCAACACAATCAACCGAAAGGTCCCTCAGAAGCCATGCCCCCATTTCCCCAACCAATTTTCTTGCATATGGGTATGATAGTAGCCTCCTGCAGTCAACGTAATATGGGCTCTCCTCACCAGAAGACAACAGAAAAGGATGAATGTGGTCTTCTTTGTATGAATCAGTTTTATAAAACAGATCTATTAACATGGACTTATAGGTATCGTTCATTGGGACACCAAGGAAACTTTGTTAGCATAATGAGTGAGAAATTCTTTCGAAAGGACATATTGTTCATAGAGGGGGTGGAATACAATCATGATCTCCCATCCCACAATACCAAACCCAGCTTCAACTGCTTCATGAGTCGCTTCAAATTCACACTCACAGACAAACTTCTCTACCGCATCCAATATTTCCTCATTCATGTTGATTATCTCCCTCAAGATCAAGAAGAAATTGTTTAATCTTGGGCCACAGGTACGTATCTCGGACTCGCTCAACCACACAACATGATCCCCTATGAATCTCTTCCCACCGTCTGCATTGTCTGCGGTAAAGATCCAACATGCCATGAAACTCATATAAATTCTGTTCCTTGGATGCCTCTTTATTATATCGGAAGTACCAGAACTTATCAAGGTCTTCTTGCTTCAGATTCTTCAGCTCTTCTTCCCCCTTCTTGAGGACTCCACCTAAGACTGCATCGATATCTTTATTTGTGACCACAGTAGTGTTTTTCATTCTGGCCTCCACCAAATATGGTACCACACAGAAAGCAAATGTGAAAAGATTCCAGTAAAAAGAATGATGAAGAAGAGGGTATGGGTGAACAGCGACACCACATTAGCGACCAACAGAAAGAGGACCAAAAACTTCACCATGTTATGCAACACCACCCAGCTATCAATGGGCTGCTTCTTTTTACGCTTCATTGTGCTCAATCCTTTTTTACTGTTTCATTGTGGACAATAAAGAAATGGTCTTCCCCACACTTATAGGTAACCCTCAGAAAATCCCCCTTATCATCTGAAATGGTTGAACAGGCTATGTATGTCTTCCCCCTGAATGAGACCATAACCGGGAATGGAAACGACAACCCCAGCACCGACGCATTAGCATGATACCGCTTTTCATCTGCGCAAAGGACACCGGGCTGGTTATCGGGAAACTTGACGGAATCCATCAGAACCCTTCCTTCTTCCATGTGTAGAAAATCAAAGCAAGAGAGAACACCAGAATCGATATGATTGCTTCCGTTGTCATCATGTACATAAATCCCTCTTGCGCGTCATAGGCCGGTAGACTTCAATCAACCTTCAAGAATGCGGTTTCGTATTCCCTTCTTCGCTTGCTCGACCACAATCCTAAACGCTGCAGTAACAAGATCCTTATCACCGGTAACTATAACCTTGTACATTTCCTCCGGCATCTCACCCGGAAGAACTGGCTCCTCATCAATTGCTCGCAATACCGCTTCCTTTGATAACCATTTACCAGCCATTATTTCACCAAATTATAAGGTTTATTCCACAACCCAACCGACACACTCACATACCAACCCACATCGAAATAATCACTCTGCGAGTCACTGTTATCATGATTTCCTGCGTTCATGGTCTTGATGATCTTTTCCAAAATGTCCTTTGCAACCCCACTGAAATGATCCTTGTACCAGTACACATTAACATCGATATTTCCCTCTGCAGGTTTCCAGTGTGGATTTCTCAACTCAACATGATCCGCAATCTTCACTTCATTGTAGTTACCAATGAAATCCACCGGACCACTTTTAATCTTCATCTGTAATGTGGAATGGTTATCAACACCGAGTGTGTACTTGATACCAGTCCCAGCAAGCACCTTCTTCAACTGTTCCGCGATTTCCTTTTTTCTCTCTTGACTCATGTATGCCATTTCATCCTCCGTTTATTTGTTTATCTCTTACGTTCTAAGACTATCATGGCATATATAAGTTGTCAAGTCTCCTAAACCGTCAATTCTACTGTATCCTTTTAGATACACTCAACGACTTAGGACACTTGACAAAAATGTGTCAAATTCCCAACACCTTCCTGCAAACCGGTCCAATGCCAAAATCCCTAGAAACTTGATCTGTTAGGGTCTTTTTGCAGTGACCACAACGACCTATCTTTTGACCATACAGCTTCAATGACTCTGTTGGATTCATTGCTATCAGTGAAAATATAAAATCCTTTTCGGTTCGATCACGTATTGCGATGTGATTTTCACCACTCAACTGTGACAAAAATACCACACCAGCCCATCGACCCTGAACCGGTCTATCAATCTGATAAAACCTGAGTTCACCAGAGGGGTGATTTATTGCATACCGTCCTGGGTTCAAGGTGACCGTTCTAATTTGTGGTGCAACTGGTGTGTTTACAACGACTTCTTTCTTTTTCCAGGGAATACCCACTAACCATGAAATGGTGTCTGATATGGTTTTGCGAGTCAATTTGGAAAGGTTGGTCATAAGCTGGTACCGTTGCGTATCAATCAGATCCTTACCCATCACTAAACTTTTGTAGAAATTGATTTGTTTTTCGGTTGGTGCATCTGGAGTTCCTGTGATTGGGGGTCCAAACTCAGTTACGATACCGGAAATCTCCTGCTTGGTCTTTTCAAGATATGGTGTCAATAAGTCCATAGCTCCCCCTTTGTTATCCTGTGTTATGCACAAAGTATAATACGGGGTCTCATGTTTGTCAAGTAATCGTAACTTATTGTTATTACTACACAATCACGCTCAACGTTCCTTTGGTTTGCTTATATTCCTCAATGTTCTTTCGATATATCTCTGCAGCCACCCTCATCAGGTTCTCGTTAATGTGTGGTCTTTTCGTCAGATCCAACATCACCATTTCATAGTTATGTTGAATCGCATCCTCTAGAGCATCTTTCAAGTATGACAGCGGATCTCTCCCCGCTGGAATATCAATTTCAATGGTGTGCTTCACGAATCCTTTTTTACTCATCGACTCTTATTCCCCCAATCCGACAAGTACATAGATGAACTCACATCAATATTGTTTTGATAACAGTATCTCTTTAATGCAAGCATAAATCCATCAACATTCGGTGCTGTTTGATCACAGATACTCAACATTTTCATTTCTAACCCAGAGTCCTTGCCGATTACCTTGGTCGCTCCGCGCTCACTTGGTGCATATTCCACAACTGCCACCATGCTCATATCGAGCTTCTTTATTTTCTCACCGAGTGCAAGGAGAACTGGTGCAATTTCTTCGTCGTAAATCTGTTCTTTGGTTCGTTCTTGTTCCATGTTATTCACCCATATAGATATTCAGTTCGTTCCACCTGACTACCAAACCATGCTTCAAATAACAGCTCTGGTTTATTCTCTTCGACCCATTCAACTGTCTCATCATCCGCTTCTTCTTGGGTGTCAGTAAACACCATCCAAGAAATATGCACATCATCCTCTTCACCCGCCACTTCAAACTCTACCTCTCGACCGGTCTGGTTCGTCGTAATCATAATGTATCTTTCTCCTTGAGGAATGGGTACCGAGCTTCCAGTTCCCTCAGATCGTTTGCTGCGTCACTCACACCATGCCAATCTCTCATTTGTGCCTTCGCGTATAGATACTCGATAAGAGTTTTTCGTATTCTCACCGCGTCCGTTTTAACCATTCTTTTCCGCTCGCAACGTTCGCATGATCTTGCGCAACCAACAAAATTGTGAAAACGACAACCGATTACACAGTTCCATTGTTCTGCTCCTTTTTGAGGTTTTCGAGGACTAACTCAGTAAAATAGATGGATACCCCAGTCAGTGCCACCCGTACATTTTCCCTTGCATCGACCACCTGTGAGAACTTTTCGAAGTTTGGTTGAAACTGCTCATCAACCAGTTTATCTAACAGCTCTCTTGCTTCAGATAAATGGTTCATCGCTTGCATCACAAGTTGATCATGTCGCATTGTTAAATCCATTCTATTGTGATGGTCAATTTGTCGTTATGCCCGCATTCCTCACCATGAGAAATCAGCTTAGTGACAATGTGACCGATGGACTTCCCCCATGACTTATCGGCAAAATCCTTCTGCTCATTCCCCTCTCGATCACTGTTGAATGTGACTCTAAACATCTCGATTCCCCCTTTGTTGTTCAATCATTACGATATAACCTTATCAAAGGGGAATTGGTTTGTCAAATGGAAAATACTCTATGTAAATCAATGAGTTATGGTATGTGGTAAAGGTGAGTTTACCAAATGGTGGGGAAATCGATTCCAGTGAACTATAGTTGACCACTATCCACCCAAATTTTCTGGGTCCACGAATTTCTTTTCTTCCGACTCTAACAACCATACACCAAATCTCGCTGCTTCTGCCTTGCCTAAAATGATTTCATCCTGCCAAGGATATCCCTTAGTAAGTATTCTCCAAATGTGTTGCAACCGGTATTTCCATGCCAGTTTACCCCTACCGCGAGGTACGTAGACTGACATATACACTTCTCCATCGTCACGATCCCGGCAAACGTGAATCATTTCAGCAAAACATTCACAGCGAATAAAATACTCGTCCATAGCTTCTCACTTTCTGAAAAAGGAACTCATAAAATATAGCTTCTTGAAAGTTTTCGCCTTCGCCGCTTTCCATCCCTCATTATATTCATCTGAACGAATGCCACGAATAGATTCTGCGAGGCAATCTTGCAACTGCTTGGTCAACAACTCAGCGTACCATTCTGTTCCACATTCCCAATAAAAATACATCACATTACCGTTGTGCATTTTGGGGTTCGCTTGGATCTTTACTTTGGTTCCTTCTTGCATAAAACTAATCATCGTTGCATCCTCTCCTTCTCTTCTTGGTGGCAGATATACAACCCATATTCTGCCATCAACCCCAACATAACTGCTAACGCGAGTCCTGGGGTCAGTGATTGCAGCCAACTGATATCAAGAACTCCAAATCCCTTTAAGAGCACCAAAATTACAGTGACCACGTTAACAGGAACGATAGCGCGAAATGCCCAAGAATCTTTCGTTTGCGGGACATCAACTTGCATGGTGCCTCCTAAATTAGATGATTAGTTCGGAACAACTATCGTTGCAGATATATGCACATTATCATCGAGTTCCAATTGCGCGGCGCGCTCCAGGGTCTTGAAGGGTTGTTCCTTTGTTCCCGGATTATTGTCGTTCCCATCATATGAATTTACGTAGTAGGTAGTTGTAAAGCTTGACATATTCCCCCCGATTAAAAATGAAGTCCCAACTCAATGCCACTATATGCTCCGTCTCTGAACGTGCTGTCTCTCTGATATCCACCCTTAAGATTTACATTCACTGGACCCACAGGAACACCAACGACCGGTCCAGTTTGAACTGCATAATATCCTGCATTACCCATTGCCACAACATCCATACCCGCAGATATATATTCACCAGTTCGGTACATACTCCGAATGCGTCCCCAGAAAAAATTGTCCATTGTCACATAGTTCAGCATTCCCTGTACACTAATTCGTTCCCCCCAATGACCAGCTTCTAGCTGCACAAATGCCCCAGCTCGATTATGGTCCGAATTGTTGGAATCGACCCTACGACCCGATGCACCAATCATTGCCGCAAATGCATACGATTGTATTTTCTTTTCCAATCCTATTCCTAGGTTCATGAACTGGACATCTGTATGGAGTGTTTGTCCACCTTTGTCATGCTCACCATATCCAAATCCACCAGTCAATCCTTGAATAAACACTTGCTCTGATAGATGTGTTCGAGCGCCTAGGTAACCAAAATACTGCTTATACATGTCACTCTGAAACCCAGTGAACACATCCCCGGCAAGAACAACACTAGGTTGAAGAAGAATCAATAATATCACACTTAGGATGATATTCATGGGTGCTGTGTCCTTCTTCATTAGATTTCGTTTCATCCATCTCTAAAATAGAATGCTCACCTGGTAACAGAACCTCTGGATTCCTGTTATTATGCCGCAGAGTCACCATGAAGACTTTTCCTCTCCCTTTTTAAAAGGGTCTGTTGGCACTGTGTAATCTTATTTTCCGCTATTTCTCGACTCTTCGCCCGCTGCATCATTTCGCAGGTCTCTTTGCTTCCATAGTCATAATACATGACTCCACCCTGTGGTGTGACTACAGCGAACCACCAAATGAATAGAATAAGTCTTAATCCCACTCTTCTCTCATAGCTTCCTCATATGAACGTATGTAAATAATTAACCTTTTTAGTGGGGTGTAGGTTTTCCATTTTTCTGCATGCCCGGAAGCGTAGTTCCTCCAATCATATACCCGACTAATCTTTCTCCTCGTAAAATCGGTCTTCAGAAGTTCCCGATCACTGAGGTTGGGAACACCAGGAAATTCTGCTGCTATCTCGTCTCGGCTATACACAATAGGTACCTCCATCGCTAATCATCCTCATGGTATGTGTTCAGTGGATCAGCCGACACAATCCTCATACAACTTAATTTATTATCTCGCACAGCATCATAGATCTGTTTATACGGATGATCCATCGATGTCTTGTCAACATCAACGGTCCCCTGGAATACTACATGCCAGGTTTCCTTCACTAGATCACACCCAACCGCTTTAAAGTTAATGCAAAACACAACAATCCACCGAAAAACGGCAGTATCTTAAACAGGGCAACAGACCCGAAATTTCTTGGTGTGGTTATCACAAATGCCAACCCAGTCATAAACACTGCGGCATAACCAAGAGCAAATGTCTCAATCATGATCTCTCCTCCAATACGTTCTTGGCACCTTCTGCATATTTTAAAAGTGCGTCAGTTACACCATCAAGACGAGCTTCTAGCTCTCCAACTTTCCTCTTAAGGGCTTCAATATCCTGCAGAGCATCTGAAATTCTTGAATCTAGGTGTAATGTGGGTTTCATAATATCTCCATGATACCAAACTCCCTGGCGCCTGTCAAGTCTTCTTCAATTCCACAGATAATCTTAGAGTCTTGGTGTCGTATCCCCTCTTCTCAAGTTCCTCAATAAACGAAGGGTCAAAATCCCAAGGAAATTCACCAGGTTTCCTATCACCAAACTTTGGGTACATTCTCTTAGAGAAGAGCACATTGGATGCTAGATGCCCATCCGGTCTGGATGGATAGCTAATGAAAAAATCATTCTCCTTTTTGCTCCATCGGACAAGAAGCTTTTTTCTATTGATCCTCACAGAATCCCCCACTTCTGCAACCATCGAATAATCCTAAATTCCAACACATCCATTACACTGGGCTCCTCAAAACTCTTATCAAAAACATTCACTCGGCAGGTTGTAAAATGTTCACCGCGTATCGTACACCCGCAACATTTTTTCATAGTGCTCCTACCAGTCAGTTAAGGTTTCAAACTCCCCAGTAACCAAATCCTTCATAATTTTTAGGGGTACACCAGTCACATGCAGATCATTGTCATATTCATAGAGAATATGTGCGATACCACTATCCTCTTCTAAATCAACCCCATCAACCCACGATACAGGAGTATTAAAAGAATCATAAAACGACCACGACCCCATTCCTTGGGTATAACACACCAACTCTGGATATTTCAATAGGATATTCTTCGCTTCTTGTTTGATATACTCCAACACCAAAACAGTCTGCTTCTTCTGCAAAGCATCAACCTTATCCTGAATGCTCTTTATTTTCTTATTTGTGTCGCTGTATTCTTTTGCATCGATGTCCATAACATCCTCCAAATGGGTGAGGGGGAAACTGCCGTCATGTTACGATTCAATTTTTTCATCCGATATGGTTTCAACGCTTCTACGGGCTTAGTCATGTTATGATGCATGAGATTGCCCTCCACTCCACCACATCAGAAGGAAGCATCAAGTCTTGGATGAAGTGTCCTGAGAGTCTTTTAGGTGTTGCCTCCATTCCAAAACAACTTCAGAACCGTCCCCCTCACTTTTCCTTACAGTCCCAACCGGTTACGTAAAATGACCACACCACCAACAAACCCATGCACCAGAACATACAAGAACCCAAGAGCAACCATAAACTCGATCAGTGCTGTTGCAAACATAACACCCCCTCAACCATTTAAAAATGCCCACACCTTCACCCTCATGGGCATAAACTTCCACACATACGGAAGACATATGAAATCGACCAGTAGTTCCTTCATGATGGCAACGGGACTCCATTAAAAACGAACTTGTACAGTGGTCTACCATGTGTAGACTTCATGTCATGAAGGGTTACTGTACATTTCCCCTTCCAGGTCTTCGAACACTCAACAGTCACTCGCTCACCCTTCTCTGGGAGAACTTTGTGCCCTGCTATTTGTTTAAGAATCCTCTGCGCTTGCTCTGCAGTGTAGTATGTTGTCATCAAATCACCATGAACATTGGTGCATTCCAGGTTGCAACAACCGCATTGTCAACCTGTCGAATCACCTTGGCTTTGTTTACCGCAGGAAACACCCCAAGAGATTGAGGAATGTGCGCATTGCAACCACCAGACTTCATCGACTCATGATAGGCGAAAACCCACTCCCCCAAAGATTTTTCCGTTGCTTTCCCCTTCCAGCACATCTGAACCTTCACACCCTGGCTATCAACAAATTCCATTCGGTATTTTGGAGTAATAGAGCGTCCCATCAGTTCACCCCTTTGTTATGTTTGTCATTCATCATGATCTGAGTATAACAAAGTCTGCCAGAATGTCAAGTCCTCAAATATATACTTTCTGGGTGTATCATTTTAGATACACTAGTTCCTAGGTTCGATTGGATAATGCTGCTGGATCTCGTTCCACAACCGATGATAAAGCTTGTCATAATGCGATTGTGCCGCAGCCAGGACCGCTTTTGCCTCGGTCACCTGAACAAGAAGACTATGCACTTCCGTCCTCGTCATCTTATCCATAATCTTCATCCTCCAGGGTATCTCGTTCCGTCAATTGCTCTAGTAAGTCATTGATCGCTTCTTCTTCGGTCTCACCGGTTCCGCATTCCTTATTAATGCTGTCTGGTGCACCATCATAGGTGTTCTCGTCAATCGCATTCCACCCAAAGTATGGTTGGTATGTGGTTTTGATTTTAATCGTTGCCACTGTTATTGCTCCTTTAAGATCTCCTCGATCATTGCATTCCGACTTTCAACCAGCTTCTTCGCCCCCTCTGCTGCATCCTTCGTCATACTTGCTGTCGTATACATGATGAACATCACTATACCAAGCACCACCCCCGTAATAATCATCCTCATGATTTCACCCCTTTGTTTTGTTGGTCATTCATCATGATTTAAGTCTACCACACCCGTCCAAATTGTCAAGTCTTATGTGGGTCCCCATATTGAGCATCAAACTGCTTAAAATGATCATCACAGATCGTATGACTCACCCGCGTATCGTCTAGGGGTTCCTTGTCCCCCATATCCGCAGGTTTCCCCTCTTGTAGACACCATGCGCATACGAGCTTCATTGATTCCCCCTTCGACGGATCTCTTTCGCTTCCGTCACCACCTTGTCAAGTTCCCTCATGAAATGGATTGGAGTCGCGTTATCGGCAACATCAATCAGCTTATCCACAAGTGTTCGTAATTGTTCACATTCACAGGGTTCCATTGGCCCTCACTTTTGGGCATTCTTTAGGCTTATCCCCACCAACTCTTTTGGTACCCTCAGTGCTGCAAAGAACACATCATCTGCTGCATCCGCTTCAACCAAACGCTCTACCCGCTTGACCAACCGTTCACAGTCTAGAACCAATTCTTTTATTTTCGTCATATTCATCATGATTTAAGTCTACCACATCCCACCGGTCTGTCAAGCGTCATGTTTTGGTGGGTGTATCTTTTTGGATACAGTTACCATTTGCTGCCTTTCGAGCACTATCAATCCAGTGTTGCAAGTTGTTCAGAGTCGCGTAGTCTTTCGGTAGTGCATTATTATTCATCAACTCAATAATCTGCAGCATCCCGAACACATGAGCCTTCAAATGTTCAACCTCATGTTTTGTATCAGTGTCACTAAAATGGCGATTTAGTAAATCGGTATCCTCCGGTCTAGATTTCAATTTAAGACCTATACTTTCCCCATACGCAACCCATTTGCCTTGCTTGAGAGCACAAAACCCAGCACTCACTGCAGTATGGTTGTAACTCTCTTTTGGAATCGTCCTATGTGGAATGGTCTCAGGAAATATAATCGGCACCAGATCATCAAACTCAGTCTTCACCACCACATATTTCATAACAACTCCCTTCGTTGTTGGTCCTGTGCCACATGCGTTTCAATTTGCTGCACTGCAGAGGTTTCTAACTCTGGGTAAACTTTCAACCCGCGTTCATCTTCCCACACTCCACTATGACCAAACAGTAGAGTGATAAGTTGACCTTCCACATGTTTCATATCCTCCGAATCAAATTTCACCGACACCCGCATACCATCTAGACGAACAATGGTTGCCATGAGCACAAATACTATACCCACATCTTCATCATTAAATGCAACCGGAACCCGCTTCCCCACCAAGAATTTTGGTGACATTGATGTCAGGGTTATTGCTGCACCGGTCATGCTCAAATCATACACCTTTCCATATTCTGCACCTATCAGAGCGGGAATGTTATGCAACCCCTGCCGCACATGACGGAATGCACCGCGGCGATGCTCTGTTGGTTGAGCTGTCCAAAGAGCTGCAAGTACCATCCCCAGATTGATAGTTGCCCAGACCATCGCATATGGAACTCCAAGATGATAATCCCCACTCTGCAATTCAAATGCACCCAGGATTATACCCAACCCCAACAAACAAGCAAGCACCATCAAAGGATACGTGGGTGCCCACATGCTCGCCCCATGATCCTGCTGCTCACCCTTTGGGGTAACTTCAAACACTCGTTCTTTTCGAGGAAAACAAATCGACAATGCTGCTCGACACAGACTTGGTGCCATCGCTACTTCATAGATATCAGAAGCAAACGGATTGCGCATCCTAGCAACAGAAAGATGCATGGTGGCAATGAGTGCCAGGTACACTGCACCAAATTGTATCACTAGGTGCCACAGATCGGTTGCAACTGGGGTGATTCCAAACAAAAGCATTGTTAGTGGTGCAACCAACCCGATCATACGAGGAAACCCAAACATGAAGTAGAACATTGATCCAAGATAATCGATCCGCTGTTGCCACGTCAACCCGCGCTTCAATAACGGATTGTCACCAAAGAACACTTGCATACATCCAATCGCCCACCGCTTCCGCTGCTTCACATACCCATGAAACGTTTCCGGCATGAGTCCTGCTGATAAGGGTTGATTCACATGGACCGATTTCCATCCCCGCGAATGGAGTTCCATGCTTGTATGGATATCCTCGGTAATCGTCTGAGTCATGAAGCCACCAATTTCCAATAGAGCCGATCGGCGCACCAACCCACCAGACCCCGCGAAGAATGCGCTATTGTGTGCATTTCTCCCAGGTTGCAGGACAGAGAAAAAGAGTTCCTGTTCGTTCTGAATCTTCCGCGATAGCCCAGATTGAAAGATGTCAGGATTATAGAAGTGTTGTGAAGTTTGCACCATCGCCACTTTAGGATCACTAAAATGAGGTAGTGTCTCCTGCACAAAGTTTTCTGTGGGTACATGATCCACGTCAAATATTGCAATCACATCCCCAGATGTTCGAGGTAATGCCGCATTAATATTCCCAGCTTTCGCATGTTGGGGAGTATTGGTCCGGGTGTGATAGCGACACCCCAATTCCTCTGCCAACAGTCGCACTGATTCGCGCTTTCCATCATCCAAAATGTGAACAGTGATGGAGTACCGACCCCGCTGCATCAAACAACCATAAACAGTTTGTCTCAGGAGTTCAATGGGTTCTTGGACCACACAGACAAACATATCCACACTAAGAGGTTCAACCTTGTCCGGTTTGGGGGTTGTATGAAACCCATGCCAAGTTTGAAACGCAAAAAATCCAAACTGAATGGTCCCATATAACTCTGCACCCCACAAAACAATACCTGCAACCAATGACCACGTTTCATCAGTGGGGATTGTTTCAGTGACACGCCAGACCATGTAGCGCACATAGAGCAGACCGCTCAACATCAATGCGACTTTTCGTTGTTTTGATACCACTGCGGCAAAAATTACCATCAACCAAATACCCGTAACTACCAAACTCGTCATCATTTTCACTAACCCTTTCTAAGATTTCCTAATGGTTGCCGATTTACTTGGGTTCGATGTAACAGGGTCTTCCTGCTGCTTCGTACTCAATCATTCGTAGTTTCGCTTCTTGGTAGGTTACACACTCGACAATCTTCTCTTCAACGCACAATACCCACTTCGCAGTCTTCCCAGCGATTTTTTTCATGTTCTCCCCCTTGGTTTTCTTGTTCATCATCATGATCTAAGAATACCATATCAACGGATAGTGTCAAGGGGGGTGTATCTAAAAGGATACACTATGTTTTCGCATCCAGTAGTGGGTGATAAGAGCAGATAGTTCCTCACGGTAAGACAGTGCGTCATGTGTATCGAATACCACATGGATCTGTCTCATACTGTAGGTTTGTGTTTTGGTGAGCCAAGCATTCATGCTGATAATCGTGACTTCATCATCAGATTTCAGTTTGATCCTCACATACGGACCCTGATGCAATGGTGAAATGGGTTCATCGAGAGTAATTCCTGCTCCCATGAGACTCATGTTTGTAATGATGCCATGATACCCATTGACCGATACAGAAATACCGGACACGTCATACCGACCATGTAATTTAGAGCGTCGGTCTAGATCTGCTGCTTTTCTACGAGAATCGCGCACACTGAGCACCGCGATAGAGCAGAACACCACAACCAACATAGCAATCACTATCATCCACATCACACCGTAGATTTGTGTCACAAGTTCCATACGTCCCCCTAATAGATCCATTCGGAAATATTCACAACTGCAGATAACTTACTCTCCGTCTTCACCAACACATGCACCGGCACCCCAATCCTCCGTAGCACTCGAACCACTGGCGCAATCGTCACAAAATACGCATACTCCACACCCAGCGATTTCAGATCCCTATGGATACTCTTCAACAGCATCGAGACGATAGGAAACCCATCATGACGCACAAATGGATCAACACAGAGACGCGAAACTTCCGCGCTGCTCTTTTTATTGAATGGGGTGGGCAGCACATCAAGAAAATCTTTTTCGATCATATATTGGTGTTCTTCATGAATCACGCGAGCATACGCGATTGGTGCATCATCCATATACACCGCGTAGGGCATACACTGTGCATCATATTCATCCTGGTCCTGTCGGTCTGGGGTCTCCGGTATCCAGTGCAATTCTTCAGCGAAAACTTTGTAGCGCAACCGCATTGCGGCAGGACTCTGCACACCAGACACCACGCGATACATAGGACCGTGCCAGTTAGGTCTCATCTTGACATCGTTTCCTACAGTCATCACAACATGCACACATTGTGCCCAGATCGGCATACAGATCTTCTTTGTATGGACAAGTGTGTAGCGTCTTCGAACGGGGATTATCACAATCCCTGGCATGCAGACCTGGACACTTCTTTTCTTTCCTCATGACTCAGTACTCCACAACGGATGCTGTATACACATACGCATCCTTCCCCTGTGCTTGCGCTTGTTTCACATCACGTTCCGCAAGTGACTTGGACTCGTATTCCTCTTGCATGAGTCCGTTCACAATGACTCGGTAGACTGTGCGGTAGTTTGCTTTTTGCATTCTCATTGTTGAATACTCCTATCGAAGGTAGTTCCACCGTCTTGCATGCAACTCCCTCGGATTCACTGTTGCAATGTTCCCGATATCCGCTTTCTTTTTCTTGTTGTAATCCGGCACTCCATATCCTTTAATATTGTACAATTCCCCTGTTGCACTTTCAACCAGAAATGCACCAGACCCACCACAATCCAGGTATGCGAACTTTTTCCCCACCTTCTTCAAGTGCCATCTATCATGGGGATGTGTGAAACCCCTTCGAGCAAAATCCTCAGCTTCCAGCTTGTTCAACTCAACCGCAAGCGCCTCGATCTTGGTTGTCAGATGTTCCATGATTTCCCCCTTGGTTTTGTTGTTCATCATCATCATGGTCTAATCATACCATAGCTGCCAATCTTGTCAAGGGGTCTCCAAACACTCATGTTTAAAGTGTATCCTTTTAGATACACCGCTACTTCCGGTTAATATAGTAATCGACTACCAGATGGAGTAGGGACATGAATATTGACACCCCCGCTAAGGCAAGCGCAATGAGTTGCATCCAACCCCCTCGATCATCATGTGACAATATAAACGCAAACATCAACCACAACACGGCGCGAAATTCCCATAGTGTATCCTTACTCATGGTTGTATCCCCCGTTTCATCAATTCCTCAATTGCTTTATTGGACGCTTCATTGACCCCCGCTTCATCTAACACCCGATCTAACTTCTCCTCGACTTCCTTCAGTTTCGAAAGAAGGAGTATCAATATTTCATGTGAATTTGCATGATCACGGTTCAGTAAGACTTTAGTTTCAAAACGATAAAATGCTACATCTTCAAGTGTTCTATTCAATAGAGAGATAGCATCCTGTCGCGTCATCTTCTTCATGCTGGGTCCTTCGGAATCCAGATAGATCTAAGATCCGGGTGAATGTGCACCGTTTCACCAAGGACCGTATGATGCCAGTATTGTGCACCATCATAGGAAAACTCACCAACCACTTCCAGAGACCGGTAGCGTTTTCCAACTTCCATCCCCACCGTTCGAACATAGAGTGCTATCATCGTTTCACCTTCATAATGAATTCGTACCCATCATGTGCTGTTGCTTTATAGGTCCTCACAAACCCCCTCGTATTCATGTACACAATCTTGGTAGATCCCATCAACCGCCGCAGATCGATATACCCCTCACTCATGATCGGCACCGGTTCTTCATAGATCGACCCGTTTGAGATATCGACCAAGCAAAAGAGTGCCCAGATCTTCTTATCATTCAACGCTTGCGCGATCTCACCCTGCATGAGGATTCGACTGACGACAAACTCACCATCAGTCAAGACGCGCCTCATTGTGACCTGTTCACCCGATCTCACCCAATACCGCTCCATCTCTCTATCCACATCTTCTATAATTTCTTGTAGATTTTCGTCTGTCATCACCGCCTCCGATTCAGAGTCTATCAAGTGGTAGAGAGCTTGTCAAGCTTATTGTTTGATACATGAGACACAGGTATAGAGAATCAACCCATCTTCTCTAGCTGTCACACAGTTCCATCCCTTTGGATACGAATATCTCGCATTGAACCGCAGCATACTTGTGCCCGGCAACCCACCACCATGATAAACCATCGTCACCTTTGGACCCATTTCACTTTTTCGGCAGACTGAACAAGTAAAATCTCTGCAGTATGTCACTGTCACTGTCTCGATCTCGGTTTTCATAATGTCTCCATGTTAAAAGTTAAATGCCAGATATCGGTTACATGGTATCACCTTGGGCTAGTGGTTTATTTGCCATTATGCGTACAAATAAGACAAACACATCCTCTTTGCTTGTTCAAGTGTATCCATGCTGCCGGTCTGCAACAACGGACCATTGACAAGTTTACCATAGCGACCCATCCAAAGTGCATAGACATCATAGAGATACCGGTCATTGACTCGATAGATCACTGCGCTTTTATCTGTGGTCTTTTGAAACCAGATTCCCATGTTCCTCTTCTCCTATTGCTTTGCGGTACATGCACCGATCAAGAGCTTCAACATGTCCACTCGATTTTTTCCATATACTGGGATGTCCTCGATCCCCATCAATTTAGCACCACTCTCTAAGAGCTGATTCTGGATCTTAATCAGCTCATGCTCTGCAACAAGTGCTGGGCAATACCCCGCTTGCACATCGTACCCCTGCTCTTTGTGTGCTTTGTCACATGCTGCATAGTACTCTGTCACCCTGGGGTCATCCGTCAAGTACAGGTCAGAAGGTTTATCGAGGGGCCGTCCGTAATCCGTCATCCCCTTTGTGATGTCGGCATCAACCTTGAACCCGTAGGTTTCGAAGATTGGTTGTGTATACGAGTCAACATGTTCCCGCACCAGCTCTGCCTGTGCTTGAGCTTTACAGACCATCAACGCAAGTTCCTTGTTGACCTTCGCCCACAATTTAAACGCAGCGAGTGTTGGTGTCTTCATCGTTTCCCCCTTGGTTTTCTTGTTCATCATCATGATCTAAGAATACCATAGGTGCCAGGAAAGTCAAGTATCAAATTTTCGGGTGTATCTAAAAGGATACAGTCATACATACGCTTGAGGGTGTGTCTCCAAATAGTTCATCTGTTCATCGACATCATGACGCTTAATGCTGTTTGGAATCCATGCTCGATAGAATCTCATGTAGCACTCAGATCCACCTTGCCAAACCCCCTCTGGATCATACATGCTGGTTTCGTCCCACCACTCTAGAAGCCAGCGCCCCTGCATGGTCTTTTTGTGTTTTCTCACCACTCCACCCATTCAACATCTTTTCTCGGTACAATCGCATACACAATGCTCCTCAATTCACCCCACTCCATGATGGTTTCCTGAGCGCGAGCATGTGTTATAGAACTATGCACTGCACGAAGTTGTCCTTCACCGATCTCCTTGCAGATCAAAAAATCATGATCACTCAATACGGCATAGATGTTGTTTGGTTTGTGCACCTTGATCATCCTGGTTCCTTTCTCTCTATCCGCATGTCCCCCTATGCTGCTACCAACTCCTGATACTGGACCACCGCTTGATTCAATTGATCCTTCAACTCCACAATCTTCTTTTCCAATTCCACCTTCTTGGCATCCTTCGCGTTCTGTATTGCATCCTCAATCGCCGGATCATGAGCAGTGCATACATAGGGCTTCTCCCATTTCCCTACGTTGACATCAACATACCATCCCACATCGAAGTAGTCCGTCATCGGATCACTGTTATCATGGTTTCCAATGTGCATGGTATCGATGATCTTCTTCATGACTTCCAGCGCAACCCCAGTGAAATGCTCATGATACCAATAATGATTGATATCCATGTACCCTTGTTTGGGCAAAGCTTCGATTGCTTCTTTCTGGTAATCTTGCAACGTATACGCTTTATCCAACATGGTCTTGACATGGTTACCGATGAAATCAATTGGACCGCTCTTGATGTTCATCACCAATGTGCTGTGATTGTGTACCCCCAAGGTATACTTGAGTCCGGTTCCCTTGAGTGCCTTCTTCAGCTCCTCAGCAATCTTCTTCTTTTTCTCTTGACTCATATATGCCATCTTTCTACCTCCCTTGTTTATTTCCCTTACATTCTGAGTCTAGCATATATGCCAATCTTGTCAAGTCACCAGAAACATTAAAAATATGACAATTATTGTCACTGTATCTTTTTGGATACACGCCGTGCCGATTTCACAACGACACATTCCCCTGCAGGAACAAGAAATTCCTCACCTGCAACCTTCACATACACTGAGTCAGTCCGTTTTGACATTCCCGAAATCTTTCCGACATAGAACCACGGCGTAGTCCATGAACTGAGTGCAAGTCCTGCTATCTTGCATCCCTTTGTAATCGTTTTTCCTAGTGCATCTTTCATGTGATTGCTCCTATTCTTTTTGATTGTTTCACCATTAGGATGTACACTTGTGATGTTGAATCACCACGCGCATCAACTTCTCAACCTGCTTCTTCCTGTCTTTTTGTTCCTCTATCATACGTTTTAATGAAACTTGTTGTCTATAAATCTCTAGAGCCATGCACTGGACCTGCCGCTCAAGTCCGTCGATTTCTCTCTCATATAGGTCCAACACACCCTTAGACAACCTATGATCTTTCTGCTTCATCATCTCTCCTATTGCTCCTATTCTTTTTGATTGTTTCGCCACTATGATGCATTCTTCTCTCGAAACACCGACAACTGTATGTTCTCTTTGACTTCCCGCGAAAGGGTCTTGAGTAAGGGGTCCACGTTCATACGAGTCAACAGGTAATCATAGGTGTAGATCATGCTTGGACGGTTCTGAAAACGAATAGTAAACCCACTATATCTCTTATTATGTGTGAATTCTTCAATGATCATGAGACGCCTTCCTCCATGTGTTCAAGGATCTCTCAGACCTTCTGTATCCGCAACTGATCAACACCAAGATACTTACCAATTGGGAGTGCTAGGACCACTGTGTACCCTGCTTTTGGAAGCTTCGGTATGACCACGTTCATGTCGCTGAGCAATCGCTGAACCGCAGCGACCACTTGCGCCCGCGTCTGACCGCCATCCAGCTTTCGACCTGCTCCATCTGTAATCACATACCCAATCATGATTGCCTCCTAGTGTTCAAAGATCTCAGTATACTGTGGGCACGGCATGCGCTGAGTCCGCTTCCATGCTTCCACCAGAATCCTGATTTCCTTCGCTACCCTTTTGATCACCTTCATCATGATCAAAGTCTATCATACTGGCAGATAGTGTCAAGTGTATCTAATTGGATACAGTCGCTTCGAACGTCCGCTTCCCTTCCCACTCTACCAGATACTTCCTTTTCTTCTCCTCCAGTCCCCCCTGATAGGTGACCTTGGTTACCCGCGCTCTCTCGTCATCCCCACCCCTCAACAGCTTCCTGATGTCAATGGTCCCCTCACTCATGACTGGAATTGGTGCTGCCCAGGTAATCCCGCAGCTCAAGTTGACCAGTGTGAACAGCTTCCAAATTCTCCGATCTCGTAGTTGACTCTCCATTCTCTTACCAAGAATCGTCAGTGCCACAATGTATGTTCCATGCTCTGCACCCAGATCCACAACGGTGCCTGGGCGTAGGTCATACTGAGCGATATCTAACCTGATCCGTTTAAACATCGCGTCCATTTCATCCTGTTCCATGTCTCCAATCCTTCCTTATGAACAGCACCCGTTATCGGGGAAAATGTAGACCTTTTCCTTCTCTGCTGTGATGTCATAGGATACCGGCACTTCATCATCTCTGAACTTCACATCACGCTCTGCTGCTAGCTGTCTCGCTCGCTCCTCATCTTGTGCAATGATCACCAACCCTCCATCAGAATGATATTGGTCCGTCAGCTCTTCAACATATTCCCAGATAAAAATCTTCATCGTTATCCTTTCTGGCATCGATCAATGCGCCACCGATAGACTCGAACTCGATATAATTTTTTCCACTCCTTGAATGGCAGGCCACCGGTTCCACAGTTCGGCTCATAGATCTTTCCATCTTCAAACGCAACCGCATGTGCCGTGCGCTTCCCCAATGCGACCCCCAAAATACCCTTCCCATGTAACAAGGATTCAGTGAGGTTCACTCGCTTCAACCCCAGAAATGGGGTATCGAATAGTCCAGTCGCAAAGGTAGATCCGGGTTGACCCTGAAATCCATACTGTTTCATCATTGTGTTCGCTGTCTGAAACCAAGTAAAATCTTGTGTCCCATCCGGTCTCCGTGCTGCAATCGAGGCATGGTATTCCATACCTGCCAGGGTCTCGAATTCTTTCAACAACTCATCAACCGCTTTTCCAGTGACCATTGCTAACGAAGTGACCCAACATTCATTCTTACGTTGTTTGAGAGGTTGAATCATCATGTCTCCTTTGGTGTCTTGATCATCATGATCCAAGAATACCATAGGTGCCAGAATAGTCAAGTGTCAGGTTTTCTGGTGTATCTAAAAGGATACACTATCTCCATATGTACGATAATGCGCGTCCCCTCGCACCCTCCAGGGTTTTGCGGCGACCCATATAGATCACTCGTCCATGTACCTTGGACCCGCTTGGATGGTCAACCATTTCGAACACTCGATACACAAACCCATCACCCTCTTGCAACACATGCGCTCGCCTGTAGTTGCTCACCACATACCACTTCACAATATCGTCCTGTGTATAGACCCCTTCTTTTTGTGTGCATGGTTCTGGAATCATGGTGCCTCCATGTCTGCCGTTATTGTCAAGCAAGAATCACTTCCACATTCCCTAACGCTGTGAACTCTCGACCCCGTTCCGACTCGATCCCAACCGACCAACCAAACCGTGTCTGACCTACCCAGAAACAGATCCCGATTAATCCCTTTGGAAGCTTGCGACCCCGAACAATTTTAACCTGCTTCCCGCGCTCCACTCGCATCAACCGGTCCATCCGCTTACGTTCCTGTATCGCTCTATATTTTGCTTCTTGCATCTCAGCATACTTGGCAGCAATTTCGGGAGTCGCATCAATCGAAGCACCATTTGGATAGGACCAGCCGCGAGTTGAAGCATAGACCACTCGTTTAAATTCCTGTTTGGCATCATCCCACACAACCGCGTAAAAGTCCGAGTCATCATATCCATTGATCTCACCGGTATCGACCACACACCCCACATAAGACGTTTTCATATACAGTGGCGAATAGTTGACACATTGACTGCACGATTCACCGCGGCCCTCATGCGACCCCTTACCACAAGCATAGGTGTGATGAATTCGCGTAATCTCATGACCTGGGTAATTCTCAATGCACTCAACCTCACCAGGGTTCTTGTCATACTCAGCTTTGTCTACCATCATACGAATAGACATTGTGTGCCTCCTAGTTCAGATCATCTACTTTTTGCGTCATCATCATGATCCAAGAATACCATACTGGCATGTGATGTCAAGACCCCCTTGACAAGATTTTTTATTATGATAAACTATAATTGATTTTTGAGGGTGAAACCCCCTAGGGGCGGGTGTGTGTATAGAGTGGTATAAATGACACCATCGACTCTTGCAATTGCAAAAATCATAGGCTTGCAAGTTCCATGCTCACAAAGCCTCACAGAAGCCAATATTAATTATTTTTAATGTTCTCTCAGTGTACAAAAATGAACACAGTTGACAGGCTTCCATATATTTGGTAATCTGGTATTGTGGAGAAGTATACTCATTGTATCCTTTTAGATACACTCCCCATGTTACCAGATTACCATAACTCCGTAAAATGTCAAATTTTTAATATTTGGTTGACTTGACACTATCTGCCAATATGGTATGCTTAGATCATGGACAGGGGAGAAAACAAGGAGGCAACCATGAAGCTCATAGGAAAAGATCTCAAGTCCGTAAAGCACATCATTCAAGCCACGTTCCCTGATTACAAAGGACGTAAGTTCTTCTTGCAACCCAAGGAACGGGCACCCAAGGATCTGAGGAGCTATTGGGATGAGGGGAGCAGAACGTATTATGCGTTCTATAACCTGGACACACAGGAAGTGTTACATGTTCATAGCAACCACCCGATGTTCGAAGCGAATCAACCAAGCAAACTGAGGGAGTTGCCCACTCATGTGGTCCTGGCAACCTATGCGGTCTATTGTGGAAGGGAAGCAGGGGTGACGTTGTACGCGGATCTCACCAAGCTCATCTTTTCGAATGCAAAGAGAGCAGGGTTATAGAGTCCATACTCGAAAGAAGTACCCAACCATGATGGAGAGAAACGCAATGACCAGGTAGTCAAATGTATCCATGTTATTCCTCTCTTTGGCATGTGCACCATCCGCGGCGCACCGAACACTCATCAATCTTTTCATCGATATTAATGGCAAGACCCTGCCCCATGCGAGCACCATAGCACCGAATAAAGGTTTGCGCGTCCACCGGTATCCACTCTCGATCATAGCAAACATGACAACTTGGGTATGAGTCTTTGAGGATGTCCTCAATCACTTCCATCATGTTCAGCAAGCTACGTTGTTGGCGTATGTTCATCATAGCACCCCCAAGGTTCGAAGAAGTCCGATACCATCAATGATAAAGTACGCAACATAGAGAGCAGTAAGTCCAAACGACCCACGATGCCACGCACCCCCACCAAGCAAGCATGCGGAGATTAACCAACCAATATACGCATAGACCATTGGAGGCGTAGGGGTTGTGAGTGCCAACAAGATGGACATAGCAATGCCAATCACCAGACCACAGAACTCAACCACAAATCTAATTTTATGGCAATACCAATCCCGGCAGATATATTCAATCATGATTCTTCCAATGAGGATTCACCTGATCCATGAGCGCAACGACTTCAATAGGGTTACAGTGACCCTTTGTCAACTTCAATATAAGATGCAATGACATCCGATAGGGTAGCTCCAACAGGTGGGCCGCACGGATATACTCAAGAATTTTTTCTTTCTCAACAATGCAAAGCTGCGAGTCCATCACCAATTATCTTTGTTTGGATTGGTGTCATAGTGATTCACAAGGTGAATCGCACCCCAAAAGAACCAGAGTGCACCAAATACCCATGCTGCAGTATAGGGATGATCCCATGCAAGCATCCCGATCACCACCAAGCAAGCAAGTCCGACTGCACCAACTGGTATCCATGCCAATATTGTTAACATTCGTCATACACCCATAGTAAGAAGTATAAGACCAACCCAGCAACCACAATCCACACTGTGCCATCAATTTCACTCATGGATGGTACTCCTCAATAGAAACCCATTGACCCCGTTGCATGGTACTCATGAATACATCGAGCATCTTAATATGCGAATACCTCATTCGCAGTAACATATTATCATAGAATGCCACCATCGTAAAGTCTTTTGCTTGCTCGCGCAAGGATTCAATATACTCAATATCTGGTGTCATGGGTCCTCCATGATGTCATAGGACCAGGCTTGATTCTGGTTCGATGGTGTCTCTGCATGACCGTTACCCGCCGAGTTTTACGGCTTCCCATCACTATGCAAGTGTGTCCATCCACACCGCCTATGACAGAATATCTTTCTACAATATCATGATACCATATCTCAGTGCATGGTGTCAAGGCTACTGGAAGTATGAATTCTCTTGACAAACTCTTTTATTTTTTCTCGACCCCCAACCCCAACACCGTCAAAATGTGGATCATCATCCGACATGAGTAACAGGTATTCTGCGGTCGCTACATATTCACTTGCAGTGTTGTCAAATATAAAATGAAAAGTGCGCTCTCCTATGTCATACCACATACGCTTGACACCAGGTACACCATAGATGCCAGGTATGACAAACAATTCTGTTGCTTCCATGTTCACAGTTCCTTTCTATAACATGGTGAAAATACTCATGTATCTGATTGGATACATGGTGATACTACGTAAGGTCTCATAAATCACACAAACTCAACATGCAAGCCATGTACCTGGTATCATGTACAAAAATGAACACTAATGCACAGAATTGAACATGTACAAAAACGAACTGTGCCAAAATGAACACTATGAACAATAGTGAACATGGACAAAATTGAACACACCGTTAACATGGCGTACAAAAATGAACAAACCCTCAAGCCCAACCATCATGTACACCGACCCCCCCTATTTTACGCTTCTACCCCCATGTTACCAAAAAGTGTCATATTCACTGTTTCATCGATTATTTTGGCACACACTCTCCCACCATCTACCACAATCCCCCACTCGATACCACACCTATCATTCTATTCTGGCAGATACCCCATTTTCAGGGTCTTGAGACCACATGGAGACAATAATTAGTAAGGATACCAATACCAAGAAGTCCTAATACTCCCAAAATTGGCATCCATCCCATCGAAACGACAATAGCAGTAAGAAAGACACCCGACACAAACAGAGTAAGGGTAATCAGAAACCCCCATGCAAGGATCTTACTGAGTCGCATCATTCCCCTCCAGCTCAAGCTTTCTCAATGCTTCTAGTGTCTCTTGATACGCTTCGGGAGTCTTAATCTTCAACACAATGGCATCATCCGCTGTGAGAAGAACCTGGAAACCTCCAATACTCTTCTTGATCTCGTCAATCTCTTCAGGGGTAATCTTGATCTCACCACCAAGCTTATAGAGCAAACATCCCATAAAGATCTTCATAAGGTCTGGATCAAATGCAGGGTACTCATAGCTGTTACCTTCCATGTTCGTTCCTTTCTAATAGGTTTTGACTTGATCAATGGTGCTGGTGACTTCATGTGCATGCTGCATAAAATAATTGATCGTTTTCTGTGAAGGGTGGTAGCCCTGCTGTGCATACTTGAGGATTCGAAACCAGGACGAGGGTAGGTCATGAAGGGTAGTCGATGCCAAATTAAGCTTCTGATCAACAATATCAATCAGCGCATGGTAGGATGCTATCACTCGTTCACCATCCCATCCGGTTTGACACAGCGTATAATCAAATGCATTCATATGATCAATCAGTGACTCTCGATAGCGAGTTGTGACAAGCTGAACCTTCTTGATAGACTGTGCGGAACGAACCTCAAACATCGTATGATGCTCTGTGTGTGCAAGCAGACCATGACCCATATGAACCATAAGACGATGATACAGGTCATACTGTGCGCTGCTATCAAAGAATAGATCAATATCGGCATCTTGCGGCTGTCCCTGTAGGAATCGACGGACTGCGCCACCCATGATCCAGGGACCATCAATCGGATCACAAGGCGGCACATCAGCAAGAAACGCGGTCCAGGACGCAAGATCACTGGATGAAATGTACGGCGTCAGATTATAGAATGTCTGACCCGCTTCATCAATAATATGATCCTCATCTCGAATATCCTGCTCAAGAAGAACAGGAAACACAGTGTAAAACTCTCTCATGGTTGTGCCTCATAGACGGTACCATACACACGGTGACAGACATATTCCTTATGTAACACCTGATCCCCCTTGATATGATCATCCCATGCAAGCCGAGGGTCTTCAATCTTCTTAGCGGGTGGACCCAAAAGCGCAAGCGTAATAGTATCCTGCAAAGTAGGTCGCTCAACATGAATGAACCGACTTCGGTATGCTGTAACTTCTTTGGGAAGAATCACAGTAAGCAATAAATTCCGACCTATTCTTTCCGGTTTGATGCCATCTGCAAATGAGGGAGTCGTCTTACGAATGAGGTTTCTCACCTGTTCTGCCACTTCACTATTCTCCTCCAGTGTCGCATCCATCAAGGTATGAGTTAGACTCATCATGTTGTCCATATCATGCCGAGTAGGAGCATCAAACATCATGTTACGATCCGACCCCTTCCATCGAATGGTATCTGCTGCTTTAGTTGGTGTGTGAGTAAAATTGAAATGGTTCCTCGTTAGAAGCTCATTGAATGTAAACACATGCGCTGGACCTATGGGAACAGGGAAATCATCAAAGCATCTGTGGCACATCATATGCCGATATAGAATACCCAACAAAACATGAGGGTCTGTTTGTTTTTCAGTAAGGTCATCAGATCCACAGTGTGGACAATGTATGATAGTACCGCTGGGTGGAAGATTTGCCATTACCAACCTTCCTGGCAATGATAGTTGGACTCATACCCACAAGCCAAGCACACATTCCATGTGTAATATGATCCATAGGAAGATTGACCTCGCCGTTCTGTTTGTGTATGTGGACACTCGACCTGCTTAATGAACGGCAAGGAGTCTATACGATAGACTGTGTTATTGGGATTGGTGTTCATCGCTTACATTCCATCGGAATAAACCCACCACCAAAAAGAGTGAGCAATGGTGCAGTAAGTTTATTATAGTACAATCCCCCTCTGGTTGCAAGGTTTAAATCAAGCCACTTCCCATATAGATCACAGACCTGTTCAGCGACATTATGACCCACAACAGGGTTGATTGTATGGGTTTCTCTGGGACCCTCGACCAAGGGTGGATCTTGGATATCAAATGAATCTTGATGGACATCATCTACATGTGAGGGAGAAGTGGGAAGTGTGCGCTTCGGGACCACTGAGAGACCAGGGAGCACATGCCATACACAGGATTGACCAACCAATTCCTTATTGGTATAGGTGACTTGTCCTGCTGCATCAGTACAAAAATAGATCGGTTCTGCAGAGACCACCAGAGGAATGAGTGTGATAATGAATGCCAGGATAATAGATTTCATAATCCCCTCATCATATTAAAAATGATAACTCACTGATACCGAACGTGCCACTAAATGCTATTTCACCAGTCTCTTCTTTAAAAATTGTCAGATCATGACCGGTTCCATCAGTTCGAGGTTCGATCTGTAGTACACAATCAGAGGGTATTTTTACTGTGCATGAACCGGTCAATTGTATCATAATGTCCTGCTATTAATTCTTGTTGGTCTTCTCTTGCTCCATCAATCGAGCAATCTTTGCCCGTTGCTTCTTACACTCACCTGGGCGCTTGTCCAACTCAGCCAACTGCTGCTTAAGACTTAGGTTTGCCCACTCTTGCTGACGCACCGCTGCCTCGGATCTTTTTCGATTTCGGTTTCCCTTGAGTGTTCGAGGATACCCTTCTTGTGTCATATGTCTCCTTTAACTGAGAGGTTGAGGATTTGAACATAAATGCATCATACAAACGTCGCGCATAAGAATCAGCCCATGCGCACACTAGTAGCAGTGCAACAACATTTATCACCACGATAAAAATGACAAATGCTATCACAGAAAGTCCGAGCGTATTCATGATACGCCTATCAACAAAGATAAGATTGCTGCAGCAACGACCACCCCGCCGATTGCCTTTGTAACAGGGTCTACTCCCGTTGCATTTGGAATCTGGACATCAAACACAGTATCATAGTTAAATGATCGCCATGCTTGTTCGGTAAGGTCATATACACGGATTTGATTTGGGTTTTCTTTTCGAGTAGTCTTTTTATCGGTAGGTTCTGATACCTTGAACGTCATAAGATCTTTATTCTTTGTGCACGTCATGACGCGGGTAGTTCCATCCTTCTTTGTGAAGGAAACAACAACTTCCCCCTCTTTCAATAGCTCAATCAACTTATCTTGTGTGACCATCGTTCCCTCCATTATTAAAGTATCGAAACTTTAACATATCACCGGGCATCTGTCAATACTATTTCTTTTCACATTCCTTTGATAGGTTCTGTACAGCCATCGATGCAGTCTGTTTGACATTGTGTGCCAAAATGCCATATGTCAGATCGAAAAATGCATCCAACGTTGCGCTGCCAGCCTTCACCATGATTCCAGTAAATCCGCTATTTAACATCCGTTCCGCATATACAAATGGATCAAAGAAGTGTGAGGTAAATGGTTCCTCAATACATGGAAGATTTTTTCGAACCGAAACCAACCCAACCTTACATGCAACTCGATCACTGATTGGCTCTGTGGACTCCTGCTCGATCACAGTGTTACCATTCACTACCGCACCAACAGGAGCAACCTCAAATGTCTCAACACATTGGATGTTCTGTTCATCAACAAAGAACATAATCACATCCCATTTTTTTGGTGGATATCCAACAGGTCTAGTCATGAATATACCCCTTTGATCTTATCTTTAAGGTAAAGGAAGGGAACGGACGCAACAAGAAAAACAAAAACGACCACTGCAACCGACACCGCAACGGCATACATGATCAGAACAATCATCGCAGCGAACAGCAATGAAACGCATTGAAACAAAAACCTCAAAGTCTTCATAAGTTCTCCTATATACTGAGAGGGTAACACACCACAATTTCAATGTCAAGGGATATCATGACCACACCTAACCACTGGATTTTCAAAGGAAAAGAGTTCATTGACTCGACTGGTTATTATGGAATGGTCTACCTCATCACCCATAGAGCAACAGGAAAACAATATATAGGAAGAAAATACTTCACCAAATCCAAAATACAACAGAAGACAAAAACAAAACGCAAAAAGAAAATGCGGGTGGAAAGTGATTGGCAAACCTATTACGGTTCGAGTGCTGATCTGTTAGAGGACGTAACGAAATATGGTAAAGACAACTTCTCAAGGGAAGTTCTAAGATTATGTGTAAGTAGGGGGGAAACTAACTACTATGAAGCGTTTGAAATATTAGTTCGGGGAGCACTGCTCAGTGACAAGTTCTATAATAAATGGGTGAGCTTAAAGCTCCACAAAGCGACACTAAAAAATCTTCAACCCCAATCCTCTGATGGTACATCAATACCATCTTCTAAGATTTCATAATCACCCTCATCCTCCATCTCTTCACCACAAAACGGGCAGTACTGCACATGACAGACCGTCTCGTCATAATCAATCTTTACTTTATTCTCGCATACATCACATGTGGTTGATAATTTCATTATATCTCCTGTAGCGAAGCTGACAGCATCCAATTTAATTTCTCATGTGCATCAATCAAACCCTCAAGATAATTGACCACACCAATTTGTTTTTCATCTTCTGCAGCATTGCGGGCGACTGCCAAAGAACCAAGAAGTGTTCTGTTTAACATGACCAACTGCTCAATCATCTCTTTATATGTTCCTGGTGTTGCATCATTAGGTGCAACATTACGAAACCGCAAGAGAGATTCAACTGACGCCGGCGCCAATTCACCGCATGCTCTAATGTGCTCTGCAATTCCGTCCAACTCTGCCCATGTTGCTGTGTATATTTTTCCAAAAAAATCATGCAACTGTGGAAACAGTATACCAGTCACATTCCAATGGAATGCATGTGCACGAAAATATAAGTGGAATGTGTCGGCAAGGACTGCTCGTAATTGATCTACTGTCATAGTCATAAATCCCTCATAGTTAAAACTTTGCGTATTTTGCAGCTTCCATTAACAAACATAACGCCTGGTTGATCTTAGTATTCAATTGAATATCGTTGGACAACTCAATGATCTTGCGGTATCGCTCGATGTCTTCCATCATCCCATCATATTCTGCTTTGGTTAACGTTCCTTCTTGGAGATAAGTTTCCATTGAACCAATCATACCGGCAATCCATTTTACCTTCCCCTCATTGTGCCCAAGCAAATCATCAACCAATGATCGTAGCTGTGTCATCGTACTTTACCTCCAGAAGCTTCTTTTAGACTATCGATAGATTCACCAATAATCTGAAGTTTCATGCTACAAAACGTTGGGGAAATTGTCTGCCCCGATTCCACTCTCTTATGTAGGTCAGAAACCATTTCCTGTATAAGAACGACCGCCTCATGAGTGTGGTGGTTCTTTGTGATTCCACCAGAATGCTTGGTATAATGACCGAGGAATGTTGTCTGTGCAACAAGCTTCTCTGATGTAGTCCTATCACATGTTCCCAACGATACGGTTGTTGCAATCTCCGATAAGGTCCTGTACTCTGTCTCATTATATTGAGCGGGAAGTATGATGCCACATGCAGACAAAGAAAGAGCAAGAGCAACCACAAGAATATGTTTCATACAAAAAATCTCCCACCTATTCTCACACCTAGGTAAATGTAATTAGCCCTAAACCATCCCATCTCATCGATCCTAGATACGCGGTAAAGAGCATTGTCCGCAATCTTTCTATATGGATCTTTGGGTAGCTTCTTTTCTTTGATCAACTGATATAGTCCGTCATGAACAAGGGACGCTCTCATGATTGTTTTGGTGTCCATGACAACGTTAGCTCCGTTCCATGCATATCCTTTTTTAAACACCAACACACCACTAGAGCTTAGTTGGACAAACCCATCAATGCTAGCAGGCACCCCAGGATCGGGAACAATAACAGATTCATCTGCCAACAAAACAGCAATATCAAATACATAATCATCCATCAATTGGTACTTATATGATTTAAGACTGCGGTAGTTAAACATAAACACTCCTATATTGAGCAGATACCCGTTGGACATTCCATAGCACCCTCTGTTCCAGTGATATGGGTTTCTTTGAACCTCTTCTTAGCTTCATCAAGGGGGATTGGACTCAACGGTGGAGCTTCAACCTCACCCTTCGCGTTAACGTACCCCCTAGTCGATTCTCGATAGAATGTAGTACCCTTTAGGTGGGGAAGATACTCCAACCATGCTGCTGCCATCTCTTCTAGTGGATAGGTTTCTGGTATATTTATGGTCTTGGAGCATGCTGAGTCAATATGAACCTGTACCACCCGTTGAACCTCAAGATGATCTCGAACCTGTAAATCATGCGACCCTATGAAATGGTCAACAGACCTACCCTGCTGCATGAACCGTTCAAATAGGGGATGGAATACCAATTCAGTCTTTCTCTCTTCACCAACCCAGTACCTTCTCTCATATGCTGGTGCAAACATTGGTTCTATGCCTGCGCTGCAGTTATCGGATAAAATAGATACGGTGCCGGTGGGAGCTTGTGTCAATAGGGTACAATTACGAATACCATGTTCCGCAACTAATGAACGAATCTTTGGTGTCATTCTCTTCATATACCCCGATTCAATATGCTTGGATGGATCACAAAGAGGAAATGCACCCTTCTCTACTGCAAGAAATACTGATGCTTCATATGCCGCTTTAGAAATAAAACGGTACAACTTACTGATGAACTTATTCCCATCCTCTGACCCATAGCGATAACCGAGCAATGCTAGTGTGTCGGCTAATGCTGTGGTTCCTAGTCCGATACGTCTCAGGTTATTAGACTTCACTTTCATTTCAGGTAAAGGAAAGTGGTTGACCGACAATGCATTATCTAAAAACCTCACTGCAAGCCTAATAGTTTCACCCAACTTCACCCAATCCATCTCATTAACATCAACAAAACGAGACAGCACCAAATGACCCAAGCAACATGGCTCCATTGCAGCTAGAGGCAACTCACCACATGGATTAGTTGTGACCAACTTTTCAATATAATGAATGTTGCTTTCACTTTCAACCAACTCCCAATTTAAAAATCCAGGTTCAGCGGAGTTGTATGCATTTGTTACAATGGTCTCCCAAAGCTTTCTTGCCTTGATGTTCTTTTTATATTTACCTTTCCATTGCAGTTCAATTTCCCCATCATCTTTGATAGCCTTAAGAAATGCTTTAGTGTGTCTAGATCTCACAGAAACATTGGCATGCGTTAACTCGCCCTTCACTAGTTTTGCATTAAGAAACTCTTCGATATCTGGATGATCAAGATCAAGGGAGAACATAAGAGCAACCCGTCGCTGCCCACCATTTCGAACTGGCTGTGCACATGCATCAATTAAACGCATCAACTCGACCGCACCAGGAGCAACACCCTTTTGACCATTGATCGTTGCACCGCGAGGGCGAATATCCGAAAAATCATCACCACAACCACCACCAGTCATTGATGTGACAATCATGTCGTAAGCAGAACGACCCCACCCTTCTTTAGAATCCTTATCTGGATTCAGCACAAAACAGTTCAAGAGTTGAGGATTGGTTCGACCTGAGTTGACCCAAATCCTTCCACCAGGCACAAACAAATTTGACGAGAGGATGTCATAAAATTTTTCATGATAAACTTTCTGTTTCTCTGGTGACTCTGCAATCACCATCTGATGTGATACCCTCTGACAAGCTTCACCCCAAGTTTCATCAGGCAGAAATGCATATCGATCTTTGAAAATTTGCAAAGGAAACCCTATGGGTTGATACTTCGGCTCTTGCATGATGGTGCTACCCTTTCCTTATTTTTTACCGCAAATGCGCTTCGAGTTCCTGTTGCACCAACAGCCTTTGGGGCATGGACATACATTCGGATTCTCATTGGCATGATTGCAGAAGATTGGTGAATCTGTTTTCTTTTTCATTACTTGTTATGTTCTTTCCATGCATTGATAGCTACTGGGGCAACCGGTTCAATGAGCTGCAACAGAGCTTCAGCATAAACGCGGATTTCATATTGTGCATGACTATGCAACCTCAGTTTAAGAAAATGAAGAAGGTTATGCAAGTCCACTGATGCAAACATATGTGAGTATGTATTCAAACCAAGAAGACAGCGGGCAAGTTCTCTAGGAACGCCAGCTTCTAGATGCTTACGATATAAAGCAAATCCTTGCTGGGAATGCATCTGTAAATCATTGATGAATGCGACATCTTTCTGATTCAACCCTGCATTCTCTTCTAACACTCTCATCTGTTTATTGCTGGATGATTGGACACCAACATGTTCAACGGTGGGGATGTAAAATTCTTCGGGGAGTTCTGAATAACGAGCAGACACTTCATTATAGGACCATGTTCTATGACGATGCCACTGCCGAAATACAAATATGGGAGCTTTGATTTCAAATGTGAACTGAACACATTCGAGAGGGGAAGTGTGACGGTTTTTTATTAGATAATTGATGAGCTTTTCATCCTTACCCGCGTCTTCACCAGTTCTCCATTCTGCGTTATAGCTGACGCGAGCAGACCGAACAATAGACAAATCGCTACCCATATGCTCAACCAATCTGACCACCCCATAATCTAATACCCTAATCCCATCACTCATAACAAGCCTCCTATTTTGTTTTTTTCCAGAATGTTAAATGTGTTAGTGCAGCTAACCCACTATAAGTATTCTCTCTAATAATAGTTTGCAATTGCTCTGGGGTATGACACCCATGTGTCACCATCTTATTGACATCTTTATGTTCAATCCACTCGGGCCATATGCAAACCTTGTGACCCTCACGGATTGCTTTAGTGATTTGATCTATATTTTCTTTGTTTCGAGGTTCATTATCAAACACCAGTGTGATATTTTTTGCCGACAATTGTTTGGCAACAAGAATGAGATTGGAGTCTCCCGATGCAACCGCATTATCTAGAAACAGGGAATCAAGAGGACCCTCAACAACCAGAACCGGCTCATCCTGGTTAACTCTATCTAATCCATAGATGAGTTTTCTCTCACTTACCTCAACCCTTATCGTTATATATCTAAGAGCATTCTGTTTACCTTGAAGGTCTCGACCACTAATCGCAACAACTGCTCCATATGCGTCATAATAAGGAATAACTAAACGCGGATCTTTGGTTACTTCCTTGCCATGAAGAGGAGCAACCTCATCAGCAAAATCCTTAAACGAAGGCGCAAAGTATAACCTATTCCAGTATTTCTGTGGGATTTTCCTCTCTCTGACATACGACCGGCAAAAATGAAGCTCTGGTAGATCAATAATCTTTTCAGCATGTTCATAGATAACCTGATCAACCTTTCCAAATCTAACTGGTGTCTGGTTAAACTGCCCATGTTTTCCGACTGCTACCTTAAATAATCCTGGTCGCTTCTCCTTTAACAGCTCAAGTGTCCATTCTCTGTGGAGTTCTGTGTTCATCTGTTTGAGAAGATTACCAAACCCCATACTACAATTGCAGTTATGACATTTGTATGCCAAGCTATCCTGAACTCGATAAATGTATCCTCTCATTCTGGTTTTCTTCGTCTGCGAGTCACCACATATTGGGCATCTCACATTGAAGAGGTAATCAGATTTCCTAACGAATCTTTCAAAATGATTCGATAACAAGTTTACATATTTTAAATCTAGGTATAGCATAGACGAATATTATACACAGGACATAACAAAAACTCAATACTTAATTTGCACTGAACAACTGCAACAGAACCTTTACGTTTATATGTTCAATGATCCATGATAGGATAACGGCAAGGGTAATAAGAAAATACTTCCACCTATCCAAATCTTTCAGTATATCTGTAACTTTCCTAGACCTGACTGACTCCCCATCAATCTTATGGGAATATGTACCGAACGCATCCCTTCTGAGGGTTTCCATTTTACCATACAACTCAGTCTTCAGTCCATCAAGTTTGTCTTGTGTCGCTCTGCTTTCTGTTGTTATCCTAGAATGCAAATCCTTGATATCATCATCCATATCCTCTTCGATCTTGTCATGCGTCTCATGCTTTTCCTCATGAATCGCAAGCATTCTCAAGAGATTAGTATTAACTTCCTGAATCTTTTCAATACCTTCGGTCAATTTGTCAATAACTTTCTCCTGAGTCTTTACCTCAGTTTTGACAACTTGGACCTCTAGCTTAAGATCATGAAATCCTTCTTTGCAATCCGGTAGAACCTCGCCACTCATGATTATCCCCTATCCTTATCGCGGGGATACCTAACCTCGTCTTTCGCCCTGGACCCTGCAGAAGAACCAAAGTAATAACCAAGCACAAGACCCAAAGCGGCATCTAACATACCAAGTGAACGGAGCACAAAGTCTTTCATTGTAGGATCAATGGTACTAGTGAGCAGATCGACTTGAACAAAGATATACAACCCAACCACACATGCAGCTAGAACCTTTGGAGTGTGGTCTTTTACTTGGATCTCTCGTTGACGAGCAGAATCCCGGTCCTGGGCATAGATTTTCTCAATATCTATGTCAAGTTTCTTCATTTCAACTTTAAACTCTTGCTCTGCTTTCTTAATTGCTAATAGCTGTTCTGGTGTTGCACCAAGTATTGCCTGCTCCAACTCCTCTTTTGATGCATCTGGTGACATACCAAGCGCACCAATAAGTTTCTGTGTTGCAAGACCTGCCAATGGACCACCAAACGCGGATGCAACTGTTGGGGCAACTGTTGCGAGCAACCCACCTGCTTCTTTGAAAAAATCTCCCATGCCCATGACTGCCTCCTACTTTAACCCTTGTCTTAATTGTTCTAATGTCTTTCTCTTTAACACCTGTGGCTTATTCTTCTTACTAGGATGTATACCAGGTTCACCCTTTGGTCCAAACCCCATTCCTTCGACTGCACCAGACCCAACAGAATTCACTGGAGCTTCCTCATTTTTGAGGGTTTGATGATATTCTGGTGTGTTTTCCTTTTTCATCTTTTCCCGTAAAACATTAATCTGTTGCTGAATTTCTTTTTGCTTGGGTGATGAAGGGAATGCTCTCAGTGCCATATTCTGCAATTTAAGTAGCTTGAGAGAATCAGAATCGGTACTCTTTACCCCCTCTTCAGCAAGTTCAACATGAGAAGTGGGTCTCATTGGATCGCTACTCAATCCACCCTCTTGATATGAGGGCGCTTGAAATCTGTCCACAGTGACACCAGAGTTCTCTAATGATCCCTGTGCCGCACCAGGATTGCCCATATCTTCTAAGGTGTCATCAGATTCAATGTCTGTTGCATCATACAATTCTGGATGTAATTTATTATACTCCCTCATGATCATTCCAGCTATCGCATTCGCCTCATACTCCAACTCTTCCAATGAACACTCCGGTTGACCATGAAGATGCTGTGATTCATGGACTAGTTCATGAGCAAGAGTCCTAAGAATATCCGCAATATGTCTACCATCTGTTGCAATGGTGATAACTTTTGTACTGATGTGATAGTTACCGAATGAGGAGCTACCAGTCTTCGACACCAATTTAATTGGTGGACAATCGTTGATTCCTAGTTTTTGGCAGGCAAAGTATGAGAAGTGTTGTATGTAGTCTTGAAGAATGTGTCCATTAGATTCAATCAGAAGTGGTTTCATTATCCGTACCATTAACCTTGATCTTTTTTAGTGCTTCTATGATGGTGTTATCAAGTTCGATATCATTAGAGAGTATCGTCTTTCCCTGAATCCCATGCACCGCAACTGGCATATAGTTCAGAAAAGACAAAAATGTTTTGAGTATCCTATAATCATCTGGACGTATATGGTAAAACAACAATCGAGTGGCTGCCGGTACACCAAATAGGTTGTAAACGATAATCAAATGATTGAGGATGAGTCTTTCCCTCAATTCACCATATTGTGTGTAGCGACGAAACAACCGACGAAGATAGCTAAAATGCTTCATGTCATCGGCAAGTTCACTTCGTACATATGCTGGTTTATCATATGCCTTAACGGCATATATCATAACCGTTTCAGGCGTCAAATTCAAAGTTTGCATTATTCATCTTCATTAAAAAGTTCTTCTAATTCCTCTTCTGTCATTACCTCTGAAAGAATTTCGGTACCTCTTAGATCTGTTGGACCATGACCAAAATAAAAATAGACCCCCTCATCACCCTCATGAAGTAGAATAGAAATGATACGTTCATCGGAAGGGTACATCATACCCAATTCATCAAAGTGAGGTAGTGTGTATCCAGCTTCAGAGAAGAGACCGCGTATCTCAGCGTATGCCATACCAGGATGGTTAGCATCAATGGTGACATCATCGAGTAGAGAATTAAAATCATCGCGGGCGTCTGCATCATGGAAGTTCACCGCATGTGATGAACCAACAACGAGGAGATTGGCGACAACCTCCCCGTCATTCATATCATGTGATGTGCTATCCATTATGCACCGAATACTGAGTCATCATCTGAATCGGCTGCAATGTTTCCGCTTGCGAGAATGGTTTCATAAGTGATACGACCTGCGCGACCACCCATGACAACACTAAACACTGCTGCTTCGTCGTATGTGGTATTCGCATTTGCCGTAACTGCTCTTGTGTTGAAACTGTTACCAGAGTTATTGAGCACAACGTTAGCAACGTTCCCTGTGTCGTTCACATAGTATGTTGCATTTGCGCCGACTCCACTGCCAACACTACCAAACTCAATGAACCCAACTTCTGAGGGGGTATACCCAGCACCACCACTAACAACATCGATACGCTGCACGCCTCCGGTGTGTTGTGTGCGCAAGACCCAACCTGCATGTGTTGTGTTCGCTCCTTCTCTTGTTGTATTCTGTGCTTCACCAGAAGAGATACCGAAAACTCCTAGTGCAACACCAGTCTTGAAGGCATGAACCTGTGTGTTGTTATAAAGAACTCTGCCGTTAGCCGACACTCCCAATCCACCAGCCACAGCGTACTTTGGTGCACTCGTGTTTGCGTCTGTAGTATTCCACAATGACATTTCAGTCTCTCCTTTTAGATGTTAATAGTATCCTAATTCTTTCAATCTCAAAATAGTCACTTTGGCGCTTACATGGTGAATACCAATTCCGCCTGCTGACTCAAACTCTTCTATATTGTGTGGATGATCGTCTATGAGTATATTTCTTATATTTCCATTGACTGCGAATAACTGTTTGTCTCTTCTGTGAACGACATGGATACGTGATTTTGGAAGTGAAGGAATATGCCTTCGATACCATTCTTGTTTCCCCCGTTCTACTTCGGAAAAGTTATGATCCCATCCAGGAACGGCTGTCAAGATATGGGGGGAATACTTCTCAATGTGCCCCCAATACAGTTTCCAATCTCTCATAGGGGGTATGGTTTCCCAAAATTCCTCATGTCTATTGAGGATTAACCCCTGCTCATGCTCACTCAGCTCATGGCTCCACTTCCTACCTAGGACCTTTTCTGCTTGAGCATAAAAATCACAGATAACACCATCAGAATCACTATAAATTATAGCTTTAGGGTCCCTTAGCATATTTATGGTTTTTAACCTTTCGTGTAAGCTGTAGTAAGTGGTGTCACAACAGGATCTTTCTGAAACCTATCCTCTGGTCCAGGACCCTTAACTTCAATTTTCTCACCGTTACCCTTTTGATCCTTTGAAGGACTTTTCTTCTTCTTTGCTTCCTTGAACGCTTCCTGCACTACCTCTCTATTAATGCCAGTATGCTTACGTTCCGATAGTGGGAGGTGGGGTTGTATCTCGTTCGGATGTACAACTGCAGACCCCAAACGATACTTGACTGCTGTTGTCGGTATTCCCTTTGGACGGATATTTATCTGACCGTTTCCATGTAGGTGGACAACCTCATGTGGTACGCCAACATGGGGCCCCTTATCCGGGACAACCACATCACCCACCTTGAACCCACCATCCTCATTGAATGCCACATTAAACGCTTCTTGAATCTTCTTATTGGACGCTTTTATGAGCTGCTTTCCACCTTTCTTTCGAAACGCAATAATGGACGCAGCATCATTGACCTGATCCGCATACTTACCTGCAGCTTTCTGGTCATGGGTACCAATAGCAGTCATCGCCTCATGAGCATCCTTTGCGATGTAATGCAACTCCGCATCACTCTTATAGTGATAATCATGTCCCTTTAGAGGAGTGTGCAACCTAGCTTCCTTAATCTGTTTATACTTTTTCATGTGGTCCCCTTATGACTTCTCTTCTTTTACTCCTGCAGCATCAAAGAAACGCTTCTTATCGAAACGTGGGTTAGCTTTAGTGAAAATCTCGGAGTGATGTGATGCTAACTCATGTCGTTTCTTTGGATCTGGGTGTGACTTAATGATATCTGCAACCTGTCTGAAATGGCGACGAGTGAATGCAGCTTCCTTAATTAGCTCTTTTACAATTGAGAGAGTTGACCCCTCTTCATTTGTTAGTTTCTTTGTTGCCATATTAACCCCCTTTGCCCTCTTTAATGACTTTTTCATTTGTGATTTTGCTAAAAGACTTGACCCCAAACGGACACCACTATCTGACGATTTCGATGCCGTCATGGACAAATCATGTGAGGTTTTTGCATGCTTTGCTGCAGCATCCCCAGCTTTTGCCACGTATGAGCGAAGTGTGGACTTGTTCAGCTCGTCAATCTGCACACTCTCATCAACTGCAGTATGGGTGACCTGCTTTCTACCATCTGGGGTATCCTTCTCTGCTATTTTTGCATGAACCAAATGATGTTTGCTTTTTGGTGTGTTTGCCTTTTTACGAATTTGTGTGACTGCAGAATAAAGAGAATCGGCTTCAACCTCATGCCGAGTTCCCTTATGATCAAACCCAACAAAACCATGTTCATTTAAGGAGTGTTCATGATCATGTATCTGCTTTTTCGTCCACCCCATTTTTGCAAGGTGTGCTCTCGCTTCATCTTTGCTCATACCACCAGCAACCGCTGCTGCAGCATCATGCATGCGCAAAGTCTGTCTAGCAACATGAGTCTGGTGACGGTGAAACACATCACCAACCATTGGTCTACCTTCTTCTAGGGTGTCTTGTGAACTAGAGTTTTTGTTTTCTTCATGCATATTTCCACCATGAACCTTTTTTATATGTGAATGAACGGCATCAATTTCCTGCTTAGAGAAATCTGGATTGTGTTTAGCAACATGCTCCCTAGATGTGATGGTCTCATCGCTGTGAGCCTTATGGTAGTTTGTTGCGTAGATGTCAACCTTACCATGAGGGACAACAAACGTTTTACCATTAATTTTTCCAGTATACTGGTGTGAACCTTTGAATGCATCGGTGATATGTGACATTACTTCTTCTCCGTTCGCAAATCTCTGAATGTTTTCTTGGGTCCTGTTGTTGCTTTGCCTCCACTTAAAGGAGAAATAACTTCCTTTTCGCCCTTATCCATACCAAGTATGGGTCCACCCTCACCACCCAAATCAAGAACAGGTTCACCCTCAGTAAGTAAATTAGCGAATGCATCATCAAGGGATTCTTTAACTGGCTGCTTAGCAACTTCTTTTGGTTTCTCCATAACCTTCTTCTTCTCAACCAGCTTATCATGTAATGAGAAGTGAGTGATTCGACCACCCTTACCATAGCGACCAAACCCATAATACTGCAGTCCCATCTGCTGTGCTTGCTTTGCTGCTTCAGATTGGTCATTTGGTGGGGTTACCGAACTTTGCTGCTTCTTATTGCCAATTGGTTTTTTAGCAAGCTTGCCCAAATTGCTCTGAATCCATTCTTGTGCTTTCGGATGTTTTGGTTCCGACTGGCTGAACTTCTTAACTGTTTTGAATAGATCTAGTAGCTCTTTACTCTTTGCCTTATGTACCTCTGGATCTAAATTAGTGCGCAAATCCTCATCATTTTTGAACTCATGATAGTGCTCAGTTCCAAAGATCTTTGAGAATTCTACGCGGGCATCCTGTGCCTCCTTCCACTTGGAGGAACGAAGCTTTTCAGGAACTAAACGTCCGCCGCGTTGTCCTCTTTCAACATTCCTCTGACGAGACACATCATCACTTGTATCAACAAACAACATCTTAGAATCGTATCCCAACTCATCAAGAACACTCTTAATCTTTCCTATTTTCTTTGCATCTGCACCTGTGGAGTTGATAATAATCCCATTGCGACCCTCAAGAGCGAAACGATGTCTGAGTTCAGTGACGGACTTAGCCTTAGCTCTTACTTCGTCTCGTCTCTTCGTCTCATGCTCTGGCATCTTCATGTCAAGCTTATGTTTGTCCATCAGATACTCAAGAGCCTTATCTGAATTAATTTCTACCAGTCCATGCCCATCAAGTGCTTTCTTAAGAACAAAATCTTTTCCCGATCCAGGACCACCAGCTAAAAATACAGCTTTAAAAATAGATGCATCATGTACACCTTCGGATAGCAATTGTCTCTCTTCTTCTAACATACCCATCGACTTCCTAACATCGTAGAATAATTGCTCTGCGTTATCTAGTGACATGGTGCTTGGAATACCTTTCTTAAATTCCTGAAAGTTATTATTCTTTGCATGCTCTCTCATTTTACTAGAGGAAACCCCCTCAATCCCCTCTCCATCCGCATCTCTATGTCCTGCTGAATGGACGGTGATGGATTTGAAGTGGAATCCATTGCCCGCATCATCAATATGACCATTATACTTATTTAACAAAGTATTAAACTCATCAACTCGGTCATCCCCCATGACAACATGTAAATGCTTAACCCCAGACTTATGTGCTAAAGTTGCATGGTGAAGTAACGATGGATGTTCCTTTGTTGACCCCATTATCTTGGTACCCGGAAACATCGCACTGGTGTGCCGGATCTTAGACTCTTGATCTAAAGGATTCTTGTTTCTATCTTGGGTATGGGATAGGATAACTTTATGATCTGCATTGTGTTTATGTGCAATCTCATGAACCTTCTGAATCAATTTCTCATGACCAAGTGTTGGAGGATTCATACGACCAAACGTCATGACTAAATGTGGTTCCTGAATATGAGAGGTAAATGATTCAACCACAGTTTTAGTGAACGACTTGGGGAATTCTTTTGCAGCGGAGAGAAGATCCAGAATTTTTGCATGGACCACAATAGCAGGAATCGTCTCTTTATTGTCAATATTGAGCAGAGCAATCCAACGATGATGCCCATCTAAGAGGTAATGATCTCCAGACATGATAATAGGTTTTTTTAAGTGCTCCCGCTTATCCTTCATCAACTGTCTGATTTTTACTTCATTAAACTCACCCTGAGAAGGATAGAGAGAAGCAACGGGGAACTCGGTATGTGTGACTTTTATATTCTTTTTGGTCTTGAGCCACTGAATGAAAGCGGACACATCTGTAGACTTGATCTGTGGAAGTTGGGAACGTTGTATATTGAGACCATGCTTAGGAATGTATAGCGGCTTCATATCCCCTCTACAGGAATGTTATGTTATGGAATTATTTATAAGATTAGATCGTTTACGTAGTCAGAGCATACACCAAACACATTATGTTTTGCAAGATAATAAGAAACACCATCAGTGAATCTTTCTGGCATAACAACAATGGAGTTTTTTCTTGCTGGGGTTCGCTCCGGGTAGCACCAAAGATACCCCCTGCTCGTTAAGGTGTAGTCATCAGAATCATGGAAGAAATAATGTGCACCAGGAACAAATTCATTAAGTATGTCAATAGCTTCTACATTTTTACAATGGCATACGAATTTATCTTGGTGTTCGATTATGTAGGGTGGGTCTATTTTATGGACCGGTTTATCATGACCTAACCACAAGGTTCCATCTTTACCCCAAAGATCGATTTCAACATGAAACCCATATCCCAGTGCAACCTGTATGTGTTTGGGGGAGTTCTCTAGTTCTATCGACGGACCTGAAATATTACCACGGTGTGCAATATATAACATAATCAACCACTTACGAAATTGTGGGCGTTTGGTGTGTGGGTGGACTCAGGTTTTTATTATAACCCTCTCAAACGCCCGTTTTGTTGCATTATGGAGCTATTCTGTGGGTTTCTGTACTCGAACCCAAATCCATTGGGGATGAACGTCATGACAGGGTTCCGTCAAAACATAATCAAACCCCACAAACCCCTGATCTTCAAGATCTTTCTTAAGAACTTCCACATCCTCAACCCTCGTATCCCTATGGGATGTATCGGTTTCATCATAATTGTGAAAGTAATCAACCGATATGGGGTGTCCAGGACCAAACCCCATCTGAAAACAGAAATAACCACCAGGCACCAAAACTCTATGGATCTCTCGATAGAGTTCCAATCTCCAATCCCTGCAACCAATATGTTGCATACAAATGATGGAGAAGACCACATTGTAGATTGAAGAATTAATCATACTCAGAGAATGACCATTCGTATGATAAAGATTGGGCACTTGAACCTGTGATTCTGCTAGATTCGCTGGAAGTTTAGCAAGAATTTCGCTTGAAATATCTACACCATCAATGCGACCAAACCAATCTTTAAACTTGATGATGTTTCTACCTGGACCGCACCCATATTCCAAAGCATGAGACCCAATGTGAGTTTGAACCCCTCGGAACAAAAGCTTCCCCTCTTTCTCATCAGCCATATGTTCATTGTACCATCCAACTAATGGATTTTTATTTTGCAATGACCAACGAGAAGCTTCTTCACCCCAAAACTGACGCAACATTTCATCTGCCATGATATTCTCTTTCTAATTTAAAATTATGATATTATGGTTTACGACACTGGACCCAAATCCACAATGGATGCTCGTCTTTGCAGGTACGAGTAAGTTTGTGACCCACCCACTCAAACCCCACATCAACAAGATCCTTGCGAAGATGCTCAACATCTTCAACCCGAACGTCCTTGTCCACAAATTCTGATTCGGTGTTAAAGGAATCTGTAAAATAGTCCACCGAACGGGGATGCCCAGGACCAAACCCAGTTTGGAAACAGAGATATCCACCAGGCTTCAACACGCGCAAAAACTCACTATACAAATTCAACCTGACTGAACGAGAAGTGATATGTTGGTGACTGATAACCATGAACACCAAATCGTAACCGGGGAACTGGCTAGAATCATATGGATTGGTACCCGCTGAAGGAATCATATCCAACGACCGACCATCATTAACCCATAGATTAGGCTCAGGTAGTCTCTCTGCTGCAAGATGCAACTTCGCTTTTTCAATACACTCAGGAGCAATATCAACACCATCAATGCGTTGAAATTTCTTATGCCACTTGATAATGTTTCTTGCAGGTCCGCAACCATATTCCAAGACAACTTCATTACCCGTCAATGGAAGATCTCGGAACAATACACTATCATACTCCGGGAATGCCATGTGCTCATGATACCAACCGACAATAGGATTCTTGTTTTGTAGACTCCATGTCTTCGCAATGTCATTCCAGAAATTGGATTGTCTCTTTAAAAAATCATTATCACTTACACTCATGATTATCCTCCGGTAAATCGATTAGATGAACAGTTAGGTCTTCTTTCCCTTGCCGCATTGCCCGCTGTCTCCATAGAGATTCATGAATGACCTGCTGAATGATGGACGCATCAACTTCATTCTTCACATCAACATAAATCCTATGTGGCATGACTACACCCCTTTTAAATATTTCTTTGTGAACCAAGGATACCAATCTATTTCAGTTATCATAGATCCAAATGCAAGATCAACCCTAGAAATGGGACCGCTGCCATTTAACATATGACCCCATTTTGCACAGTAGTGGGCTTGCGAGTGCTCAAGTATGCTATTTCTCCCACCCATCTTCGCAACAATTTCCTCATGCTGATTTATATAGGTCTTATCGCAAGCCTTCGATTGAATATGTGTTGGTATGTATCGTTCCACCCCAATTGAATTATGACGAAATCCCCAGTCATGACTTTCTGAGATAGACAACCGGTTCGCATCCCACTGTTGCCAAATCCTCTTCAACCAATCAGCATCCCCACAGTAACAACCAAGATACCTCTCATCGAAATATCCCACTTGAGCAAGAAGTCTCTTCTTCACATAAAAGAATTGATCTCCTGCAGGACCCCATATCAAATCATATCGGTCTTTGTTCGCAAGAATTAAATTTTGGAATCCAACCGGATCGATAATGTGTGTATCATCCTGTACACAAATAATCTCTTCTTCTGTCTTGAATGCCTTTATAAAAATGCTATTCCAACTGCGAGCACACCAAGAATTTGATTCATTATCGGACAGGGTATTGTTCATAATTTTAATCTTCTGTTCGCCTGCCAACTTATAGTTCTCTTCAGATAACCCAACTTCAGAATGGTTGGTAAAAACATGAACATCAGTCCATGATTTAAATGTATCAATTTGTCTATTCAGTGCTGTGGGTCTGTTGAATGTCAAAATCCATGTCTGCATAATCTACCTCCGAAAAGTAATATCAACCACACCGACACCAACATAAATGATGTCTGTGTGAAAGGTGAAGTCATGATCAATTAACCACTGCAATACATCTTGAGAATGCTTGTCATACACCCTAACCCTACCCTCTTTTACTATTCTATAATGATCCCCCAAACTATCGAGACAAGCTTCCTCTGAAAATGGAGCATCAATCCTCAAATAGTCTATACTGGATATGCCATACATTTCAATAAACGTATCCAATCGCATAGTCCAAGACATGGTGAACTGTTTGCCGAATGTTCCTCCAGAGGGGTTAAGAGAATCCTGTGCATCGTTCTCATCATGGAATAACGGTTCCTGATTGTCCCCCCAGTTAATAGCGAATGGAAGGGGATATAGACGAGGATTTTCCTGGGATAACTTGAATAGGTCCTTAAATCTGCGGATATTCGGTTCGAACGCATACACCTTTACATCTGGACTTGCCAAAAAGTGTTTAGTTTCTACACCAGCATGCGCACCAATTTCAATGATGGTTCTCATTGCTTATGAGACTCCAAAAAGGTTTTTAAATCTTCTGGTGTACCAATCCCCCACATCTTCTGAATGTCCTTGACACGAACCACTTTACCATCCCCGATTGCTTCATTGAACACTGGGCAGACATAAAATTCATTATTCGTCCTAATATTCTTCTCGATCATCTGCTTTGCGTACTTGACATAATCGGAGCCCTTCTTCCAATAGTAAATACCCACTGTAGCATGGTCTGAAATCGGTTTCTTTTCTGCTACCTCTTCAACAAACCCCCTCTCATTAATCTTCGCATAGGACCATTTGGGATGAAGGGAGTGAAATGTCAAAATGCCCGCATCAATACCATCTGCAGTAAATGCGTACAAGCATTCATTCGAATCCCATTCTACATACTGGTCAGAATTCGCAATCAACAGCGGATCATCATTGTTGATAAATTTTTCTGCAAGGAGAGTTGTGCAGGCAGCCCCTTCAGTAACACCATCAACTTGAACGATGTCGCATCCAGGAGCAATCATATTCAACATATATTTTAGCTGATACTTCTCATAGTGTTCCCTTTGTACCAAGAAAACATAGTGAGCTTCAATATTCAGGTTCTCTACCACTACCTGAATCATAGGTTTACCGTTCACTTCGATGAGAGGCTTGGGGAATGAATATCCCGCTTGTGCGAACCTCGAACCATGCCCAGCCATAGGAATAACCACATTCATCTTATTGTTCCTCCAAGGTACGGTAACCAACTTCCCACCATCCAAATAATGTATGGCATTATCAATAACAGCTTCCGTCAAATCTTCGGGTCCACCTATGGGGAGAAGGTGTGCTTTGGACGCAAGAGCTGCTTGTCTTCCAATATGTGAATCCTCTATGATAACGGTTTTCTCTGGAATGGAATTGAGGGCAGTCATAACCTTCCAATACATATCAGGAAAGGGTTTAGCTCTTTTCACATCTTCATTTGAAACCATATAGTCAACATATTCCATAATTCCCTTTCTTAAAAGGGCAATCTTCATAGTAGCACGTATGCTATTTGAGGCAACCGCAATCTTAATTGCATTCATTCTGAGTTTTTCACACAAATATTGTGTGCTCTCATCTACATCGATATTACCATACAACTCAACGGTATAGTCTTGTTTTCTTCTCCAAATGGAATCATACAGACCGGTAGGTAATCCTTTTTCCTTGGTAAGCATCTGTAACTTCTTGGTGGTGGGTAGTCCATCATACTTTGAAAGGTGTTCATCCCAGGAAATCACAAACTTTGGGTTACAGTCTAATAGGGCGCGATTCAATGCCTCAAAATGGATCTTCCGAGAATCAACTAACACCCCATCAAGATCAAAAATTACTAGACGATTAATCATAATTCAACATCCTCTTATACCAGTCAATATGAAAATGGGTTGTTTGTTGAAATGGAAACCCAACTCTACCCATGTCTCTGTGCTGTTTATTATGTATGACAAGTGCCGCGGGGTTGCATGCAATCATTGCCTTATCGCGTATTCGCAAGGACCATTCCACATCTTCTGTAGAACCAACTGGCAATTCTTCGTTCAGGGGATTATCAAGAAGAAACTGCTTCTTGACCAAGAAAAACCCACCACTAATATATTGTTTTTTGGTGTAACTCCAATTGGTGTACTCTATGGAAGTATATTGAACGGGTGGCTTTTCATTGTACCACATGACCCAATCTGTGAAATGTCGGTTCCCATCCATAAGGAACTGAGGGTTTGAACACACATCCCACTTATCACCAAATTCTTTGTAAGCTTGATACCATCGCTTATCAAAGGTAAAATAATCATGCAGGAGAACAATGACATCATGGGAAGCTTGCCTTGCGATGGCATTTTTCTTGTCTGTGAGCCACACACCACTCGAACAGTCTGCAGTAAGAATTTCAACATCAGGGATGTTAAGACTCTTTATACTCTCAATAGTAGTATAGTAACTACTTAGATCATTGTGTGGTGGGCGAGACTTATGCCTCACATTGCCACTGGTACATATTCCAAACGTCATCTTCATTACTGAATAATCCTCAAGATGTCGGCAACTGTGTGTGATATCTGATGTGAAGAAATAATATAATTCTGTGCTGTCACTAGATCTTCATGGGGAACGCCAATGAACCCCGTCATGTATTTTACCAACTCTTCTTGGGTTGTATAGGTGACCCCATATTCACGTAGCGTTTCAGCTCCAGCAATGTTTCTTGCGACCCAGGGAGTGCCATTCAACATCGCCTCTAACAACACCAACCCAAACCCCTCAGACGTTGAATTCAATACATACAAATCAGCTTCTCGCAATGCGGAGAGCATCATAGATCTGGTGTGGAGCAAGAGACTCTTCACCCTTTTTGTGGTCTGAGGCATGATGTTATTTCGGTTGTCATACCCTGTCAATACAAGGGTTACATCATCTCGATCAATAGAGTTAAATGTTTCGACCAACTCATCAAACCCCTTGTTTGGCCAAAACCCACCAGAAGAGAGGAACATATACTTGGTGGTAATGCCATATTTTTCTCTAAAACCAAGAGGACCTATGGACTGATTACAATTGATTCCATGACGAACGCGAACTGCCTTATGTTGGACATTATACCCCTTAACATGACGATAATCCGCTAAGGTGGAGCACCCCAGGTAGGAAGCTTTATACAATGCAGAAATGCAAGTGGGGGAATTTGATGGAAGAATAAGAAGATAAAGAACAGGACCCCCAAACTTATCCGCATTAGACAACACATAATTTTGCATAGACACATCACCACCATGAACAACGATTAAATCCCAACTGTTCATGAGGATGGAAGTATCAGAGGTAACAGGAACACCATTATGATTTCCCTTGTGCTCACCCGCAAGCACTACAACATCATGACCCCTGAAATATGCCGTTTCTGCCATATCTTTCACGTAATTTTCCGACCCACCTGGAAATGGAGCATACCTATGAACGACAAACAACAACTTACGCTTAACAAACTTCACCGGAACACCTGCTTGTGTTGGTTGTGCTGGTTTAGTGGGTTCTTCAAAAGCCATTATACATATCTCCTCTCAACAAATTTACGAACTTCAGGAACTCGGTCCCATTGATGAACGATAGCATACGGTTCACCAACTGGTGTAACAACAAGACCCTTATCAGTGTCTAGACATGGACCAGTGGTTTTTAAAAAGCTACGATACTTATTAATTTTAGAAGGGTCTGCAGTGGTGCCCAATTGAGCCGCCCAAGCAGTGTCATGATCTGTATGTAGCGTTATGTTTTTGTATGCAGCGGTATCGAGTAATAGATTATAGGCTGCTTGATCTGGACCACCGCCACCAGGAACAAATTGGGGGGCACCTGCAGAAGTGAGGTAAATTGTTTTGCACAAACCAAGAAACGTATGGAACTTACCGGCAATCACTCCAGCATTGTATATTGTATTTGTTTTGTGTCGTTCATAGAAAATTGTTCCATACGACTCAATCATATTATTCTTACCCCAATCTTCATGTTGGTATTCCAACTCTTCAGAAGACGCAATGATGGAGCAAGCTTTCTCAGACCCCAACAAATCACATGAATCAAAAAAGAGACTTGGATTCTTTTGGAATATTACATCCTTCACATCAGTGGAAAGGATGTATCTTATATTGTAGCGATTTTCTTTGCTATAGAGAAAGAGGTAATAATGAAGGAAACGCTCAACGACGATGGAGAATTTTGGTTTGGGGTAATGGAGTGAATTTGTTACAGAGTCCTTCTCAAATCCAAGAATGATGTACCCGCGATCTGAAAGTTCTTTGACCCCCTCAGCATCCATATTGTATACCACAAGAGCTTTCATTCCCTTGAACCCGGATGCATCGAGCGAGTTGACCCAAGGAGAGATTTGTTCAAATTTATATCCAGTGACAGACCCAATCACCAAATCCCGTTGTTCCATTATATCTCCAGTTCAATTATTTTTTCCAACTCCTGGACACTTTAAAGTTCTCATGACTGAACTCAAGACGATCAACAAGCTTTACCGCATTGCCAAGGATATCCACTGCAACAAATCCTTCGGGTCTTGTCACTTTGTACCCAGACTCCACCCGTATAAAACTCTTCGTACTCTCCGCTTTTGATAATTTATCCAGGATCAATAGTTTAGCAGAAACAATAGCATTTTGCAAGTCAAAAAGAATCCTAATATCATTGCTATGAACTTGAAAGAAACCAAGTATGTTCGACTTTTCTTTGAACCGCTTCGTTTGTGTCTCCACCTTCTTAGCTTCAAGGACCTTTGCCGACAATCTCTTGTCTATCCAACGGATCAGACCATTAGTATGGACGATGGTATCTTTTATCGACTGACCCTCTCGTATAACAGAATTGTTGTACATCTTAACAAGATCTCGATACACAGTGTTCATGGAAATCTGTTGTAAGACCCTAGTGTTAATGCTTTTAAATTTACGGTTGACTTCTACCAACTTGGCATCCATCAAGTCAGTCTCAACCTCCGTGAATGTTGCTGTGCCAGACTCGTCAATAAAACTAGCATCCCTGAACCACACATCCTTTGTGTTATGAAGATAACCAAGATCAACGTTAAATGAGGTTTTTAATGACTCCATTGTCTTTCCGCTGTACTCGGTATGAAAAACAATACCAAGCTTTGCTTTACCAATTCTATCCGCTAATTTTGTAAGAACTGGAATAGCATAGGTGATGGTATTGGGGGTAAAAGTTATATAATCGGTACCAGAAATTTCCTGTACCGTTGGCTCATCCTCGGTAAACAAAATATCACCCTGCAAAATACCTTTGATGCCAAGCTTAGGAAGATAGCGTAAACAGATTTTTAATTTATCTTGGAGTTCTGGGGATTCATGGTTGGTGATGATATCCTGCTCAGTGTAATTAATTTTTGGGTTCTTGGAAAAGACGCTCTTGGTACCAACAAAAAACTTACCATTGTCTGGGTTAATCCCAGCAACCACAGAAGGTGCACCATCCCATTTGGTGGTGACATTCATCTTACTGAACCTTGAATGACCAGAAAGCATATCACGAAGCGATGTGAGGAAGTTTAAAGCACCTACAACACCATCAATCCCATCATTGAACATCAGATCTTCAATATGTTCAAGATGTATGTTTTTCGGCTCATTGTCTTCTGTTAGATATGTCTTAAAATCTGTTACCACGGATCACCCATAAGTTTTAAAGATGATGCTAACTTTTCAGAACTATACTTTGCTCGAATCTTCATCACTCTCTTATCCGAACCACTGACCCCAACACTCGCCCAACCATACTTTTCAATATATATCAACCCCTGAGACAACGAGCGAACTTTATCATTATCCAGGGGATGTTCAACCCTTGCTCGAATGGACCCTAATTTCTTACCTATCCCAGTAACCTTAATGTATGGTGGATATTTATCGACTGATGCATTTAACCAGGTATCAAGAATATAACACTTTAGATACTCATCGTCAAACTCTTTTAGCTTATCAAATAGAATATCCCGAACCTTTTCTAGTATTTGGGTACCTGCTTGTCTCGTCAACGACCTAATTTCAGGATTGCTGCGTATAAAGGTCTTCCTCTCTTCCATCTGCACCGGAAGCCCCAACTGTTTTATCACATCATCAGTCATTTGGTTTGTCGCTGAACTGATATCTATTTGTAAGTCAGTCTCGACTGAACCAACTCCTAGGTTTTTGAAACTGATATCAGAACGACCGCGAGTTGATTTTGCAGACATCCCCAAATACCCATCCGATGGTCCGTCAGTAAACTGAACCAATATATCTGTTGGGTTCTTTCTCTGATCGATATTGATCTGGAAAATACTTTGAAGTGTTCCGGGTCTACCAGTCCACCAGACATTTTTTATAGGTGTCAGATATCCAGCTTGTTCTGCCCAGGAAAGGAATGCTTGGACCATGAACCGCGCTCTCTCTAATTGCAATGAAGCTTCTTCTTCCCCTATGGATTGATATTTCTTATCAAAGATATCCTTGACTTCCTGGGAAGACCAAGTTTCACTGGAAAGGAGAAATAGTATGAAAAGTTCATTGACATCAGATAAATCTGTAAGATTTGGCATACATAATATTTCGTCAATATTTAGAGGTAATGTAAGTAACCAGAAACAATATACTTAGGACCACTAATTGGTTTTTCTCCCCAATGGGGATAGGTCCATAGAGGGGGGAACATGAGGACCCTTCCCTCTACTGCAGGGACCGACGCAAACGGCTGCGGACAAGCTGGCTCATAACCAAAATTAGTCATACCACCGCGATCCACCGTATTCAAATACCACAAAAACGACAAAAATCTTCTCGATGAGGCATAGCTCCCAACATCAGTATGAAATGAAAATTCATCTTTATTGTTTGGTAAATATCTCTTCATCCTGAACTGTTCAAATCCAAATGTCTTGGGCCACTGCGAATCAAGAAGTATTTTATGTTCCTGCGCATAAGCGCGCCATAACTGATTCACAGACCTAACCATTGTGTCATTTTCTTTTTCCCAATTCGTATGGGAAGTGATATTGATTTCTTTGAAGTGTCGGTTTCCCCAATCGGTGTCTTCCTGCTCATGCTCTTCATTCTTCTCAAACTTCTCAATCATACCAACACAAAAACTATGGGTAAGCGCACCATCTAATACTGTAATGTAGCTTTTCATCATCTTCACCTAGAACTTAAATTTAGATAGATCGTCTTTATTGATCGGTTTTCTCTCAAATGGTTTTCTTTCTTGTGCTACATTGGGTGTGGTTTGCCCAGCATCTTGTAATCCTTGTTGTGCTGTTTGTGAAACGTCATGCAATCTCATCTTTGGTTTATCCACCCCAATAACAAACCTCTTATTGTTCGCCTTGTCGTTATACCTGTTCTTCAACTGCTTGATCATGTATTGACCCATCTTTTCTAGATCTTCAGTACTTATGATGGCGGCAAAGAAGTCTGCTGTAGCAGGTAAACCAAACGACTCTGAAGTATCAGTCAACTCAAGATCTGTACTTTCAAATCCACTTCTTGTTGTCTGCGTAGCGGTAACCAAAGGTACGCAGTACTCGACTGCGAGACCCCGCAATTCTTCTGCTATTGCCTTAACATATTCATAACTGTTGGCACCACCGCCCATTTTAATTCTAGCTGATGCACATATATTGATATAATCAACAAAAATCAAATCTGGTTTGAACGACTTCTTAAGTGCAAGCTCACTCAACAACCCCCTAAAGTGGTGACAAGATGCTGATGCAGTGGGGAATTCCTTAACAATCAACTTACCCTGTGTTTTATTTTTAAATATAGAAAACCTACGGTCATAGTCTTGTTTTGAAATTTTCTCCAAATCATCCAATTTAACATTTAGCAAGTTGGCGTCAATTCTCTCAGCTATCTTCTCTTCTGCCATTTCAAGTGTGATATACACAACATTGTACCCTGCAGAAAGAGCAGCACCAGCTAAATGACACATGAGCAAGGTTTTTCCAACACCAGTTCCGGCGAGGAACACATTAAGGGTCTTAACCGAAAACCCACCCTTAGTTATCTTGTTGAAAAATTCAAGATCAAATGGAATCTTTTTTTCTTTCTTATGGTATGCAGCAAACCGATCATCAGATTGCAGCATATAATCATGACCCACATGAGGATCAAAAGAAACGGAGAGTGCTTGCTGAAGAATGAAGGGAATGACTTCCCTTGGTTTCTTGTTCTTCTTGTCCGACTCATCCATGATGGACACTGCTTCAAGGACCGCATTATACAATGCAGAATCTTTACAAAACTTTTCCGTTTGTCCCAAAAGCCAAGGAATATCTGTCGGTTCAGCTTTATCCAGGTTGATATCTTTTAGTAGATCAACCGCATCCTTAATCTGCTCTTCTTTGGTATTGGTGGACTCTGTGATTTCAATAATTAATGCTTCAAATGTGGGGAGAGATTTAAACTTCTCGATAAAGCGAGAGATATGTGTAAACAGCAACCGTTCTGTTTGTTCTTTAAAGTATTCTGCTTTGAGAAAGGGAATAACCTTTCTCATATATGATTCATTATAGATGAGGTTCTTTAGAATCGTGCTCTCTAATCGTAGCATACTCTCCCTTCCCATTATCTAAAAGAATAGCAGTCAATATATCACCAGCACGTTGTTTGAAATCATCCCCCTTCACCGCACGATGGTCCATACCATCTGGTAGAGAATGAACCCTGTAATCAAATGACAGGATTGCTGGTGTTTCAGGAATTTCTGGTGGAATGACCTTCACTCGCCCATAATAATATACCACACCGCTATATGAACCGTCAATGATCTTTATGGCACTCAGTACATCTTCACCAATAACCAATTCAGTAAAAGTGTAATCAACCTCTTCTTGTGGGAGTGGGTTACTCGTCGCTTTCTTTTGAATCGACAAGATCCCCATAAGCCACTTCACAATGCTTCTTAATAAATTCATTAAATTCTCCATCTTTAAGAAGATCCTTCCAAAATGCCTCTGTTTTTGTCTCCGACTCACGAACCTTGTTAGCGGTTCCTTTTTTCACATACCAACCTGGTGATGGTTTTGTGACGAACCCACCCTCAAGAGCCAACTCAAGAAGACCAGAGTAAATTTCGATACCATTTTCAAACGTAACAGTTAGTCCAAATTTAGACTTCTCTTTGACATACCTAGATTTCTCAACATTCAACACGAAATTATAACCTGCAACTTCACCATCAACCTTATTCTGCTGCCTTCCAACAATCCAAATGGTATCTGCTGCAAAATAACTACCAGTGCCACCACCAACAATATCCTTTGGATACATCCCAAGCTCTTTATAGGTGTGGTTAATGACCACCATAGGGATATCCTTGATTCTTAGGTGTGGGGTAATCATTCTGAACAAGGACTTGATTGATTTAGCGCGGGTCATGTCCGCAACTGCTTTACCCTCTAGCGTATCATCAACTTCCTTCGAAGATGCTAATTGACCCAATGAATCGATAACAATAAGGACTTTCTCACCGCGCTTAAATTCCTTCAACTGAACCATGATGTCATGCTTGAATTGCTCAACATCGACAATTGGACAATGCAAAACCCTGCTCATATCAATTCCAAAAGATTTGAAGTATCCCTTTGGGGTACCAAATTCAGAGTCATAGAACAACACCGCACCATCAGGATATTTCTTCTGGAATGACCGCATCATGAACAATGCAATTAACGACTTAAAATGCTTCGATGGTCCTGCAATCTGTGTGACACCAGAAGTGAGTCCACCTTGCAAACTACCCTGTAGAGCAATGTTTAAAATTGGAATTTCTGTGGGGATAACCTGACGATCACTAAAAATGTCAGAATCATCTAGTGCATTAGCAATATCAATTGTTGTCTGTTTTTTCATACGATCCATCAATGACATAATCAATCTCCTATTCTTCTGATGTAACTATGGGGAATATGGATGCTCCCCAACTTCCCCTGCAACCTTCTGACGGACATATCCAATTACCAAGATCAATCAACAATAACTCAGTGGGGTGATACTCACCCCCACAACGAATACAATGAACCAACGACACCGGACGCCAATTTGTTTCAGCATAAATTTCATGTGGTGTCACTTAAAGAACCCCTCTAATGTACTGGTTTTCTCTGTGTGCCAATTTATCTTATCTAGGACAATTCGCAATGGTTCAATAAAACTCTTTTCAAATTGGTATCGATAATCCACCATAGACTCTAAATTCAATTCCTTTGGAATACGAGAAAGAAATGCGATAACAGGAACACCAAGAGGATTTGGACTCTTGAGGGAAATGAATTTGATCTTCTCGCCACTCTTGATCAACTCATATGTCCCATCGAGGTTTTTTTCTTTAATGAAGTTATTATAGACCAAAGCAGCTTTCACATGCATGGGCGACCCTTTGATGTATATATCCTTCATGTCTGTATATTCTTCTAACTTATTGACAGTTCTGGGAAACCCAATCTCAGATAGTGGTAGAGTGTTAAACTCCTTTCTGAACTGATAGATGAAGTCTATAACATTCTCTTCTGTCCCCGTCATAATAATCTTAAGTGCTTCTTTAATTTTATCTCTGCATGCGGAAGGAGTAGATGACTTTACAGCTTCCAACCCCTTAATTTTTAAATCTGGTTCTTTATAACGAACTCCTTCTTGATCCCAGACATTCAGAATGTATCTCTTCTTGGCAGTCCATATTGCCGTGTCAGCAAGACACTCCCTCTTCATCCTCATCTTCTGCTTATAGGCTCGAACATACACAGCAAGTTCTTTGTATGACTTTTCTATGAATAGGTTAATTTTCTGGCAGGCTTTGTCCATCCAATCAATCAACTCTGGTGTACTTGGAAGATTGTCCCCAAACACCATACGAGCTAGACCTTCTAAGCTCAAATAGATGGAATCGGTGTCTGATGCTAGAACATAATCTTTATTCGTCTTTAACATCTTATTCATAAACTCATTGAGTTTTTTCTCTATCCAACGAATACTCAATTGACCAGCAAGGGTGACTGCTTCGGCAATTCGCACATCAAAGAATCTAAAATATTCATTACCCATTGCACCGTATGCGGAAACAAGATTGACCTTCTTGGCAAGCTGAAGGTTCATATACCTAGAAATAAGATTCTCCAACTCTTTCTTTCGAGTAGGATCTGTGCAATTTTCTTTTTCTTTTTGAGCCTCTATTTGCTTTTTCTTATAGATGACGCGGGCATTATACATCGTTTCCATAATCTCAGCAAGAAACCCCTGCTTATCAGTTCTAAACAACTGCCCATTTGGTGTGATGGTGCACCCTTCCAACACCGACAAATCTAACTTTTGATCTAAAAAGGAATCAACTGTGATATTCAGTCTCAAAAGTTCCTTCATCGGTTCAGTGTAATCTTTCGGTTCGATTAATGTTTCAGGTGAAAGATTATACTGCATCATTAAATGTGGATAAAGACTATCTAAGTCAAATGAACCAACTAACCGATGCAACCCCATTTGAGGGTCCTTTACATAAGCCCCCTCGTATGCTTTAGTCTTATGATTTTGTTTTTTTGGTGGGATAACGATATTCTTCTTTCGCAGATGGTTGTAGCAAATTGTATCCCACATGCGAACCTGACTAAACATGTCTTCATAATTGGTCTTGTTATCATATGCGAGGGTAAGTGCCATGTCGATCAACCGACCCTTCACATTTAACTTTTCCACCAATTCAACGTCATGAATATTGTACTCAATAAACCGCTGGTAGTTACTCCTGTACAAATCATGAAGGTTGTCATAATCAGAATAGTCCAGCTTTCTCTCTTTCAGCTCCACATGAGCGATATGATCAAGCTTGTAGGATTCTTGGTTACTCTTGGGGGAATACTTTCTAAAGAGCTGTAAATAGTCTAGTGTCGATATACCCAGAATGTCAAACACTCGTTGTTCTTTACCATAGAAATGTTCAGTGTTGAGGGTAATCTTACCCCAAGGAGATAACCATTTAGCTTTCTCCTCACCAAAAAGAGGTAGAGCACAAATACGACCCACAATATAAGGAATATCGAAGGTCTTTACATTCCACCCAGTAATCACATCAGGGTATTCCTCTTTCCAAAATTCCAAAAACTGCTCAATCAAATCATGTTCATCTCTGCAGCGATGATATTTGATGTCCCCGCGATGTTCTTTATAAGACCCACAACCAAACACATCATAGTAAGAACGATTGGACAGCTTCACTGTGATAGCGGTAATTGGGTTTTCACATTTCTCAATATTCGGCATACCATGCTCGGTGCCGACTTCGATGTCAATATACGCAACCACAACATCAGAAATGTTCCAATCAATAGTATCTTCTGGATGTTGGTCAGAAATGAAAGTGTATTCGAATTTCGTATTTCCGTAGATAGTGAACCCATCGACATCTTTGTATTTTGTTAGATATTCCCGCGCTTCATAAATCGAGGAAAATTTGAGGGTATCCACCGCATTGCCATGAAGATCTTTCCAAGTAGTGGAGAGGGGAGAATGGGAAGGGACAAAAAGAGTAGGTGAGTATTCTTTCTTCAAGCGTACTCGCCGACCGTTATCAACACCACGATAATAAATGTAGTTGCCCCTGCAGGCAACATGCGTATAAAATTTCATAAATGAAATGCTTTCACAAATGGAATTAACGACCGCTCGGCAACACCAACCCTGACGCACCACCAGGAAGAACCAATCCACTACCAAAATTGGTGCTATAGTTATTAACTAGATCTGCCATCGGGGTCAAGACAGAAAGAATATCGTTTGCAGAAAACACAACTCCACTTTCCCACTCAACTGTATACTGCATGAATGGGGTGAATGCCATACCCACCTTACCCTGTGCTGCTTCTGCTTCTGTGCGAGGACCAATAACCAACTGAACCGGTTTCTTGATTGTCACTTTACCGATGGTAGCATCAACCTCAGTGAATTCACCAACAAGCTGTAGACCATTATTGAAGAGAACCAATTTCACATCACTCATCGCAACCCTCCCTTATTGTTAATATGTGAGACAAACGGAGCATAATCTGGTTTTTCCCAGTTTGATGGCTTCATGATCTTACCTTCTGAATTTCTCAGCAACTTACCTGTGGTAGGATCTTTCTGTAACTTCGCCATATTTGAACGTGCCAACACCTTCCATGCAGCATCTAAACGATGTCCCTTGACGTTACAGAGACCTATGGTCACCCAAATAAGATCCATTGCTTCATTGAGGATGTCTTTCTCAACACCGGACTCAACTGCCGCAATCAACTCTTTGTATTCTTCTTTGACGAGTTTTAGATAGAGTTCTGGTTTATCTGAAGGAGCTGCAGGATCGTAGAGAGAAAGCTGTTCACTCTTGACTTGAAATTCCCACACATCATCAATCATAGAATTAAACATTACAAACCTCCGTTACAAGTTGAGGGAGTATAACACAATCACATAGGTTATGCAAGTAGTCTGGGGGTGTAAATGGTTTTTCCATTCACTTTATGTGCGGTTTTAACTTCCATCTTCTGGTTTCCTGGCACATATGAAACATGTACCCAACCAGAATTAGGTTGTCCTGGGGTGTAGAACTCCAATATGACCTGATGGAACTCTGGAATATTCTCAGCACACCACAATGCAACCTCATAATTGGGGACACCATCAATCTCAAAATCAACTGCCTGACCATAGCAATGTTTACTGATATTTGATGCAACAGAAGTAAATGGATTCAGCACCTTATTCAGTGCTAGTGAACGATAACCGGAATTGATTCGAACTGGTCTTTTAAAATGAGCCCTGACAGGTTCAAGAACCTTTTCACAAATAGTGCGCAAATTGGCAATAACTGTATCGTCTGGTGTGTTGTCAATATCCAAACGAGTAGCGGTTTCTGATCGAGTGAACTCATAGAGAGAAAAATGAGGAGATAGTTTCATAGTTACACCCACATAGAACGACGATGTTTAATGAGCAATTGGAGCATTGTTTGATCTTCTTCATGATATTTATCTTCCAATTCACCAGCTTCTTTCAATTTTTGACTGTAGATCTTTGTAAATTTACGAGACTTCCCATGTGGTGTGGGTTCATATCGCTCAAAACTTTCATCTTCTGCAAAATCCCAAGGGTCTTGTCGTTGTGGACGATCATGTTTCCAAAACTTATAGAGTTTATAAAATGCTTCTGCAGATTCCGATTGAGAGGGGTGTTCATCTTTTAATGACATTTCCCATTTTAATTTAAGAAGACCCTGGAGAGCATTTCTTCGATATGTGTGAGGAATTAACCATCTGAGGGTTGGAATTTCATCCAATAGTTCAAAAAGATTCTGTAGTGGAGTATTGAGGTAATCGGGTCCAGCATAGGTGCAGTCAATCTCAACATAATCAACAAGGACCTGAAATGCTGCATGAAGAAGTTGATCATCAGGATCATGATATAGTCCGTACCCATAATCCTTATTTTTTATAATAACTTTATGAGATGGACATATGAAGTAGTTATGTAGGAATGGTAGAATCTCTTTAAAATTCATAATATTATTAAGTCCTATATTCGCTTCGCGTCTTCGATGTTCTATTTTAAATTATTGTGGGTAGAAAGATTCCCTAGAATCCATGACCAGTGACAACTATTGTTGCAGGTCAAGTCCACCAGAAAATCTGGTGACATCATCAAGTGGAATTTGATGCCGGGTGCGAGCCGTGGTCTCTATCCACTGATTAAGGACACTCCTACTTATTTGTAGGTAGTTACTTCATGAAGAGACGGTGTTGTGTTACCGCGAGTAGGTTCCTCGATCACCCCAGTCGGTTGACTGCTCTGTTTCATCCTGGTTGCTTGTAAACATAAACCCAACCACCGGAACGGTAGAATTTAGTGATTCATGAAGACTTATCCACTAAACCCCTTCACTCTTTTTCAAGTGAGTCACTTAATTTAGAACGGATGACTATTATTCATAATATAAATTATATGAAATGTATGGGTGGTATTGTTTACTCATCAGGAAATGGTGAATTTAATACCTTATCCTCTTCTATTTGTCTCTGTTTTATTATTTTATTTAATGCTTGTTTTTCATATTTTTTAATATCTTTTGATATATTTTGACTTTGTATGTTACGAAGCTCTGTTATTTTATAGGTCAGGTCTTTCTGGTTGAGATTATAATCATTTAAAAAACTAAACCATACCTTCTGGTCTTTTTTGGGGATAATTTGAAACACCAATGCTTTATAGAATTTCACTTGTTTTTCTGATGGAGGTTTGATCAACCTATGGTGTATGGTATTCATTGCCCAATATTGTATATTATTAACTAATCAATGTCAAGACTTATTTTGGGAGTTTTTTGCCGATGGTATATTTTGCAACAAGTTTCCAATCTGGTTTTTCCTTGAATGATAGAATCTTGATATGATGCAGGGGACATGTTTCAACAATAACCCCAGTGTTAATGACCTTCACCAACCCCCATTCCTCTAGAAGCTTTGCAATGGTGTTACGACGCGAGATATCGCTATCACTGATTGTTGATGGTTTTCCATCTAACGCAAAAAGTTCCTTAAAATGGCAGATATAATACTTTCCGCGCTTATGGAGAATGTGACATGATTGATAGATGATTTTATCGTTCTGGGATGCAACACCAATTCGACTGAGTGTTTCGCGTACTTTATGGAAATCATCTGGAGTAGGTAGGGACACTTCTATAAATGTGGAAAGATCAATCATGGTACACCATCCATTACGTCATTATGTTTTTTGATTCCCTCCCTTATCTGTTACCTTTAGAACCTGCTGTATTTGTTCTCTAGTGAGAGCGCGAAGGATTTCAAATGCTTTCGTATTTGAGCATTCAAATAGGTCTTTGATCGCTTCGATCTGCTCATTAGTTTCAGGTTTAACAAACTTATGGTAAGGGCGTTTCTTTTTACGAATTATATTTATAAAATAGTGGAATTGCAGCTTTTTATCTATATGATGACTCTTATTCATTTCATTTGCGGGTAAGATACAATCTAATTCGTAGGAAAGTGCTCGATTGGTGATGAATGGAATATATTCCTTCTCCGTTTGGGGGTCCACCATCACATCTTGCTTACCAGACTGGATTTGGGCGACGAAATCAAATGGTTTCATAATGAGAGCCGTTGGGGTTTGGTTGAACCTTTGATGTAAAGGGGGTGTCTGGGGTACCCTTCCTTGGTGGTCCCCAGGCAATGCAATTCTGCCTGTCTGAGGACGTTATACACTTCATTGGGGAGACCGAGCTTGCAGGTTTGGTTGGAAACCTTAAATGCACCCCATGCTGCAATGGTTAATTGAGACGATTGAATGGCATTTTGTATGTGCATGGGGTTTTCCCTACCAATAGGATCTTGGATGGTAAGTAACCCCTTGGGGTCTGTTGAGCGAAGTGCATAGACATTTACGATGATTAACCCACTGTACCCCCAATTTTGAGAAAATGAGATACATCGCCTGATTGTTGGATCATCTTGGTAAGCATCTGCGGTAGATGGGTTAAGCATAACCCATGTAACTGTACCATTCATTTCAAGTGAAGGCCAAGAGCGGGTAAGGAGATATCGGTATTTTTCTGTTGGGTCAAATATTGCCGTACCTAGTTGGGGCATTATAAAAACTCGCACTGTAACATGAGTTCGGTGAGTGCTGCCATCGTATTGATTTCTTGATCTGCAACAAATGCTTGTTTGTACTGATAGTCTGCAATGATAACGACTGCTTGAGGAATAGATTCCTTCTTCAGGACATCATAGAGACTGTTATAGATTTTACGATAGAATGATTGAGGGTCTAGTTCATGACTTGCAACCCACCTGCGAAGTGAGCCATAGTCTTTATCCTTCATATACTGAATAACTTCTGCTATTTCAACGTCCCCTAGATGAGCGAGAATGCCAGTGTCTATCTTACCAAACTGGGAATATCGTTGCAGCTCGTTGATGATTCGCCGGAAGTCTGGGAAGAATTTCTTAACAAATTCAGCAAGAACCCGTTTATCATATGTGATATTTTCAGCTTTTAGAATGTTCTGGACCCGCTCAAAGAACATTGCTGCCATTTTCTGTTTCTCATCCCCCTTCAGTGAGAATTCGACAACAGAACAGCGAGAGTGGAGAGGTTCTATGATTTTATTTTTGAAATTACATGTAAAGATGAAAGAACAATTTCCAGCAAATTCTTCCATTGCATTTCTAAGTGCTGGTTGGGTGGAGTTTGGATTTAAATAATCCGCTTCGTCAATAATGATAACTTTTCGTCCACCCGCCAGCGACATAGAAGAAGCATAGTTTTTTATTTTTGTGCGGAAGGTCTCAATCCCCGATTCATCAGATCCGTTGATGACAATAAAATCACACCCAATTTGGTTGCACATTGCTTTTGCTATGGTGGTCTTACCGACACCAGCACCACCAGCTAAAAGAAGATTGGGTATGGTAGAGTTTCGAACGTATTCAGAGAAAGGATGTTTTAACCTCTCTGGGAGAATACATTCCTCAACAGTTTTTGGACGATACTTCTCTGCCCACAAAATATGTGTGATACTCATATGCTTCCTTATTTTGAACTTACTTCGTCTTAGCGTCCAAAGCAACCCAATAGGTAATCTTCCTAGACTGATGTTCAAAGGATGAGATTCCTTTTGAGGAAATGGTTACTTTGTAGGTACCGGGCAACATTTTCCAATTTTCGGTCTTAAAGAGGAAAAACACAGGGTCTCCTGTGTATGTTGCAACCTCTAACGAATCTGCTGCTTCAGAATCATTGGTTGCATCGTAGGTGTTAATGAACACCTTTCCATTTTCCCCAACAACAGCGATGTTAGGACTCTTGAGGACGGAAGCTGCTCGCATGACCCAGTTGAAATCATCCTCAGTGAGGACGAAACTGATATCATCGCTTGGTACTGTTATGCCGTTTGTGGGCACTCCCTTGAGATTTTCTTCCGCACAACAACGATAGACGATAGTGCTTCGACCGCCTTGAATAACAATGTTGTTTCCCTTGATGGTGAGTTCTGGTGTAGCTTTATGGAGAGATAGAATAGAGAGGAATTGATTCAGTTCATAAATGCCAAAATCTGTAGGGATTTCCTCATCAATGACCGCTTCTGCGAGGATGGACTTTTCCCTATTCATCGTTCGAAGGAGATTTCCGGTTCGAAAGAATAAGGAAGTGTTAATGGTTGTGAAATTCTTCAGGACGGTTAGCGTATTCTCTGACAACAACATAAATCACCCCACAGGTTAATAATAATGTAGATATTATAAAGGAGCGCCCAACGAATGTCAATCCCCAAGAGGGGTCTTATCTTTAAAAAAACTCTTAACGAGATAATGAAAATGAAAAAACGCAACAGCATCCTCTAGATCTTGAAGGGACCCATCATTATAGATGATATGATCCGGTCTAACACCAATCCAATTCCATTCGGAAATATGAATTCCCAATTCCTTCATTTTTAGTTGAGCTTCAACGTCGCCCTGATTAGCAAGACTTGCTGTATCATACCATTCAGGTAGATTTCCACGCTGAACATGAATGATTATTCCATTATTTTCTTTGACTAATTTAATCTCATTTCTAAAACGAACATCGGTAATAACAGTATCTCTGTTTTCAGAACGTTTGAGAAGTGATATGACCCACAGATCACTGTGGAATACGTCTCTACCTGCTTCTGTCCCCATGAGCTGCAATGCCAATCGTGGGGTAAATGGTTTGCCAAATTTCTCAGACCAAAATTTATCCGGTTGCTCTCTCCACTCTCTAGATTCTTTTGTTGCACCCTCAAGTAGAGTTCGGTCCCAGCCAAAAATTTTTGCCACTGCATCCTTCAATGGTGCTGCAAATGAATCCTGAACAAACCCATACTTTTCAGCAAGGATGTTTCCGACTGTTCCCTTCCCGCAACCAATGAATCCAACAATACCTATGAGCATAGATCGCATAGTTCACCTTGTTACAAGTTTAAATTCGATTTCGGTGGCATCAAATGATTCTTGTGTACGTTCTTTATACTCCTCTAGAAATGTCCATCGTCCCTTGTTTTGGGCAGTGCCAATTAACTGCCCCCTGTGATAAACTTCAAACATGAGTTGTTTGACCTTCATTTATAATCTCCCGGTTAACTCTGCAATCTTTGGCATGTTTCCGGTAAAAGCGTAGGTCCCAACATGTTGTGTTTGAATCCAAGGACACAACCAAATTTTTCCACCAATTGCCCGCCACCATTGACAAAACATATAATCCTCAGAAAGATATCGTTCGCTCTGAGGGTCAATGACCGTATCGAAGTACGCATGAATATACCTCGTACCATCAAAGTTCTTCTGCCCAACATGGTCTGGACGGTATTTCTTATGTGGGTATGCTTCTGCCCATTTCCCAAAGACTTCCCGCTTAATGAGCATATATCCAGTGCCAATTTCCATCACTTCCAATGGTTCTGATACCTGAAACTTTTCGGTTCCTTTGACCACATTGAACACATAATCACCAACAAGATTTTCGAGCGCCTTGGGGTCCAGGTCTGGATGGTTGCGAGCTGCTTGAGCAACGTTGTTCCAATTGATTGCCTTCTTGGGATATGGTGCACCAATGACATCCTTATCTAACGCAAGCATAGCAATGATGTCTTGGGGGTTGTAGTGAATGTCTGAGTCAATAAACAACAAGTGGGTGAAGTCACTTCGAAGGAATTCATCAACCAGGTAGTTTCTTGCCCTGGTAATGAGAGATTCGTTGAATATGAATGAAAAGCGCGATTGGATTCCATACTGCATAAAACAGGTTTGAAGGTCCAAGCTTGACTTCATGTACATTCCATGACACTGACCACCATACATTGGTGTTGCAATGAACACCTTATGATTGCGAAGAACATCAAGATTAATTTGAATTTCCACTTCAAACCTCCATTTTATAAATTATACCAATAAGGAATCTCTACATTTTTCCACACCGCGAAATCTTTCTTATAACGTATATAGTACGACCGATACGATTCCACCACTGATTCAGTTTTACACTCATCTGGCATACAAAGAGGATGTTGGGTTAACCTGTTATTTTTAAATATTAATTCATCTTTATGCGACGAGCACCACTCAATGACGGATTGAGACTTATGAACCTTACCATACCGGTTGGTATACTCTTTACATAAAGATTCACCATGACTGATGAGCCACTGATAATTACCAAGACTTTCCCTTGTCCACACTGAACATGGATGATTATAGTGGGTCCTTTTGTATGGTGCACTGCTGAACACACTACAAAGCAGTTGAGCGGTTTCTAAGCACATCTTGACTATATGTTTATCGCATTGATATTTGGCAGCTATGGTTGGATCGCTATCGAGGACAAAAATATTCATTATATTGTCCGTATCCTGACACCCGATTCCTGCAGCATCGATCTGCTAATTTCAGCTTTCTCTTGCCATCTATCTATAGTTTCAGCTTGCAAACAAATAACTTCTTTGATACCTGCTTGAATAACCGACTTACAACACTCTGGACAAACGGCAGGAATCATTAGTGTCGGCCAAACATAAATGGAACAACCGGCGAGTGATTTATTTGAATTGTGAATGGCATTTATTTCCGCATGTACGATTAGTTGGTATTTGAGTTCCCTATCAGAATATCTTTGGGGCAAATCTTTTACCCCACGTGGAAATCCGTTGTACCCCATACCGCAAACAATATTGTTCTTATCAACAATGATTGCACCAACTTTTGTGCTGGGATCTTTGCTCCATGAGCTAATATGCTTGGCGAGTTCTATGAACCGATGGTCCCATTTTCTTATCTCAGATAGTTTCATACTGTTCCTTATGTGAGAAAACGGGGGCTCATCATTGCAATGAACCCCCGCTGAGGACTGAAACGAACTTTGAAGGTTCGTGTCCTAATTACTTTTGTACCTGAACTCCGCGAGCTTTACAACGTTGAACGAAAGAACGAGAAGGGGTACCAAGACGATACACCTTAACCTTACTTCCATCACCGCGGCGGCGGGTGTTCAAGTAAATCGGGAAACCCTCAGCACGAAGGTCTGAAACGACCTGTGTAATGCCGACGATACCGAAATAGTTACGACCCTGGGCAACACTGAATGTATTGCGACCACTGGTCTTTTTAAGGAAGGAAATAACGCGGGACTTTGCTGAAGCATTACGAGCCATAAAAACCTCACTGGTGTTAGACTGGGGCACAGATAAAAAGGAGCGGCCCCTTCCTCCATAACGCGAGTATTATATCAAAGTCAATACCCAATGTCAACAATTAAAATGTAGGAATTTCTGTTTCTGGTGGTGCATCCTTAGATTCCACCGGTTCATTCGCCGACACTACACTGGCATCGATCTTCGAATACAGATCCAAGAATGATTTCTTTGTCTGATCATCGAACCGATTTAAGCAATATGTGATTGCTTTCAATCGACTGGAGAAAATTGGGTACGCTCTTGCGATATGCACCAATCTCCTAGTTGAAATGACTTCTGATGCAGCACCATCAATAAACGCTTTCCTGATGGTAGTTGCCCAGACAATCAAGAAGTTTCCAAACTCATCATCTTGCTTTCCTGCGTACTCCAATTCTTTCTTGATAATTTTCTTTTCGATGTTGTTTGGTGGCCATTCCTGTTCGAAGGTGATAGGAAACCGCTCAAGAAATGCCTCATTCAACACATTGGTATAGATGTAGCGCCCATCTTCTGATCCTTTTCCCTTTGTGTTTGCTGTAGCAATGATTTGAAATCCTTCCTTGGGGTGAATAATTTCACCTTTCTTCTTAAGAAGGAACGGTTTCCCTTCAAGAACTCGCTGTAACGCTGAGAGGTTCTGTGCCCCATAGTCAATTTCATCGACACAAAGAACAGCACCCCGGCGAGCTGCAACCGTTACCGGACCATCTTTCCACACCATTTCATTGTTGATCAAGACAAACCCACCAAGAAGGTCTCCCTCATCGGTATCCGATGTCATGCTGTAGCAAATAAATTCCCGGTTAAGTAATGCACAGACCTGCTCAACCGACATGGATTTGCCGTTTCCTGATGGTCCAGTAATGAGCACAGGGTAAAATTGCTTCGATGCAATGATTGATTTGAGATCGTCAAAGTTTCCGAATGGGACATAATTCCGGTATCGTTCCGGCACAATACCCTGTTCCTCCATATCAGTCACCACAGATCGGATATGGTTCCTTTTTGAAGGTGCTGCAACTTCCAATACAAGATCCGCTTCTTCCTCGTTTTCTACATCATCCTCGATGTGTGAAAAACTAAACTCGTCAATGTGTTTGGGAACTCGGTAAACACCACGTTGCAGCTTTACTGCTTCATTCTTCCTAAACCATTGGGGGACTTTGATTCCATTGACTTCACATAGTTCTCTTAGCTCTGGGGTTGTAATCGTGACTTTTCCTGTTGCAATCAGGATTTCAAGAAAATGTTTGCGAGCATCACTATGAACGTTAAAAGAACTCATGATATAAAGATCCTCCAATTGTTAATGAGTCATTATGTTTTGAGTATATACCGGCACATTTCATTTGTCAACTACTATTCTGTTGCAATCATACCGATGAAGCGATTTACCAATACCCTACTAAACTGTTGTTTTTTCCCAGCTTTTACGAATGCTGTCAACAGTCTGCCTGGTGTCCATGATTTTCCAGTGTCCACTATCAACCCATCTGACGCTTCCAGGTCACCAGATCCAGGAATAAAATAAAACCTACTATATCCTGGTGTATACGACTCGATAAATTTTTCATTAATGAATCGTTCCCTCATTTTTGTAAAATGAACTGCATGCTCACCACTTGTTGAATCGAATGTGAATTTAACTCCATCTTTATTATGATGTAGGTATGTCAGTGCAGACTTTAATTCTGATTGTCCTTTGTCGGTGATATAGAAACCATAGATGCCACTTCCAGTTGTCATTTGAAACCATCGCATGAGTGCGATGGTAAGACCGCGCCGCTCACCCCTTGGAAGACGAATGGTCAAATTCTCTTTCACATCATGAAGGGTGACTTGGTTATAACTACTAGATGAACTAAAGGTGTTCCTACTGTTGCGATAGTTGCCGGTATAGTAGCATGCATTCGAATCAGCATCCCCATCATGAATAATAATGGTGTTGACGATATCGAGACCATGCTTTTTCTTAAACAGTCTGACCACATCGCGGGTACCAATCAAGGCTTCATGTAGTGGGGTCCCGCCCATCCCCTCATGATAAGGAATATCAAATTTCTTATACATTCCTAATCCATATGAAACCACCAATTGGTTGATCACAGATTCGGTAAATTTAGCATGGTTCATGGTGGAGTTGAGAATTTCTCGCAAATCAACATCCCGCGTATCCAGATCGCCCATGTTTTTGGTGAATGGTGTTAGTCCTTTGCGTATTCTATCTTCTCCGAAATCATGCTGTTTTGTAGATCCGCTTGTTGATGTGAAAGTGAATGCAATAAATGGGATGTTCACTTTTCTACAGAACAATGCCAGAATTAACGTCTGCTCCATTGCACCTTTAATGTGTTTTGCCATAGACCCAGACTTATCCATCAGTAGTACAAGACCATGTGATTTCCCGGCTTGCACCTTCATCATTTTTCTGAAGATATCATCAGACAGTCTATAGAATGGAAGTTTTTTTGTATCAATGTCTCCACTATCAGAGAGCTTGACCCGCTTAAAAGCTTTTGCTGCTTTCCTCATTTCAAACTCTTTGACGAGGAGCATAATGTAGTCATGATTCTTCTTTTTGAATTTGTTATAGAGATCTATGGCATCATTTCTAACTTCTTGGGTCTTGTAGACCTCTCGAATACCACTATTAACAGTGTCCGCGCTTGTCAATAGATCCTTTAAATTGACCTGCGGAATGTTCACATCGATATATTCCACATTATCAGTTTCAATGAGATCATTTTCTTTTTTTCGAAATTCCTCATCGGTTCTGACCCTAGGGATGTAATCTTTTGTCATACCCCCTTTGGTACCATGATCTAATTCTTCGTTTTTTCCTTTGTTCTTCTGTCCCTTGTCCGACTCTCCTTTTTTTGACTTCTTTTGATTTACATCCGATTTCTTTTCTTGCGTATCCTCTTCACCGCCACCCCCATTATCGTTTCCATTTTCATCTTTTTCCCCCTGCTCATCCCCCTCACCCTCTTTACTTGACTTCCCTTCTTTACCATTTTCATCACTGCTTCCATCGGAATCTTCTCCACCATCCTCATCAGATTCTTCCCCTTCATCGCCGTACTCATATTCATCAGACTCAACCTCATCAAAATCTTCCTCATCCATCATTTCTTGTTCTTCTTGTTCAGCTTCTTCAAGAAGTTCTTGCATGGTGCGGCTCATTTGCTCTTGCTTTGAGTTCTCACCCTCTTCTTGTTCCTTTTTTGAATACTCATATAGATCATACGCAAGCTGGGAGACTTCTTCCCAGGTGTGGACGGTCATCATTCTGTTATAAAAGACCTTCTCATGATCTTTGAACCGAATGTCAACAAGGGTACCCAACTTTGCAGACATGTTGAGCTTATCAATAAGATACATTTCGTTATAATTGTCTATGCTCGATGTACCGAAAAAATCACGTTGCAGGAGACTCTTATAACCGTTCATCATCGGTTTTCTGATACCAGGAAACTTTTCCTTTAAGAACCGTTCAATCCGAGCATCTTCAACAACATTCAGAAAATTACGGAATGCTTTGTTCCTGGGTCCCTGTTCGATAACATCATGCCATCCCTCTGGTGGGGTGTGGAGTGCATGTGAAATTTCATGACCCAAAAGAAGGTCATACAAATCCCCATCCATATCTTTCCAGACTGGACAGGTGAGAGTTCTAGTTTTGAGATTGAATCGAGCAGTGCGAGCTTGTTTATGAACTACATTGATGTTCTCAGTAGCCATAAGCTTTGCGAGGAGTGTTTTTTCTTCTACAGTGGTGGATTGCATTATGAATAACCCCCTTGTTATGTGAGGAGATTATCATACTAGGGTGGGAGTGTCAAGACTTGGGTTTCTGAAAAATGAAGATAGGTTCGTATTTCCTCCATAACCCATCGACTTTACAGGCATTTTTGAACTTTGGTACCCCATTTTCATCAATCCGATTGCTTCCTTGTGACTGGGCAAGGGTCATTTTTAGGGTTTCTAGATGCACCATCCCTAGGTTTTTGAGTATATCGATGGAATCCTGCTCCAAAGGTAGTGTTTTACCAGAAAACACAACATCAGATATGTTCCAAGCGAGATACCCCCCTTCTCTGAGCCACAGAACCGCTGTTTTAAGCGTTTCTTTTAAGAATGACTCCTTCCATTGATCGTACTGTGAAAACCGTTTATATGACTGTTGTGCGTCTTCTGAGTATGCTTCCTTAGCGAAGTAGGGGGGACTGGTGAATACGAGAGATAGTTTACCTCGGTAGGACTGAAATTCAGGATCAAATTGCATATCCTCAGACCCTTTTTGCCAAAATTTAAACTGGGTTCCGACATAGTTCCATTGCTGTTCAAATGGATTAGTGGGAATGGTATTTCGGCATAAATCGAATATTTCATGATATTTTGTTCGTCCTGGTGTGGTGTTATGATCTGTGTTCGGATCATTACCCAGGTACACCAAGCGATGTTGGGTTTCGACGGTCATTGCACCAAGTAGGCGACCACCCCAACCACTTGACGGGTCCCATACATAAATTTTTTCTTCGTTTGTCCATTCCTTGGTATAACGCTCGTAGATATATTTTGCGATAGGGGGCGGAAAGTTGACCGCGTACTGACAGAAAGAAACGCGAAATGCTTTAAACCCTGCAGGAAATATCCGTTGACCTTTTTTGAAGATACGGATAATGAATGTATCAGACTTAGCAAATGCAATATTGGTCATACAAGAGGGACGAATGATTCCCCTGAGGCTTTCAATTTCGTCCTTTGTAACCGTCAGATCGATTTTTGTTTTAATATCCTCATTGTACCCACTGTAGGTAGCGTTGTCTGAATTCTTTCCACATAACCAATAGTCCCAATGTTTTTTTGTGTTCTTGGATTCAAACTCTCTGATCCAATCGACCCCATTGCGGCATTTTGGTAGATTGCTCCCCTCTGGTAGATCATCAATGCGAAGGGGAGTAGAGTAGTTATAGAACCCATCTCTCTTGAAATGTCGGTGCGCGTAGTTGTGGAATGATTCAAGAAGTTCTGGTTTGGAAAAATAATCATAGATTGATTTACCAGCATCAACGTCTGTAGTATAGTTGATTCTGGTTTTCATCATAGTTGGAAAAAATTGGTTGACGGAGTTTCCTAAACTATTAAACCCAGAACTGAGAACGTCCGTTGAGTTGGTGAGCTGGTCTCTTTTGATCAATTGTGAGGCATTGAATTTTTTAAGATCGGATATTTGCTGCAGCATTTCGTCTGTAGTGAATCCAACTCTGGGGGGTTGGTTTTCTTCATCCCAAAGTCGTTTGATTTCTGTGCGAAGGTCAACAACCCATTCTCGAAAGGTTTCTGGTGTCATCCAGAGAACTTGCTCGAATGTTTTATTGATATCTGATTCTAGGAATTTGGTGTTTTTCTCGTAGTACCATTTACCCATAGATCACATCAACGTAACAAATTCAGTAATTTCTAATTTTGAACTCACAAGAATAACCTTTGCTCCTCTGGATCTTGCATAGTCTACCATATGCTTTGTTCCTTTGGAAGAGCTGAGTTTATCATGAAACGCAATAACAAGATCCGGGTTAGACTTCTTAAACATTTCTATGTTTCTGATTGGACCTGCTGCCTTACCATGAGCATCCCAGTTTGCGCGGAAAACCTTTATCGGTAAGTATAGTGCTTCTGCTGCTTCGCCGGCAAGGGTATCTGCACCGCGAGCACCACCATGAACGATCAATGTAGCTTTATTTTGGTATTGTTGTAACGTGGTGTATATTGCGAGAAAATCTGTCCAGTTTCTATCACCACATGCAAGAATGATCATAATGAGCCTATATAGTTGGGATTGTTCCGTTGTTTGCAGCCTGGGAGAGTGACCCCAAATCAACACATGAAGACACACCAGCTTTATAGAGAGTCATGGCTTCTGAGACATTTGCATACAGAGATTTTACACCATGATCTGTTGGGTCCCATTGTACGGTTGATCGAGTTGCGATTCCATAAGATGATCCAGCATGAAATGCATCAATGTTCGCTCCAAGAAAAACAAACTTCCAGTTATACACTTCTTCCTGGTGTTTAATTCGATCCTTCACATCTGAGAGGGTGTATGTCTTAGAAGAGTTCTCATAACCATCAGTGACAATCACCACCACAACCTTATCGGGTCTTTCTTCTTCTGGTTTTTCCGACAACCACTTACCCTCTTCTTCTGTCGCCATACACACTGCATCGTTGAGTGCTGTCCCTCCGTATGGTGTGTATGATGAACCATTTAATTCAGTGAACACAACCTTTGGTGAGGTTTTTTCGCTAAACTTATAAAGAGCAGTTGTGAAGTCACCTGGATCTTGTTTCTGTTTATTCACCAACGAGTTAATCCCCTCAATAGTAGCATCCTTAACACCACCCATTGAACCGGACTCATCTAATACCAAAATCATATGGGTATAATTTTGTTTCATGGTCATGCTCCCCTTCGCTGTTTATATTCAACAATTCTTTTCATTTTCTTAAATAACTTCTGCTTCTTTTTCTTTGCCATCTGAAGGGTCAAACTACCAACCATTGTGGTGTATACGTGTCCACAAAGATGGTCATATTCATGTTGAAATACCCTAGCAGTAACCCCAGTATATGTTTCCTCTTGCCGTCTTCCGTCCACAGTATAGAATGCGACCTTTATTGTCTTGTGACGGACCACAGGCAACACAAGTCCAGGGTATGAGAGACATCCTTCTTTTTCTCGAACGGTTTCATCAGACCGTTCTAGGATGGTCGGATTGATAACAACGATTCCCCCAGCCATAACAAACATTCGACACACTACACCGCATTGGTTTGCAGCGAGACCTGCTCCACCATAATGGTTCATGGTAGCGATTAATCGCTCTGCGAGTTCCCCTAAGTCCTTTGGTGCTTGGGAGAAGTCAACTTCGGGCATTCTTTTTGCAAGAAGGGGATTTGTTTCACTGTAAAGGGGAAGGATTTCCACCTTCTTCTTTATGATTTCGGGTGAGTTTGTTGTGTTGTAGACGAACGATTTAGGTTGAACTTCAGGTGTCGTATCCATGATTACCCCACAAAAATAATGTATTATAGTAGATTAAGGTACCACTGTCAAGAAACTATATGAGAAAAGTTTTGTTGTTTTGCAAATTTCACTACATGACTAAATTTATCCTGCAAGATATCTCCGCGATGAGATATCACAAATACATTTGTGTTTTCGAGGTTGTGAAGGATCTTCATGAGTTCGTCTGCGCCACTGTGGTCCATTGAAGAATCAAATATTTCATCAAGGATGAGGAGATTTGTATTAGCTGAGTTTTTTAGTTTAGCAATAGAGCGCCAGGTTAACATGAGCGCCATATCAATGCGTTGTTTCTCCCCCTCGGAAAACGATGCATACGAGAAATCATCCCGATACCTAGATTTGATGGTTTCTTTGAATGACTCATCTAGGTTGAAATTGACAAAGAAATCCATGCTAGCAAGATATTTATTCACTAGAGTGTTGATGATTGGTAGATATTGTTTCACAATCTTTGTTTTAATTCCTGTATCTTTAAGAAGAGCATTCGCAACCGTATGATACTCCATCAATTCCAACATTTCCTTTTTCTGCTTCTCTAGTGACTCTAGTTCATCCGTGTGCTCCTGAAGTCTTTCTTGTTCCCTTTCCGTTGAATCATGTTTGGTTTGAACTGAGGATATCTTATCCTGCAAATTTTTAATGGATTTTTTAATATGGTTGATAGCAGTTGTGTGTTCAGCAATTCTAATAGAGTGTGTCGATATGCATTTCTCTACTGATTCAATCTCAGCGAGTCTTGCTTGATACCCCTTTATCTTCTCTTCTAGTTGCTGTAGTCCCCCCTCACATTCACCAATTTTACCTGATAGACCGTCAAGCTGAGCTGCTTTGAATGCTTCTTCTATTGTCTGTGCGCATGTTGGACAAGTCTCTTCTGTTTCAAAGAATGATTTTGTTTTCTTGTGTTTTGATAGGTTGTGTTCGATCTGTGTTTCTAATTGGCTGATTTTCTTTAATGATGTTTGAACCTTTTGTTTGTCAGTGATGGTTGATTGTAGGTCAACAATCGCTTTTTTATCATCGTCCACTTCTTTCTGTAATTTAACTATGTCCTGCTTATGGTTGGTGATCTCAGTTTGGTACTCTGAGATTAAATTTTCCACCCCCTGCTGGGCTTCTGAGATATACCTCTTCCGTATGATAATTTTCTCCTGTGTGCTATCGATCAATAACCTATTCTCCATTCTCTTGTCATCTAACTCAGCTTGTCTTTTTTTAACTAGGTTATTCATCAAAGAAAATATCTGGATATCTAAAAGGTCTTCGATGATGGAGCGCCTGTCCCCTGCAGAAAGCTGCATGAAGGGGGTAAACGAAGCAGACCCCAATATGACAATTTGAGTAAAGGATTTATAATTTAACTTGAGAATGAATGACTCAAGATATTCTTGGTAATCCTTTGCCTCAGCGTCTTGGTTGAGGAGTTCCGAGTCTTTATAGATTTCAAATATGGTTGGTTTTATCCCTCGGATAACCTTGAACTTATGATTTTCAGTGTGAAAGTATACCTCTACTACAGTATCCTTCTGGTTGATGGAGTTAGTCAATGATGGTTTGTTAATATTTCTGAATGGTTTATTGTAGAGAGCAAAGCATAGGGCATCAAGCATGGTGGATTTACCAGAACCATTTTCACCCACTACAAGGGTGTTCTGAGATTTAGATAAATCGATGTCAATCCAATAGTTGCCGGTGCTAAGGAAGTTTTTCCATCTAATTCTTGTAAATACTATCATTGTGCAGACATCTCCGTTAGTGCTTCATTGTAAAGTTCCTGCAGCATCGCTTTGAGCTTATCAACCTCAACCCCATCAGGTACCTTCATCGCGTCAATACAGTTTCTTATGATGGTGATGGTGTCTTCTGCTTGATCGACTGTGTTAGTTGATTCTAGCTTATTCTCAGTGTAATCCTCAACGATTGTCACATCAATTGGTGCTGCTTTATAAAGAGCATCCATGACTGTATCAAATAGATAGGGATTTTGTTTTTTCACCACTACAACTTTTACATATGAGTTAGCAAATTTAGAAAGGTCTTGTGCCTTCCAGTAGTCATAGTTTTGATTCCCATCATCATAGATCAACCGGAAGAATAGACGATAGGGGTTCTGAATGAATGTTAACTCTCTCGTATCGGTGTCAAATATATGAAACCCTCTGGTGTCGTTGTAGTCTGCCCAGGTGATTTCATATTGGTTACCAAGATAGTAGATGGTCCCGTCGCTTGATTTGTGGTGAAAGTGTCCACTGATAACCATATCATATTTGTCAAAGAGTTCTTTTGGGTGTCCCTCAAGACAAACATTCCCTCGGTCCATTTCGAATCCAGCAATCTCAAGGTGTCCAAAAATGATAGGAGCATCGCAGTCAGTGAGAAATTTAAACGCAGCTTCTTTGTTTCCGCTATTGATCCAGGGGACAAGCGCAACAGGAAGACCGTCATATTCTACTTTACATGGTTCCTGGTAGATCTTAATGTTTGGGTATCTCCCAAGCAATTCACTAAGAGCATTGACCCTGTTGGTGTTTCTGTAGTAAACGTCATGGTTACCACAGAGCATATCAATGGGTAAGTTGAACTCTGATTCGATTCTATCAAAGAATTCAGTTTGCCACTTGTGCCATATAGAGAAGTTGATAAACTTTCTTCGGTCCACCACATCACCCAAATGAACAATACGATCAATCTTGTGCGTTTTGAGTGCGGGAAAGAACACATTATTCCAGAACCGAAAGAAGTAATCGTTAATGTGGGGGTTATCACCGCGAGCGCCGGCGTGAGTGTCGTTGATCAAAGCTATTTTCATTATCTATCACCCATGAAACGAAGGATTCCGATTGACATGGTTTTTGTTGGTTTTTTGATTTTTCTCATCTTTTGTTTCTTGCTCTTCTCGAATGCAATAATGAAGTCATTGATATTTTCATACACTTTGAAGTTATGATCCTCTTGACCTATCTCTGTGGTATCCCCCTGTTTCACATCCTGCAGGAGACCAAGTTGCTCGGTTGCTTTATATCTAGTGTAGAGCTGCTTCTTTTCACTACCAATCTTTCTAAGAAAAGCGAAGTAGATGATCTGTGTGAAATATGCAAATGGGTTCTTAGATTTCAGTGGGTTGAAGTTGTCAACAGAGCGGAGACAATTTTCAACAGCATCAGATATCATATCCTCTCTGAATGTGTAGCTGGCAAAATTTGGTTTCCTGGACAGATTCTCAGCGATCTTGAGGAAGCATTGTCCGATATATTCATCAAGTTGAGGAAGAGGTTTCTTTTTCTTCCTCGATTCGGCAACCTGTTTCCTATACTGGATGAGGGCAGCTAGGAAGTTTTTATTGTTGATATAGTGATCTTGTGCCATAATTAATCCTTTCAATGGGTGACGGTTGAGTCACCCCATGCACTATCTTCTTCGAAGAGCTGTATGAGAGCGTCGGATAATTCTGTGTCAATTGGTGATTGTGTTTTTCTTTGTTGATCCTTACTTATCTTACTTCGCTTTGCGTAGTTCTCGCCCATTTTGTCTATTTGACTGTCAAAGAGCCTTTTGAACTCAGTCAACTTATCATTCTCCTCCGCTGCCCAGTGCTTGTAAAATTTACAGAGAGATTTGGAAGGTACCACTTCCCCTACTATGAATGACTGCGGGATGATGATGTCAACACTATCTAGTAGCTCATTGGGGAGCCAGGGGTAAAGCATAAATCCCAGTGGTCCGCTCGAACTTCTTTTTGTGACAACCTCTGCTGGGCTGTTAATATGCACAGAGCTTTCTTTTCCTAGTATTTGGAGTTTACCTATCACAATCACCCCAGACACCAACATAAACATGCGAATTTGAGAAGACGTATCTTCCGTTACATCCATTATTCACCCATTTGTATGTGGTAGAGTTTAAAGGAGAGCTTTTCTTCACCATATATTATACAGCGTTGTTCGAAATGTTTCAAGAGGAAATTTGTGTACGATCCAACTTTAAGATCATCTACGATGTCGAATAGTGTAGCGTGGTCCTTTCCCTGAGCTTTTCTTAATCCTCTTCCAATCGACTGAAGGTTTCGTATCCTAGCTTTGGACGGTGCAGCAAAGATAACATTATGTAGGTTCTTGATGTTGATACCAGTACTGAAAGTTCCATAGGATGCAATGATAATTGAGTTTGAACTTTCCTCAACTATTCCTCTGATTCTCTCCCGATCTTCAGTCTCAACCCCACCATGTACATAGAATACTTGGTGATCTTTTGAATGGGTGGATATATCTTTATAGAGTTTTTCACCATGCTTTTCCACTAGCTGGAAGAGGATGAGAGTGTTTCCAGGTATAGAGAGAGCAAGGTTTCGTATGAATTTGGTTCTTGCTGGGTGTGATATGACGGCATCATATTCCACCTTATAGTCAGCTTTTCGATGTATTTTACAGAATTGCTCTGGGTATTTCAATACGAGAGCTTTGATCTTTAGAGGGGAAATGATACCCTCGTCCATCAGCTTACGGGTTGTGGTTGGTTGGAATACAGGTCCAAAATGACCCTCAAGGACTAGTTTATGGGTCTTGGTGCCATCCAGCGTTCCTGTGGTACCAATGCGAACGTCAGCATTGACAAGCCCGTTCATAATTTGTGTGAGGGATTTTGCTTTGAATTGGTGAGCTTCATCCCCAATAACAAAATCAAACTGTGCAAGGTATTCTGGTTTCATGAGGTAAAGGGATTGCCAGGTAGAAATAGTGATGAAGTGTTTGGTGGTCTTTTCTTTACCGGCATATAATCTATGCACATATTGTGAGGAGTTCCATCCATAAGATTCAAAGTCTTTGTAGAGCTGTTCGACCAATGAAGTAGTTGGAACAACAATAACACCTTTTCGGTGATTTTGCTGCAGGAATCTGACAATAAGATAGATGAGTAGGGACTTCCCTGATGATGTTGGAGATAGGATGAGTGCGCGTTTATAGCGGATCGACTTAGCAAATGCTTCTATTTGGTGTGGATATGGGGTAACTGGAAGCTTCAGTGTCCTGCTATAATCCTCAGCTTCACTGACAGAGAAGTTGGTGGTTAGGAGAACAGATTCATCAATTGCAAGTTGATATTGTCTATCATTCGCAAATTTGGTGATGTATGAGACGAGTCCAAATGGAAGGGTAGAGAACCTTCTATCAAACAAACGGATCTTACCATCCCATATGCCACTCTTATAGAGGGGTTGATATTGGTACCCTGGTGTGTAGAATGAGAAGTAATCGGACAACTCCGATTGCACTTCATCCTCTGAAGACACGTATAACAGCGATTCATTTTTCTTTGTAACAACAATTTGTGGCATGTATTATTGTCCACTGATAAACCGTTCCCAGGTAATGATATCTTTCAGTTGGAACGTTCTACTGTTTAATTCCTTAATGATAGATTCGCATGCTTCAACCATCTCTTCATGTACTTCAATCACCCTCTTTGCATTCAATACATCAGGGTCACTGTCCATGTATATATTAATATCGGCTTTGAGGGTATAGGGAAACGGACTCCAATTGTACTTTTTTAGTGCTTCTTGATCGAGTCTCCCAGAGTAATACTCGTATTTTATCCTCTTTAGCTTTGCAAATGTCCGATTAGATTCCTTGAATGCCCTGCGATGGGTAGAGAGGATGGTGAGGTATTTAGAATGGAGTGAACCGATCCTCTGGAGTTCCTTTGAAGGCTCCAACCGGTCCATCTTTGAATCTTTTTTCCATTCCTCTAAGAGAGAATCAACCTGTGCCTGTGATGGGGTTTTTGTGTCAAGTAGCATATCACTCCATAGTATAGTTAAATCATTTCAATATCATAGTAATCATAACGGAACGTAGCGTCTGATGTGATCGTATCCTCTGGGGTTGATGTGGTTGAGACAACAATATCGCTCAATGATGTTGGAAAACAATTGATAAACTTAATCCTCAGATTTGGTAGTTGCTTAGTGTTTAAGATGCTCACTGAAATATCTGAGAATTGCGGCATGGGTTTTGCCCATGCATCAGGTCTTGCTCGGAGTTGACTGTATTGGTTAAAACTTTTAATGAATGTGAGCTGTGCCATCCAATTGAACAGACTAGTCCAGGTTTTTAGATCCTCATCAACTAAAAATGTTATTGAAAAGGGACCTAGAATTGCTTTGTCACCAGGGGAAAATAGATCAATAAATGGAGTGCTTCGTATCGCTTCACCAATAGAAATACCAGGTAAGTTGACAGTCTGACACCAATATTGAACGTCTGGAAGTGCTGCCACCTGCAGAGTAAACTTATTGGGTGGTAGAAGATTGGGGTTTGCGGGTGTATTGGTGATACCTGGAAATGACATTACTAAGACTCCTTAATCCATTTTAATATAGAAAGTGGTGCATCAATATTCCCTGGGACATGTAGTATTTTATTTAGCGGCATGATGTTTGCAAGCATATTATTCACTTGCTTGTCTAGTTGTTTTGCTTCTATTTCAGTTTGGTTTCTTCCAAAGTGAGCGTATGGTTTAACTCGTTCAATCACAACAGATCGGTTGTTGTAATTGAGAAAAAGATCCCGAACAAGCATATGGAAGGATGCCGGCATAAACCCACCATACACCGACGAGAGAAGAATTGGGCTATCGGTGACAATATAGTCAACCTTCCCCATAAGATTGTGGATTCTATGATGCTGCTTAGCGAGAATATAGAGCTGATCGTCTAGTTCTTTCTGTCTTCCTGCCCAGACAATATCCTTCGCATACTCAGTAACGAGTTCAACCTTTATTCCATCATTTTTCATCAAGAAAAACAACCCCGCTGCCGTAGTAGATTTACCAGCACCAGGACCACCGAATAAATTAATTACGATCATTCATGTCTCCGCTTCGATGTCCTCGATAGTTGAGGGGGTGTACTCGTAAGGTTGCGAAAAGAGCGAAGATCCTAAAAATGTTGAACGTTCAACCCCTCGCATTGGGGATATGAACAAGTAATATGAGAGTATAAGATCATCATGCTCAATGACAACTAAAGCTCTAGTTTTATATATGCCTTTATCGTAACCATCTTTGTAGCGTAGTATGGACACAATTTTATAACTGTAATCGTTGCTCACCAGGTTGTATGTTGTCCAAGCTGTAATAGCTTGCGCATAATTGATATATTGGGAGCTTTGTTTTACTTTTGGTGCATCTGCGTATAGAGGAGTGGTTAAGAGTGTGAGGATTATGATTAATGATGCAAAATATCTCATGTTCCCCCCATTAAAAATGTAACGGATTATATCACATAGGTTAGAAGTGTGTCAATAAAAGAAAAGGGGAGCCCTTTCGGACTCCCCTTAAATTCACAGCACATCCCAGGTGGGTATTAGGCGATGTTGCTGATCTTGAGTGCTCTGTAGTACACGTTTGCGCGGGCGGTAAGTGCACCAGAACCCTGAGTTAGACCTTCTGCAAATGGGTTGGCAACTAGACCGTAACGAGTCTTGAAACCAATCTTTGGCTGGAAGGTTGCGGTATCGATTGCGCGGACCATCTGTAGGGGAACGTATGGGCAGTAGAAGATACCTGCGTCAAATGCGTTCTGTCCCTTGTATCCGACAACAGCGAACTCTGAGGACTGTGCTGCTGGGAAGTAAGGATCAATGTAAACCTTGTAGCGACCTAGCAAGGTACCTGCGTAGGTGTTCCCTGTGTCGTCAACGTTGAGGTTCACGTTATCCTTCAATGCACCAGCGTAGTCGAGCAAACCAGCAAGAGCGAATGCACTTGCAACGTCTGACGAGCAGATAACAATGTTACCCTTCCCGCGACGAGTCTGCTTTGCGATTGCGTTAGCTTCACGCTCGATCTGGTACCCAAGACCCTTGATCTTTTCGACCATCCAACGACCGTTTGAATCGGTGTCGAGGTCAAATGTTCCTGCGGTTGTGGTACCAACCTGGCATCCGACCTTTGCTACTGTGTAGATGGTGCGGATAACTTCACGGTTGATTTCTGCGAGCACTTCTGCTGAAAGGATGTTTGACAACTCTGTCTCTGCATCCAAACCATGAACTGCCTTCAAGTCCTGAGCGAGTTCGAGGGTGTATTCTGCCTTCAAAGCGCGAGTCTTTGCAGTAACAGTTACCTTCTCGATTGAGAAACCCATCTCAGCAAATGCCTGTGATCCTGAAGATCCCAAAGCTTCTGCGGTTGCAGTTGCGATACCTGCACCAGTTGCCATGGTTGATGCGAACACGTTTCCGTTACCTAGTGAGGTATCGGATGCCAAGCTGATTGCTGTCTGTGAGGTCAAATCACCAGCCCATCCTGTGTTAGCTTCGTTGTAGAATGCTTCACCCAAGCGGTCTGTTGAGCTTGCGTAGTTGGAGCGCATTGCGAAGATTAGTCCTGTAGGACCAGTCATTGGCTGAACTCCGCACACATCGTAAGCAATCAAGTTAGGAAGTGAACGACGAACCAAGCTGATTAGGATAGGGTCATAACCAGCCATAGGACCTGTTGCTGTTGCTGAACCGGTCAATCCACCACCAGTTGCGTTAACTGGCGCTGCTTCGTTGATCATACGAGCTTCTTCCTGCATTGCTTTTGCCTGGTTTTCCAAGACAATAGCAGTCACAGCGCGGCGGTGCTTGTCTGCGATCTTAGGAAGGTTCTCATGATCGAGAACTGCGGCCCATTTCTTTTCGAGTTGTTCTGATAAAAACATGGTTGAACTCCTTCGTTAATTTACTATCCGATTACCTGATGTATTGGCTGATTGCTTTTGCTACTGCGTTAACCTCTGGGTCAACAGCGGCAGTCTTCTTTTCTTCCTGCTGTACAGGTTCCGAAGCTTCTGTTAGAACTTTTGTATCTAACTTTCTTGGCTCTCCTGCAGGGAAGTAATTCTCACGGATTGTGGTTACTTTCTGAGAGTAATCACCATCTGCGGTGTATTCTACACTCTCTGCGAGTGTGCGAACTTTCTCAGCCTGTGTCTGTGTCAATCCTTCACAAACACTCTTCAACACTTCTTCTTTCTTAGCTTCTGTCAACTTCTTCTGCAACTCAACACCCTTAGCAACTTCCTCGTTCAACTTACCAGTCAATTCTTCAACCTTGGTTGCCAATTCATCAACAACGTCCACCTTCTCAGTTGGGATGTCGATGTAGTGTTCAGTGAAGAGGTTACGCAAACCAGAAATGAACTCTTCAGTTAATTCTGCACGAATTCCCTTTTCCACTGCCAATTCGTTGTCCTTCATCCACTGCTCAACAACATAGGACAAGAAATCGTTAATCTGCTTTGTCAACTCTTCTTTGATTTCCAATACGCTGGCTTTGAACTGCTCATCCATCTGCTTCTTCATTTCTTCTTCGATGGTTGCAACCTTGTCGGTTACGCGAGCTTCATAGATGGTTCCAACTTTTTCTGCAAATTCTTTTGATACGGAAGTTTCGGATGCGAGGATCTTTGCAACGTCTTCCTTTAACTGACCCTTCCATGCTGAATCATAGATGTGTCCAGAAAGACCTGCTTCAACCTTACCCTTAAGATCTGCTTGTGCGGCATCTGCGCTATCACCCTCTTTAAGAGGATCTATTTCTGTTGCACCACCCTCAACCTTTTTCAAAGGATCTTTGGTATCACTGTCAGGCTGCTTACCTGGGGGAGTTGCTTCCTTAGCATGTGGATCAAGCTGCTTGTCAACGTTCTTTTCTGGTGTGCTTCCACCAAGATCCTGAACTTCACCTTCTACTTTATGAAGTTCTTCCTTGGGTGCTCCTGCAACACTTTGCTTGAGAAGGTCTGCGGCTGCTTCTAACAATGATGTCTTTTTCATGAATAATCTCCTTGAGTAATGCGTAAAAGTTATTTATAATAATCAGAATTTTGAGAGTAGTTAATTACAACTTTCTCAAAAAATCCTCAAACAACTTAACTGCGGTTTCTTCTATCTGTGAACGGGATGCTAACTCTATGGTTTTCTTTGCTTTTTCGATGTCCTTCTCAACATAATGGTCTTCGATAAACAACCACTCTTTTCCTTCCATGATACCCTGCACAAATGCATCTGGTGCGGAAGGATCTGCAACAATATCTGCAGCGGTTGCTAATTTAAAATCATCTTCAACTAAGTCGATACCATTAGGTCCAGGAATGACGGACCCCAGCCCGCGAGTTGATACACCTAATGATGCACCGCCATCTAGTAGGTTTCTGACAATCATGCCCATTGGGGTTTCGAGGATAGCAGCTTTTCCGTAGAAATCATTCCCCTCAGCACGAAGGACCTTGATTAAGTGGGATACGCGATCTAGGTTGATAGATGGGGTGTTTGGGTGTCCGAGTTCACCATACGCACGGTTAGGCTTAATGTACTGTTCATTGTATCGCTGTGATTCTTTAAGAAGAGTTTCGAGACGGTACTGACGCCTGTTCTTGTTGGGTCTTTCCGCTTGCATGAAGATACCTTCTATAAAGTATCCTCGCTTACCAGTTTTCTGGTCTGCTTCTGTGAGAAACTTTACTTCTGTAACACATTCCTTAATCAGTTTCATCTACGTTCTCCTGCAGGGGTATCCCTTAGATCTGTTGTGTATCGACGTTATAGGTTGCTCTTTTAGCAATGGTAATAATAGCAGTTCCACCATTAGTGACGGACGCTGTAACACTTGATGTTGATAGGTTCGCAATCGGCATTTCGTCATGCTGCCAATATCCAGAACCAAATACTTTGAGAACTCTCGTAGCTCCCCTGAATACGTCAACCTGTCCGACTGTAGAATTTGTAGACCACTTGACACTTGTAATGACAAGCGCATTGACATTTTCCCTAGCGGTATTTGCAGAGAAATCTACTAGGTTTAATGTTGGTGATGCACCATCAATGATGATGAGTGTTGAGGGTCCTTTAAATTTATTCTTAAGTTCGTATGACATTGTGGTTTCCTCTTACTTGATTCCCATTGCTTTGCGCTTGCGCATGGTGAGTTTTCTTTTTCGTAACGTCTGCTGCTTATGTGCTCGTCTGAGCCTTGCTGCTCGTTTCTGCTTAATCCTATTGCGAATTCTTGTTGCAATAGGTATTCTTTTTAATTTACCAGCGCGAAGAGTAAACCCCTTGACTGCAGATTTTCGTACATTGCGCTGAAGCTTCCCTCTACGAAACCTTCTACGAATGAGAAGAGTCCTACCCTGTCTAATTACGTTTGCCTCAGAGATAGGTCCGTATACGGATTCTGCAATCTTCTTTTTCAGCGAGAGAATCCTCTCCTCCACCAATTTATTTAGAGTGGCATGAATCTGCTGCTTTGCCTCCGCTAAATTCTTGGTGATGATGGATACCGCTATGTCCATGTTACTTGACGCTCTTCCAAGTAAAATCTAACATCTTATGGAAATGTGGTTTCGACTTCTTTAATAGCAAAGAGAATTTCTTTTTGTTCTCATCATTCAAAGAATCATGGACAGTGAGAAGCGCATGAGCAGTTGTTGGGTCCACCTTTGTGCTAGAACCATCATCATGTCTAAGTGATTTTGCGGTATGGAATTCTTTAACTGATCGAAGATGAGAAATAGCATCTTCTTCTAGCACTTCTTCTGTTTGTATCCTAAATTGTTCAAATGATTTCCCTTCATGAACCAAGTTGTGATGAGGGACATCTGAATGTGAATCATAGCTATTATGTTTCTTGATTGCGCGGTGAACCTGGTTTGCCGACTTGCTACCGAGTTCGTTTAAGTGAACGCCCTTATCGCTATGATGCGCGATGCCACTTCCACCCAACCAATTACCATCAAGCTTTTTCCCATCGGTGGAAAGTTTCTTGCTGCCTGGATGTGGCTTCTTGTTGAGGAATGACTTAATAACTTCATGATCCTTTTTACCAAGGTCAACTTCTAGAATAGTTTCTTGTTCTTCTTTCATCGCTGCAGGAGTGATGAGTGAATCTACATCCCCACCAAATGGGACGCTGAAAAACTGATCGAGTTTATCGCTATAGTAGAGTGCGACTAGAGTTTGACCTGGGAAATGACGAATAGACTGTCTGCGAAGAATGAGGATGTTTGGGGGCAACGCAACACCCGATTCCTGAACAAGTTCAGATTCGTTTAGGTTTTCTCTAAAATCCTTGAAGTTTTTCATTTTCTTACTCTTCTAGCCCCGATGACACTGCTGGTGAAAACAAGCTCTGCGCAACAGTTTTCTTATAGTTATCAAGTGCTCCAACAACCCTCTGATTCAATAAATCAGTGACGATTTCTGTTGCACCAGAATATTCCTTATTTGCAACAAGACTAACGAGAGAACCTAGATGATCCTGATCTTCCGACATGGTTTTCTTTTTTGCTGCTGCGGCAGAGTCAAGCATAGCTTTTCCCTTTTTAGTGTTGGCTGCTGCATCCAATTCTCGCTTAGCTTTCAATGATCGTTCTCTTACTGCATCTGGTGAAAGGGACATGATTGCCTCCGTTGCAAGTCTATAAATCTATTTATAATTTAGCGTTTACGAGCAAAACTCTTAGAAACTTCCCTGTCCAACCCAGGGGTCATGGATTCTGTTGACTTCTCTTCTCCGTCTGTGGTGTTATCCACAGGGGTTGGTGTGGGTCCGGTAGGTGTCGCTCCGTCCTGTCCACCCTGTTCCAATCCATTCTGCTGGCTTCCGTCTGGTCCCATCATAGGGAGAGGAAGTTCCCCACTTTCCTTTTCTTCATCTATTTCCTTCTTCATCTGGTCAACTTCTTCTTCGCTCAAACGGAGAATGTTTCTCTTGACCCATGAATTTGAGTAATAGATGCCGATATATGGTTGCACTTGTGTGAGTAGGGTAACACGTTCACGAACCAACTCAGCATCGCGCATTTCTGCAAAGTTGTTATCGTTTTTGAATGTGTAGGAAATATGTTCCCTAAACTTCTCCCATTCCTTGATTGAGCAGACACCCTTTAGGACAAGCTCTTGCTTCAGTGCTTCATCAAAGATACGACCAAACTTACTGCGTAAACGACTGATAAACTTAAAGAATTTGACCTCATCCCTAGTGATCTCAGTTACTCGACCCAGACCCACAATACCACCACCAGCGGATTGTGAATCCAAGCGACCAATAGGAACGTTTAGTGACTTGTAGAGAGCTTTCTGGAAGTACTCAACATCTTCCATCTTTCCAAGATTTTCACCACCAGGAAGGGTTGTAATTTCGGTTCCCTTTGACCCTTCTCGGCGAGGAAGCCAGAAATCTTCCAGCATGGAAAGGTGCTTTCTTTCGTCTCTCAATTCACCAGTGTTTGCATCATACACAAGCTTATTGCGATACTTGGTCATGATGTCTTTTACATATTGCTCTGCTTTTTGTTTTGGAAGGTTACCAACGTCGATATAGAATATCCTTCTCTCTGGTGCGCGGGAAAGACGATAAATGACAACAGCATCTTCAATCATGCGTAGCTGGTTAAGAGGTTTAATTGCTTTGTGCAACCAACCAATAACCATTGTTGATTTTGCATCCAGGAGTCCAGAGGGAACAAAAATTACAGAATCCGGTGAAATGCGGGTTCCTTGATTGACCTGTGCGGTATATGCTTGCGCGGTTAACCCACGGTCATTGTACACATAGTACTCTGTGGTTGCTTTGATAACCTCAACCCCACTCTTAGGATCTCTGTCCTTCATGATTTCACGAACTTTGCGAATTTTACGCGGGTCAATGTATCGAAGTTCCTGAATACCATCTTTAGGACTATCTGTATTCACTACTACTTGAAAATACATTCGTCCATCAACGTACCATCGCTTGAATAGGTCTTCTCCTGCATCTTGGAAAGAGAGCATGCTTTTGATTTTTATAAATGCTGATTCGATGCTCTTCTTGATGTTTTCGGATACGTTTAATTGGGAGAGATTGATGTCAACAATGTTTCCATCAACATCCTGTGTGACTGCTTCGGTGACGATTTCTTCGATAGCTTCTGAGCATTCTGGATGGAGAGACATTTCGCGGTAGCGGGTAATAAGTTCAAGTTCATTGCGAACAGAACCTTCCAAGTCCACATAGGTGCCGTAATAGGACCCTTGTGTAATGGTGACTGCGCCATCATCAATTTGGTGTTGGGGGATTACGAGAGTTTGTTGATTTGGAGGTTCTACCTTCGTAACATCTGGTGTTTTGCCGAACGTATAACCAAAGAGAGACCAAGCCATAAACAATCCTTTATTTCACAAGTGGATAATCGGTATGGAAGTATATAGTGTGATTATGTGGGGGTGGTTAGACCCCCACGGTGATCCACTTATAGAATGACGGTGTTATCTTTTCCAACAGAAGTCCAAGTCTGGTACGCAAGTGTGACGTTGAACTCTTCGATGGTATCGTTGCTGCCCCAATCCAAATCGATTGGAGAAAGATCAACAGGAAAACAACCATCAAAGGTATACTGTTTTAGAGTATCACCAGTTTTTCCATACTGCTTAACGATTGCCTGTGTGGTGTATCCTAGAGAATTTCTTGCCCACAGGTCTCGGATGTTGCTGACATGGCGGTTGATACCATTCATCCATTTTTCGAATGCGTTACGAACTGAGAAGTCTTCATCGTTGATAATAGAGATATTCCACTCTGGGAATGTTCTGTTACCTGCAAGCTTTGTTTCACGACCAAAGTAGAACACCGGCACCTGTCCGATGGTAGACCCAGGTAGTGATGCAGTCTTACACATGAAGGTTAGTTTTCTGTTTGCGTTTTGTGGGTTGATAGCTGTCGGAAATACCATTTGAACTTCAAATAGATTTGGACGCGCACCATCACCCTGCAATTGTGATCTAAATTCAAATACGTTGAATGGCATAGTAACTCCTTGTAGATTCTTCCCCTACCTTAGAATTTTCCAACAATTTCATCAAACGAAACGCCGGTCCTGACTGCAATAAAGTTCAACTGAATGAAGTTGATACTGCGAGCAGGCTTGATGTAAATGTCACCGACGAAGCGGTTGCTGTCAATGACTTCTGGTGTGTTGTTTGTAGTATCACAGACAACTCGGAAGTCAAAGATACCTCTGCGACCCTGCACGTCTCTTAAGAATGGTTCGACAAATGCAACGAACTGTGCGCGGGTAAATTCATCGTTGAATTCAAACAAGCTGAACTTGGATGCGCGAGCAATTGCTTTTTCTAGAACAATGAACAAACGACGAACATTGATTCTATCGAATGCACTTGGTTTGCTCTGTAGGGTCTTATCTCCATAAAGAACGGTTCCATCACCAGGGAAGGTAACCACTGGGTTGATGCCTGCCTTATAGAGAACATCTCGCTGAGCTTGTGTTGGGTTCCAAGCAAGCTTGACAATGTTTTTGATCTGTCCACGGTCATAACCTGCGATGGAGAACCAAGGATCTCTTGTGGTATCGGTTCTGACTGCACAACCTGCAATGTCACCATTGAGTGGCAAGTAACGGAACACATCATTGTACTTGTCGTACTGATATTTCCAGTTACCATCCATGAATGCGTAGCTGGTTGAAGTGATTAAGTTTCTGAAATCGACAACATCATCCTGTTCACTTCCTGCATTGTTTACCACTGATGCGCGGGAAGGTGAGAAGAATGCGATAGCGTCTTTGCGAACATTGACCACATTATCAATGACATAGTTGATAACTGTTGAGCTTGCTTCTCCAAGTGGGAGTAGAGAGACATCAACAACGTCTGCATTGACGTAAAGGTCCCAACCTCGTAGCAAGTCTGCGTCAGCTACGGCGACATCAAGACCACCACCAAGAGACAAGCTGCGCTTCACAGTTACGTTGGTAAATGTGGTGCCGGGTGCGGTGTTGCCCCAGTTTGTTCCTGCTGCGTCATGATCTCCCCAATAGATGTAATCAGACTTGTTGAACAACACTGTTGGGTAGTAGATGCTTGATCCGTCGCTGCTCTTTGCGTCGGATGCTTTTGAAACGAATGCATATTTTTCTAGGACTGTTCCTGGTGTCCCTGCAATATAACCATCCTCATCGATAACAATGATATGGAGTTCGTCGTTGCTACCAAGTTTTCCTGAAGTGTATGGGGAAGTTCCTGGAGCACTATCAAACTGGTCTGCGAATTCCCACTTACGTAGGATTGATGTGCTTGCACTGACTGCAACGGTCAATGCGGTGTTGACAACAATTGCGGTTGCGTTAACTGAGTCAACCTGAACATATGGGTTTGTTCCAACCTTAACATAGTCGCCCTGCTGGACGTATGCCATTGTGTTTCCGGTTGTGTTGATAACCAAGTCACCAATTGCTGCTGCGTTTGCGGTTGCGCTTGCTTGTGAGGTAACGTTGCTTGCGAATACGTCGGCACTTCCGCATACCCCAACCTTCAAACTGTTACCAAGGTAACCAGGGTAGCGAGCTGCAAATTCACCAAACGATCCAGCACCAGACAAGTAGCTGTTCTCATATACAGTTTCATTTTTAATCTGTAGTGCTGCTTCAGAGTTTGCGGTTGCATTGAATGAACCGGTGTTTGCTGCGCGGGTAACGCGGAGGTTGTTACCATATGCCAAGAAGTTAGCAGCGGTGAAGAATGATGTAAAGGTATTGGAATCAGGCTTTCCAAACTGTGTTGCTAGCTGTACTTCCTGATCAATAAGAACACGGTCTTCGACTGGACCCCACTGAAATTGACCTACAAACGCACCACCTGTTGTGGAAACGGTAGGAATAACTGTAGATGCATCGATTTCCGAGATATTTACGCCTGGTGATAACTGAAATGACATGGTGTTGACTCCTTAAAAGTGAATAGGCGAGAGCAATCAGATTGATTCGCGTATCATGTGTTTATTTATATTTTCTAGAAGTTGTACCCTCTTCTGGAGTATTCCTCTAAAAGCTGATCAAGATCTTCTCTTCTGGACCCCTTTGCAGTAACCCAAATGTCTCCGTCCTCGACAAATACCCCATCCTCAATACCAGTATCAATGAATCCTGCAGGAACAAGGTCATCCTCGACCATCTGATTCTGTTCTTTTTCTAGGATCTTTCGAAGGTCCATGTTATTAGGTTGTAAATGACGGATGTATTGTTGCGTCATTAACCATCCAAACATGACCAAACACATCACAAGGTCATCATGGAATCCCTCGTCTGCTTTAAATGTTTGATTTTGTTGGGTAAATGTGGAGAATTCCGATATGGTTTCGAAATCATTTATGATTAATTTTTTACCTTCTATGAGTAGTTTGAGATTTTGGCATCCAATTCTCTTTACCACTTCAGTCATCCTCAGACCAATGCGGATGGACTTCTTATAACCTGAGCTGATCTTTGCTCCATTTTTCGTTGAAGTATCCAATTTAAAGACATTTTCATACTCAAGATCGTTGTGCAACATGTCCACAACTTGCTGTCCGTTGTCATTGATTTCGACAAGAACAAATGCTTTATTATACCTGTTCGCTGCGTTGTAGATAATGTTGGGTAGGATGATTGGTGATATGGTGGAACTCTGGTACCTCGCAACCCCCCTGTACGGCATAACACTAATGTCAATGACCCAAAATGCCGATGCGTCCTTGTCCAATCCTCTTGAAGGATCTACGGTGATGATGTAGGTGTGATTTTCCTCTGGGTTCTCATAGACCTTCCAACCCTCTTCCTCTGCAATGGGTTGCTTCATCGCCATGGTTGCGAGTGTTGCACCATCAATGAGGGTGTCACTAGATCCCATGAATTCACAGAGAACTTCCTGTCTAAACTTCATTGAACCAAGTGCTCGTTGTTGTTCCTTGAGCCAGGCTTCATCGCGTCCAGGCATACGGTCCCACTTAAAGAACACTGGTATAAAGTCATTAGACTTAGATTCAGCTTCGGTCCAAAATTTATAATAATGATTCATGCCATTCGGTGTCGAAGCAATAAGAATTTTGGTGTGCTTACCTGATGAAATTGTAGGATAGATGGATGTAAAGAACTCTTCTGCGATGTTGTTGGGCACGTGCGCAAACTCATCCAAGAATACCAAGGACAATGAATAACCTCGAATGGCGCTTGAAGAGGTTGCGGCAGCAAGAATGCGCGATCCATTCTCTAAAGTGATAGATCGTTTGTTCCATTCAATGATTCCCTGCTGAATCCAGAGGGGAAGGTTTTCGTACATAAGTTTAACGCGCCCAAGAATTTCTTGAGCTGTGGGAGCTTTGTTTGCCATGATGGCACAGACTTTGTTGTCATGGAATAGCACATACCAAAGGAAGAACCCTGCTGTGGTGGTAGTTTTTCCCATCTGACGAGGAAGGCGGACAATGACCTTTCTTTCCTCTTGATATATCTTGATAACCTCTTCTTGGTAATCAAACATTTCAAAATCAATCATACCTCTATCGACATGAATGATCTTGCAGTACTTCTTGATAAAATAAACTGGATCTTTAGAACACTTCAGCCACTCATCAATTTCAGTTTGACCGAAAGCGTAGTTCACCCCCACAGCCTTCAATCGAGGGTTGTTGAGATAAAACCGTTCGTTAACGGGTTTAATCTTATACGCTGTCGATTTCTTTTGTTTCGTCTTTTTTGCTGCCGGCACTACTGTTGTCATGATTATCTTTCATCATTTGTGCGAGTTCTGAGGTTGACCCCACAAATACCGCTTTTTCAATATGATTATGAACCTCACCTGGTTGGGTTTCTTCTGTTTGTGTCAACGACTGCTCGTCCGCATGCATCTTCATTAGATCATGGTTAAGTTCTGCAACGGTCTTAAGAAGGTTAGCAAGTACTTCGTAGGATCTTGGTGAGTTTGATGTTTTTGCAACGACCATCAAATCTGTTATCGCGTTGGTGCCTTGTGCAAGAAGCTGTCTGATGTTGTTCCTAGAATCTTGTGCGTCCTTTGAAACTGTGTTATTCGCAAGATGAGTGACATCTGGAACAACATCAACTAGTTGTAGGGCTGTGTTGCTTGCAACATTCGCTTGTGGTACAGGTAGATCTACTTTAAGTATTTCATGTAGTAAGTCCATTGTTCACCTTTCACATTATGATAGTGTATCTGGGAATTCGGTTATGTGGGTTGTATAACCATAGTCATCTTCTGCTGTTGCAGTGATTGGATTCTGATAAATTCTAATTTCTACATCTTTTTGGTTGACGATTTCTAGAGAATCGACCACCCAATGTGCAGAGGTATCCAACCCCCATACGTTTGCATTTTGTTTGAGAACCCCGGACATCTCATTGAGATAGAGTGTATTTGAGGTTGGATTCCATTGATACACAGTTCCTAAGATGCCCAGGTCTGGTTCTCTGATTCTCTCCCCCTCTTTAAAACCAACCACTCCACCACTGACCACAACTTTCTGTATTTTTTTGTTGTTTGTATCCTGGTAGATATTGACGTAAATACCACCAGTCACGTTCGCATATGAATTTGCACCAGGATCAGAAGCATTCGCAGAAATGCTTGTTCCCATGATAATAGATGAGTTGGACAGTGGACCAAACAAGAAGCTTTTCATGGTAAATTGGAAGTCCCACAACACCATACGAGTGCTGCCTTCCATCTTACCGTCATATTGATTGTCTTCTGTAACTGACGTTAGTACGACTGGTACGTCTTTAATGACTCCAATTTCTTGTGAAAGGGTCGCCGTAACTGTATAATCTGGTTGGAAGAATGGAAGTATCTGCTCGACAACCTGAAGTCCATCTTCAATGTTCCTGACATATAGCCCCAATGAAAAATCAAAATTATATGGGATTCCGATGTATTGGGACTGTATCGTAGAGGAACTACTTGTGCCCCTATGTCTAATGGTGCTCTGCTGTCTCCTCGTCGGATCATATTGAAAGGACAGGAGTTCAAATGACATTCTTGGTAGAGTTGTTTGTACGGATTTGGTTAAGGTTGGGTCCTGATTTAACATCCGTATAAATTTCTCTTTTGGAGAGTAGCTTAGTGGGACCTTTATCCGTTCTTTCTTTTCGCCGGCATAGGTTTCCCTTACAATGAATAAATCATTGAACAGTGACCCAAACAACACAACATGTTTTCTAATTGTTCTATGATAGAACGGTTGATGTCCAAGCATTATGGGTTACCAAATGGGTTTTCTTCTGTAAAATCTAAGATCTGATTTGATTCAGTTTCTATAATCTTGTTATCTGCAGGATCTTCAAATTGGTCTGCAAGTGGTGTATTCGTATCGACGGTGGATACAACCCAAACCGCACCACTGTTTGCACCTATAATATTTGCAGTGTTGCTGAGATTTCCATTGACCATACTTAAACCAAGTACGAGGTTTGCGGAATCCCATTTGAGAACGGTACCGAATGCGTTTGCTGAACCAAGTGAGCTACCTTGGTATGCGATTTCATTGTTAGCTAAGTCGAAATCTCCACTACCACCAGCTTCCAGGGTCAAGAATGTCATTTGGTTTACATCCTCAATTTGACCATCAATTTCATCGATGCCAGTATTGATATTCTCATGGGAGAATACGTACTGTTTCATACGAAGGGCAAATACGTAAATGTTTCCGCCGCGCCCCCTACCTAATGTGTGGAACATTGCTTGGTTGTTTTCATGCTCCACAAAGGTAATTTCGAAAAAATTCTTCATCATTGGAATGTAGATGATGTCCCCTTCCCTGGGTCTAGCTAAGGAAGGTAGGACAAACCCAAATCTTCTGCGGGAAACGAGAAGGGTCATTTCGTCTCGTATCTCAAGACCAAATTTAGTGATAAGATCTCCCTCACCATCCATTGTGGTGGTGTTTTCAAGATACATTTCTATTGTGTATGCGGAAGTAAACTCTTTAAGCTGTTCTTCGCCCATCAATGGATCGATCTGGTCTCTGGATTCTCTTGGAAGATAGTAGACATCCATTGAGTGAATCTTGAGGGATTCAATAACAAGATCTTCAACAAGAAGCTGCTCCTGTGTGACGTTTGGTGGGTAAAAGTTAAAATAGTGATTAGTTGGCATCAGATTACCCCATCATCATGTCGCCAGGGAGGGTGTTGTAGTTTATAAATTCTTGTTTCATTTTATCTATCTCTGCAACAGCTTCATCGTAAATTTGCTGCCCATTGAGGGTGATTCCACCTGGCATTTGAACACCATTGAACTTCTTTAAATTGTTCCCCCACTGTCTCTTGATGTACGCGCAAGCAAGTTCCTTCAGTACGCGGTCATTCCATACATCAGGATTGCTTTCTATATAGGAGCTTGTTGGGGTTTCTTCTACTGCCCAGGTGGTGGAAACATTCATGCCGTTGTTTGCATGTATTCCAGTGACTATTGTATCATACGTTCCGTTCGCAGTCTCGAATGTCACCACATCGTCTTTGATCAACTCTGCATCAAATGATGTGCCAACACCAGTAACCGTATTTGCGCCACCCGTTAAAGTGATGGTTCCAGTCAAAGGAATCCTATCTGGATTGATGAACCCATAACATTCGATGATAACATAAGAACCAACTTGAATATCAGACCCCCATTGAACATCCAACATGAGACGGTTTTTATGTCGGTGAAATCTCATTTGTGGACTACCGGAAAATAACATATTGAGGGTTCTCAAGTGTTGCATGGTGATGGTATATGGGACATAAGAAACGGATGTGAAATCGTAGAGGTCATGCAACCTGAGCTGGTAGCGAAGATCGAACATATTAGCGGATGCCCCAGAACCGTCAAAGTCCAAGACTCCAGTTACACCAATGATTCGATCAGGAATCAGGATGTAGCGTCTGGTCATATCTTGTTCGGTGATCTGGTGCTTGAGATAGATTTTTTCTGTGCCATCATAGTGGTAATCTTGCCACAGTTCTAGGGCTTCATCAACTCGATCATTTGCTTGATCATCGTCAACGTTTATTTCAATGACTGGGTGCCCAAGTTGTCTCTTGCAATATTCTATAAATTGCGCTCTTGTTCTAGGTATTGACATAGATTCCTCAAAGTGTGTTATCTTAACGTAATAACAATCGCATCATTTTGACCACTAGAAACACTCCTAGCAATCACTGTTTCGGGTCTACTGCCCCTAGCTTGAACAATCACTTGGGGTGGTGTTACGACGATAACTTTATAAGGAGTCATTATTCCGTAACTCCAGGGTTTACAACAATAATACCCTCTATGACCCTCTGGACAGACCCATCAAGAGACAATTTGACATCATAGACATACCTGCCGGGAACTAAGTTCGCGGTATTTGTGGAAGTCATACTTAATGTTATGACACCATTTGGAGCGTCTGTGATTGTCGTATCTACGGTGTTTGCAGAGGTTGAGTAGTAGGATCTCTTCATAGATGTATTCGCAACCCCACCGACCAAATTCTGGATTGCGCCAGTAGCAGTCTTGAGAACAATTGTTCTTGAGAAAGTTGCGAACTGCTCGATTTCTAAGGGAAGATAACCTGCCATAATACACCTTTCTTAGGATAAGTGGTACCGAGTATTTATGTGTTTAGAATCTAATGCTTGTGATGTAGTATGACTGACCATTGACTGCAATGGTGGTTGCCTCTCTGGCAAGCATCACCTGTAGATCCGACAAATCAATTTCTGGTGTGATGAACAATTGCTGCTGTCTGGACTCTTCTGGATAGAATGGTCTCAGTGGTGCATAGGTGATTGCACCTGTAAGTGCAGAAAAGGTTATAAATGGTGTGTATCTGACCAAATCGGCATTACAAATAATACTGAATCTTGCTAAACATGGAACTGGGGGGACTGTGTTTTTC